CAGACTTTCCGCGTCATGCAGGAAATAGGATTGACATCGTGTCAATCCGGGTACGCTGGCCGCCATACCCCAATGGTCCCACGGACCCGGAGTCAGCCATGAACCTCTTCAAGACCCATACCAACGCGGAAATCGGTTTCCTGGTCCGTCAGTTCTGCGCGCAATACGAAGTCGCCTTCGTCGCCCTGAACGATCCCGAGTTCCTGACCTTCGTCGAAGCGTGTGCAGAGGAAATGGCCACCGCCCGTTGATCCTGCCCTTCAGCCCCCTTCCACTCGACGTTCCAAAGGAACACGCCATGCGCTTCATCCTCACCATCGCCATCATCATGCTCGCCGGCTGCGGATACGGTGGACTCCATCACGAACCGTACCACGCTCCCGGGGCAGCGGCGTTCCCGACGACCTATGACGCTCACGATGACTCGGTTCCCAACCCGACGACCAAGGCGGTCATCGGTGACAGCTATGTCTATCTGGGGGCGTGGCAAACGTGGCTCCCAGGGGCAGAGAATCTTGGCGTCGGAGGCGATACCGTCGCCATGGTCCTTGCTCGCGTGCAGGCGCAGCCCAGCCTCCCGCCGACGGTGTACCTTTGGTGCGGAATCAACGATCTTCAGACCAGAACGCCTCGCGATGTGACGATGGCCGAGTATGGAACACTCATCGACACCGTACGCGCAAAGGGCGCAACGACGGTCATCTGCCTGTCCCCGATGCCGCTCGCCCCTCAGTATCCGTGGGCGACGGGAAACAACTTGGGACCGGCGGACTTTGGCACCCTGACGGCGCAACTGCAAGACGTGGCCAACGGGCGCAACGCGCAGTGGCTCAACCTATGGCCAGCGGTGGTGCTGCCGTCGGGCTGGTGCGATCCGCAATACAGCCAACCGGCTGGCATCCACCTCAACGAAGCGGGATATGACCGCGTCGTGACCCTCATCCTCAGCACCCCGAACTGACACGGCGTCAATCATGAACACGGTTTTCCCGAACAGCCTTTTGCGCCAATACGAAGAGATGGTCGACCGGATGCCCCGCTTCCAGGTCTTCAACCCGCGGAGGTACAAACAGCCGCGCTACGGTGAACGGCGGCGGGCAGTTTGCGCTTGCGGTAAGCGTCGCATGAGCCGGTACAATGGTCCCTGGTATGGTTGGCGCTGCCTTCGCGGCGACTGCATCGTTTTCTGACGTCAAAACAACGATTGTCCGCGTGACGCGGGATATACACTCTCAGCCCAAACCAACCAACGGCGACAAGCCAAAGGACCCTGTGTCATGACCGATCATCAACCAACCATGGACGACGCCCTGGTGCTGCTCCAAAAACACTGGGGCTTCGACACGCTCCGAAAAGCGCAGGAAGAATCGCTCGAAGCAATCATCGCAGGACTTGACCTCCTGGCGATCTTGCCGACCGCGAATGGCAAGTCGGCCATCTTCCAGATCGCTGCTCTTCTCTATCCCGGAACCGCAATCGTGGTCAGCCCACTGATCGCCTTGATGAAGGATCAGGTCGAAGACTGCCACAAGCGCAAGATTCCGGCGAGCTTCATCAACTCCTCGCTCGACGAGTCCGAGATCGAAGATCGCCTGAACAACTTCCGCTATGGCGAATACAAAGTCTTCTACGTGTCGCCAGAGCGTTTGGACAGTCATCGCTTCCGCGACGCCGTCGACGTCACCCCCATCAACTTTCTGGTTGTGGACGAAGTTCACTGCATATCCAGAAACGGACATGATTTTCGTCCGGCGTATATGCGCATCGGCCAGATCAAGGCGTCCATTCAAGGGGGCGCCCGCATTATTGCTGTCACCGCGACTGCGACCAAGGAAATCGAAGGCGACATCGTCAAGTCGCTCGGCATGGGTGATTATCGTCGCGTGGTGGGCGACCCCGTCCGGCCGAACCTCGACTACGTCGTCTGGAACGGCAACCCCAACCACAACTTCTCCCGGTACGCCAAGTCGTACATCACCGGCGAAGGCCGACACATCATCTATGGCGGCACGCGCAAGAAGTGTGAAAACCTTGCAGAGGACATCGTCCGCCAGAACCCCACGATGCGCCACAAGGTCGGGGTCTATCACGCCGGCATGAACAAGCTCGAACGCGAGGAGACGCAGGACAAGTTCAAGCGCGGTCTCTTCACCACCGTCGTCGCCACCAATGCTTTCGGCATGGGGATCGACATCCCCGACATCCGGACCGTCTGCCACTTTGGCATCCCTGGCTGCTTGGAGGACTATTGCCAGGAGGCCGGGCGGGCGGGGCGCGATGGCAAACCATCGACGGTGATCCTGATCCACGACGAATACGCCGTCGACATGCGCCAGAAGTTCATCGACAACGGCAACCCGCCCTACACCGCCTTCCAGGTCGTGTGGAAATGGTTGACCACCGTGCATGAGTTCGGGGAAACCATCTCGCTGACCGGCGAGACCATCTCGATTGAGATCGCCCGGACGATGAACCTGACACTGCCGCCGGAACAGGTGCTCGGCGCCCTGCACACCATGGACAGCTACCAGATCATCGAACGCCGTGCCTGTGATGCCGGCCTGACCGTGTCCTTCGTCGGTGACAAGGGCAAGCTCGCCTTGGCCCAGGCGGAACTCAGCGAAAGCAAGATGGCGGTGCTGACCAACCTCTGCGCGCGCTATGACGCTGAAGCCGTCGCGCCTGTGGTGATCGGTGCTGAAGGCGTTCAGGCTGGCGAGCGTCCGCGCATCGTCGACTTCCTGGTCGATCGTGACGCGCTGGGGCTGGCATGCAGCCTGAGCCAGACCGCGGTCAGTTCGGCGCTCAAGACGCTGCGCGACGCGGGCATCTTGGAACTGGGTGCGGTCTTCCGCGGCAAGACGACCAAGGTCAAGCCGGAGTTCTTCGCCGGGGCCATCACCGAGATGATCCCGGTCGAGAACATCGAAGCCCGGCGGCGGAGGGAAAAGATGCGTCTCCAGATCATGTGCGGGTACATCTCCGCGATCGACAAGCGGGGGTACATCCGGCGGTACTTCGAGTCATGAGCCGCCCTCTGTTTTGAAGCTCCTGACCCCCATCCATGGTGCTCTGTGGATGGGGGTTCTGTTTTGGATTAACACGATGTCAATCGCCAACTGCTAATGGGGTTAGCAGAAGATTGACGGTTTTTGGTATTTTTGAGCCAGACTGGCGCTTCCAGAGTGGCCTGAAACTAAGCCTGGGAGGCTGTTTAATCGACTTTAGACACCGGGGGGTACCCACGAGAACCATCAGCAATTCCAGAGGCTAAAAACAGCCTATTCAGAGCCTCAACTGTTTTGGCCGTTCGCTGGTGTTCGGTGTCGGTTCAGCGGATTCGATGACCGGTTCGACGCCGGGGTGATCATCGGTTTCGGGGTGCGGCGGGGAAGCGGTAGTCGGTTCGGGCGGCGATTGATTCGATGATCGGTTCGACGATTGACCGGTAGGGTCGACGACGGCGAACAAAAGAAATAGAAAAAAAGGGCAGGTTCCTCCCCCTCTCCCCTTGCATCCCCTCTTCAGTCTTCGGGGGGTATACTACGTATACCTCCCTCATCCTTCCCTCTCTTCCTATAAAAAAAGACAAAGAAAAAGCGCACTCACTCCGTTCGGCGCATGTGCTGCGAATACAAAATACTTTTGAGAAACGGCCGAATACAACCGACAAAAGCCGTCGAAACCCAAAGCAAAAGCCCTCTCGAAAACCACACTCGAAGCTCGCATGTCGAAGTGTGAAGACCGAAGCCAGAAGCTCGAAGTCTCCCCACCCCGATGCCGCCGGCCCCCTCCCCGTGGATTGACACGATGTCAATCGGAAACCGTAGTCGCCCCTTGACTTTGATTCGCCGTTTCATGATGGGTCATTGCATGACCCATCTATGAACTTTGGAGGTTCACATGGCTGACGACTTCGAGAATGTCCTGACCGACTGGGCCGCAACCGGCCTGCTCGCCACCCTGCCGGTGCTCAATGCAGCGGGGCATCAGGTGGGCATCAGTCACCTGCGTAAGCTCATGTCGATGCAGTCAGTCCTGACCGCGGCCATCCAACAGCAGACCAACCTCGTCGAAGGGTTCGAGCGCCGGAACTTTCCTGTAACCAGTGCCGACCTCACCAAGCAGCAGAAGCGGGTGGCACGGGCAGCCCGTCGCGAGGCCCGCCGCGTCAAGAGCTTGGTCACCGTCTAACTGACCAAGCACTGACCAAGCACTGACCAAGCACTGACCAAGCTCTTGATCGACGACCTCACACGCTGGTATCGCAAGACTACTGGGCCAACCCACGACGGGGACTGCCACGTGTATGCGCTTGGTCACATCTGCACCTGCGGTCTGCTGCATGCGCTTCAGCGGCTTGAGGGCAGCACTGATCCAGAAACCGTCGTGGCGATTGCAGATCACTGTGAACAGATGATCGTGCATCAAATGGCTTTGTGGGATGCGGAACAGCGGGCACTGACAGCGCGCGCGAGGACCGCGCCTGACAACTGACATCGTGTCAGTCCAGCTTGCCCCGGCGGTTTCCCGCCCGTAGTCTGTGGCCATGTCCGACCTCCCCAAACGCACGACGCTCTCTGGCCAACCGCCCGCTCCTGGCATGGAGCATGAACCGGCCCCGCAGCCGCTCGATCCAGTAACCGGCATGCACGGGGATTATTGGATCTTGTCCGATGAAGAGCGCTCGCGTGGTTTCATCCGTCCAGTGCGCCAGTCCTACATCCACAACAGGTGCAAGTCGATCACCACGATGGCGCGCAAGCTGGCAGAAACGTATTCAAGAGACCCGCGCTACTACGGGAGCACGTTCTGCTGCGCGTGTGGCAAGCACTTTCCCGTTTCTGAGTTCGTCTGGGAAGGCACCAACCCGCCGCAGGTAGTCGGTTCGTGATCGCCACGACATTGCTGGAAGTCGCCCGTCGGCTGCCGGCGCCAGTTTGGGGCAAAGACCTCAACCTCGGCATCATCCGAAACGCGGCGATTCGCCACCATCAGGTCCGCCTGCAATATCGCGGGCGCGTCCGGTACATCGAACCCTACAGCATTCGCAAGACCGCGGCCGGGAACACGTTGCTGTATGGAGTGCGCGTCAAAAACGGACTCCTGCGCTCCTATCGCGTCGATCGCATCGAATCGGCCCGTGTCAGCACCTTGACCTTCGCGCCAAGGCATCCGATCGAACTGGGAAAGCTCAAGCCGGAGTCGGCGCGGGCTGCAACTTCCCTGGTGTGCCCATACTGCCTGCGACGCTTCAAGCACTACGAAGCTGATGCGGTTCTGAAACGACATACGCGCCCAGTAACGAAAAAAGTATGTTTTGGTTCTGCCAAGCACGGTGTATTGCGCGGCTGACCGCTTTTCTGCATAGCGCACAAAGTCGGATGTTGACACTGGCCGGAAGTGATTACAAACACCGGTCCATCCGATGAATACTGCAAATAGCAACGAAGTACGGGATTCTACTACTGCAATTCGCAGTGATATTTCCATCGTTGTTGATGGCGCATACGCACGAATCCGTGGTGCGCTCCAGGCTGACCTCGACGAATGTCTCCGCATCATCCACCCGAATCACTTTTTTTCTCCGGCGTTCAAGGAAGGGCGCTGGGATGGATTCCACCGCTTTTATCGTAAAGACCGTCGCGATCCGAGTATCTTCACCTTTCCTGCTGGACTCGTCAGCCGCGTCACGCGTTACTACTCGAACTGCGCTGTGCCCGTCACCGTGCAGGAACTCGGGGACTTCCATCAGGTCGATCTTTCCCGGCTGACGGATCAATACCTGCCGGGTATCACCCTGCGCCCCGATCAGATGGATGCCATCCGGGCGATTCTGACCAATCAACGTGGGATCGTTAAGGCCAGTACAGGCGCCGGCAAAACGGAATGTGCCATCGTGGCTGCGAAGTACCTGTGGGAGGAATTAGGATGGCAGACACTGGTCGTCGTTCCCAAGGCTGATCTGGTCCATCAGTTTGCTGCGCGCTGCGCAAAATACTTTATCAGTGAAACGGAGCCAACCGTCGGGATCTGCGGCGGCGGCCAGAAGAAAAATGGTGTCAAGAATCGGGAGATGGGTGACATCACGATCGTCACCGCGCAGACGTTGATCCAATTTCAGGACCGCGAGAAGAAGGTTCGCGAACCGCTCAAAGGGGCGAACGGCAAACCCGTGCTACGTCCGGATGGCAAGCCAATGACGCGGACGCGGATAGAACAAGTGCCGTACGATCCCGTGATCCGTCAATTGATGGAAACGCGGCAAGTTCTCGCTCTTGATGAAGTACATCACGCCAGTTCGGAGTCATGGTCCGAGTTTTGTCTGCGCTCAAAAGCTATTCGCAGGTTCGGGTTCAGTGGTTCGCCTCTGAAAGAATCTGCGATCGACGACACCACCATGATGGGTGCTACCGGTGACATCATCAGCAACGTTGAACTGAACGAACTGATCGAAATCGGTGCAGCGGCGAAGCCCAAGATCATTGCGATCCTTTCCGACGCTGTCAGTGGTCCGACGCTTCCGAAAGGCCAGAAGGAATACTTCATCGGGAAGCGTTCCTTCACCAAGGAGATCGACCTGCCGTATGCCGACGCATACCGCCTCGGGATCGTGGAGAACGACTACCACAACCGGGCGGTGATCCGGGTGGTGGCGTGGCTGACCGATCATGGCAAGCGCACCGTGGTGTTCACCCGCAAGAAAGAGCAGTGGAAGCGGTTGAAGGACATGGCCGAGGCGCAAGGCATCAGCACCGTGGCGATCTGGGGTGCGACGAAACAGGAGGATCGCGAGGCTGCCAAGAAGGCTTTCACCGAACGCAAGGCGAAGTGCTTGATCGCGAACAACGTCCTGGACGAAGGCTCTGATGTTGAAGGCATCGAAGCACTGGTCATGGCCGAAGGCGTCAGCGTCAACACCAACGCGATTCAACGCGTCGGCCGCGGTACGAGACGCAAGAAAGACGGCGACAACGAAGTGTGGGTCGTGGACATCATCCCCACCTCGCACGAGACCTTGACACAGCACGGACTGGATCGGGTCCGTGTGTATGAGGGCGAAGGGTATGAGGTGTTTCCGCTCTACGCTTGGCCCGCGGTCCCTGAGAATCGGGATTCGCTGCTGTGGCCGTTTCTGCGTTGGGAGGATGCGATGCAAAAGCTTCATGATGACAACCGGCGCCGTCGTTCGCGTTCCCGCAAGGACTGACACGATGTCAATTGACCGCCAACCAGCACCCGTCCCTCGCGGACGTCCGGCCTGCTACGGCTCTGGAAACGCCCCAGACGCCTGCGATCGTTGTCATGCCCGGGTGCTGTGTGCGAAAATCCAGGAGACCTGGACGAATCGAAAAAGCCTGTCAGAAATGCTTGCAGAGCAGGAAGCCAAGGTCTTCGTCTGGCCGTCCGACAACGACGATTTGCATCAGGTCTATCACCAACTCCATCGGGAGATTTTCGGATACGACCGCTGCGAACCGGTCACCGAACATGATGCCCTCGCCACGGTCTCCCGCATGTGCACGAAATACGGGGCGTCACCGGTGGCGTGGATCGCCGTGCAGATGCACGCAAGGCGCACGTACATCCAATCCCAGGAAGTGGGGAGGTTTTCGGACTTCCAGACCATCGTGCTCGTGGAGAAGGCGGCGATCGGACGCTGGCAGTCCTACCTGCTGACTTGCCAGCGGACCTTCGCCTATCCCGACGGGCGCAACCTCGGCAACACCGAACTCGACCGACTCGTCAATCGCATGGCGGAGGAGGAAGAGGAGCGGCTGTGGCTGCTGTGTCGCTCCGTGACCGATGGTGATGGTCAACCACTGGCGGTCTATGCTGACCATTCCGATGAATACCAAGCCATTTTCGGACCGCGGAACGTGGCGGCGAACCGGCTCCTCGAACGCCTGCGTCAGACCTACCCGACCATCGGACACGTGGCGCACCTTGCACGTCTTCGTGCTGCCGTTGCTGTTGCTTCTGGATATAATCCCATGTTTCCTGCGCTCATCGGGTTTAAGACCTGGGACGACAAACAGTTCGCAAACCTGTTGAAGGATCTGTCTCCGCGTTCGGCGCGTCTGATGGCAACCCCTTCAATCGACCTCGGCATCACGTGGTGACATGACCAATTACTCTGAGCAATTCGGTGAGCGTTTCCAACAGCATGCCCTGGCAGTGCTCTGCCGGCAGCCGCAGTTTGCGCTTCGCTTCCGAACCGCGATCAATCCGAAGTATTGGAACTCCAAAGTTCATGCGATCGTTGCCCGTGCGCTCATCGACCACGTTGATGAATACAAGGCGATTCCGGGACAATCGCTCCTCGAAGAGAACTGCCGCGAGATTTGCGATCCTGCGTCATTCGGCCATGTTCAAGGGCTGATCGAAAAGCTCTACGCCGCCGACATCCACGACGCAGAAGCCGTCGGGGCCAAGCTTATTGGATTTGGGAAGGTCCAGGCCGCTGTGCTCGCCGTCATCGAATCCATGGATCTGATCGAAGCCGGCGAACCGAACAAGATCATCAATCGCATGCAGGCCGCGTTGATGGTCGGTGAAGACATTCTTGACGTCGGTGTGAATTATCAGGAGGACGCTGAAGCACGCGCGATCCAGTACGCCGATCCTGTGGTGGAGACGGAAGATCCCGAACGCATTCCGACCGGCATCGAACACGTCGATCGCGCTTTGAAGGGCGGCATCCGGCGCGGTGAACTCGGCTGCGTCCTTGCACAAACAGGAGTCGGGAAAACCACAGCCTTAATAAACTTTGGATTCGGTGCCATGGTCGCGGGGCACAAAGTCGTCCACTACAGCCTGGAAATGCACCAGGATGACATCAAAAAGCGGTACGACGACCGCATGATGGGCAACCTGATCAAGCTCAAGACCACCAACGGTGCCGAATACGGGCAGTTGATGAAGAAGCGCCTGCGGAGCCTTGTCCGCGGCAACGTGATGATCAAGGGATACCTGAACTCTGCCGCCAGCCTTCAGTCGATCCGCAGCCACCTCGAACTGATGCGCGCGCAGAAGTATCGCCCAGACCTCATCCTTCTCGACTACGCAGACCTGTTGGAGATGAGCGAGCATTCGGATGCGCTTCGACATGAGATCGCCAAGACCTATCGCGCCCTGCGCCGTGCTGGCAACGACTTCAATGCCGGGGTCTGGACTGCGTCGCAGGTCAACGGCGACTTTGACCCGGACCGCCCGAACATGCGTGGCTTTGCCGAGGCCAAAGAAAAGGGGTCAATCGTCGACATTGCCGGAGCACTGTGCCAGAACGAAGACGAAGTCATTTCACAGGAAGCACGCTTGCATTTCTTGAAGATTCGTCGTGCTGAGGGTAATGTGACAGTCCACTGCCGCATCGAACGGAACCGCTGTTTGCTCAAGTCCTTCAAGCTCATGAACGCCGCCAAGCAACGCATCGACTGCGGTGCAATCGACCTGCCCGCTGCTACAGGTGAGCGCCCGAAGATGCGCGCAGCCGCCAACCCGGCTGAACTGCGCGCCAGGGTCGGCTTGGTCAAACCGCAGCAACCTCCGCGTCGCCCGAATCCAGAAAGAAAGCCATGAAACCAGCCCCGGCTCTCCTTGAATACCTGGAAAAACGTCTGGGCAAGTCCGTCGGCAGCGGCGGCCAGCGCCGGTTCCACTGCCCCAAGTGCATCGACCGCGTCGGCAGTGAATCCACCCATCCGAACTTTGGCTTCGACCTGCACAACCGCGTCGGCCATTGCTTTCGCTGCGACTACGGCACCGGGCTCGAAGGGCTCTTCAAAGACCTTAACAACGGCAAGCTCCTGTTCGTCGAGCGTCAGTTGCTGGCACGCGACACCGCGGAACTGCCTGAAGGCGACCTACGATCCGCCATCATCGAACGCCTGCGCAAGGCGGCCCCGCAGACCAAGCAATACCTCGTACCGATCAAGATGCCGAAGGAAGCCGTACCGCTCTGGAAGGACGTTTCCTACAGCGCCATGACCGGCATCAAGTACCTCGCGAAACGCGGTATCCCCGACAGTCAGATCGAAGAGTTCCAGATCCACTACGCGTCGACCGGGACCTATCAGAACCGGCTGATCTTTCCGATCACCACCCACGGCAAGCACGTATACTTCACCACGCGCTATTGCGGCGACCATTACGCCAAAGCACTCAACCCGCCGAACATGGAGCAATGCTTCCACAAGACCGACGTGCTCATGAACTTTGATCGCTGCGTCGGAGCGCCCCTGGTTGCTGTGACCGAAGGGGCTTTCTCGTGCATGGCCTTTCCGCACGCCGTCGCGCTTTTGGGCAAGACCATCGGAGACAAGCAGTTGGCACTCCTCGACGAATTGGTCAAGGCTGGAACAGAAGAACTGGTGATCGCTCTCGACCCCGATGCGCAGGAATACGCTGAAGCCCTGTACGACGCACTCGTCGGGCGGGCGCCGACGGTCAGCATCCTGTATCTCGACTACGGAGACCCGCACGATCGCCGCGCCGAGATCACAACCCTGCTCGAAGGCCGCTGTGGTCCATCGCCATCATCACGCCTCCGCGCCAAGATCCGTGCCCGTCGCTCGAAGTACGCGGTGGCTTGAACTGACATCGTGTCAGTTCCCACACGGAACTTCCCGCATGACGCGGAAAAAACAGCTTGCAATGGGGAAAAACCCTTCGTAACCTTGACGGCGCAGTAACCAACCGGGACCAAACCAAACCCTGTACCCGGGCTGCAAGGAAAACATCATGGCTTCCATCGCCTCCCGCCTCGCCGCCGACTGTGCGAACCACGGCAAAAGCACACTCGACGCCTTCTCCCTCCCCTCGCCGCCTTCCATCAACTTCCGCGACAAGCACAAGTTCCGCGAAGCAGTGGACACCCAGGCGACCCATCTCGCCCAGATCGACGTCCAGGAACTCAACCGCATCGACATCTCCGGCAACATCCTCAACACCGACCTGCGCCTTTCCCAGAAGGCATTCGGTGACCTCTGCCACTTCTCCCGCGTGCCGGTCGGCTTCATCCGCCAACTCGCCGCCTTCGATGAAGCCCAGGCCCTCGACGTCCTGCACACCTGCATCACCAGCGCGCTGCATCAGGGAAGCCCCAAACACATGATCGTCGACGGCACCAGCCGCATGGTCTACGGCATCGTCACCGCCGACACCTATACCCCGGTGGCCAACAACGACCTGCTCGATGCTCTCGCCTCGGCCGCGCCCACCCTCGACTTCATCCGCGGCTGGCTCTCTGGTCCGTACATGCGCCTCGTCGTGGGCGAAACCTCGACCGCGGAAGCTAAGGTGGGTGATGCCGTCCGCTTCGGCATCAACCTGGAGAACTCGATCGCCGGGGATTCGCGGACCGTGGTGGCCGACTACATCGAACGCCTCCGCTGCACCAATGGTGCGGTGGCCAGCGAATCGAACGCCAACCACATCAAGCACATCGGTGACGCCAACATGCTGTCGCAGCAGGCGATCGTGGTGGCGGCCCACCGCACCGGGTTGGTGCTCCCGGTGATCCAGGCCAGTGCGCAACACCTCATGACCACGAACGAGGTGGACGACTTCGCCTCCTTCGTCAAGTCCGGCCGCAACGGCGGCAGCGACGCGCTGTGGTCGAAGGTCGCCCGCTATGCGCTCGACGAGGCCGAATCCGACGGTCGCCCCGAGGGTGAACTGACCCTCTGGAACCTCGTCAACGGCATCACCCAGCACGCCCACGACACCGAAAACGTCCAGCGCAAGACCTCGCTCGAAGGCATGGGCTACGCCGCCCTGCGCGCCTTCGGCAACGACTTGCTGAACTGAACGCACCTGCCCTGCCGGATAACCTCCGGCAGGGTTTTTCTACTCTGGACACGATCGTGAACTCTCGTCAAAAGCGCATCTGTTACGACTTCGTGTTCACGCAGCACGACCGCCAAAGTGCGGCAAGGCGGAATCGCCAGCAGTACTCCGCTCTCCGCTCTGCGCTTTGCGCGCATTCGTGATGACCTGATGGTGATTAGTCGGAAGGTTCACACCGCGTGAATCTCTTCGCATAGACCGGACAACGAAAGAATAAAATGGCCGCCACATTCACCATCTCCGACGCCGTTGCCGACGTGCTCAAGCAGGCAACGATGGATCAGGAAACCGTCACCCTGAACGGTCAGCTTGACCGCAAGCTCTACCAGGACGTGAACAAGGTGCTGGAGGCCTATGGCGGCAAATGGAACCGCGGTCGCAAGTGCCACACCTTCCCCAGCGATCCCCGCGACATCCTCAAGGAAGCGCTGGAACGCGGCAAGGCCATCAATCAGCAGCAGACCTTCCAGGTGTTCTTGACGCCAATCGACGTGGCACACGCGATGATTTTTCGCGCCGGGGAAGCAGCGACGTTGCAAGGACGCGTGCTCGAACCGTCTGCCGGCGACGGCAATATTGCCATTATCGCTGGTATGGGCGGCACACACGTCACCTGCGTTGAGATACGTCCGGAAGCTTGTGCCAAGTTGCGCAGATCCTCGCACGTCGCCCGCGTCTTTGAGCGGGACTTTCTCACGGTGACCCCGGAAGAGATCGGCACCTTCAAGGCGGTGCTGATGAACCCGCCCTTCACCAAGAACGCCGACATCCGGCACATCCTCCACGCCTGGAACTTTCTCGAAGCCGGCGGCAGGCTTGTGGCCATTGCCTCCCCGCACTTCACTTTTGCGGAGGACAAGGTGTCCGTCAGCTTCCGCGACTTCGTCGCCCGGCACGGCAGCTACGAAGAACTTCCCGAGGGAACGTTCCAGGAGTCCGGCACTGGCATCAGGACGGTCATGATCACCATGACCAAGCCCAAGGCATCCAGCTTCAACGCCCTCCGCGACAGCTTCATCAAAAGGTGACACATGCCCGTCCATCCTGCTTCGGCCACCCCGCCCGATGCCACGAATGCGTCCGCTGCGGCGTCCGATTCGACTGCCACGACACCGGGAAAGCCGTCTATCTCCTCCCGCGTGTGCGTGAAGTCCACGCCGAGACTGCGGGATCAGATCAGGGCAGCCCTGGCGCTTCCGCCGACCCCCGAAACGCCGGCGAAGGATCCAGGGATCTTCATCGCCTTGGATGAGGACTGGCGCATCGAATGCGATGAATCGGGATACAACCTGATGCAGCGCTTCGTGCCTGACCTCAAGTACGTCAACCCGGGCAAGGAGTCCAAGCAGACGGGTCCGCGTTGGCGGCTCCGGGGCTACTTCGGACACAACCTGCACAACCTGCTTCTAGCCTATTCGTCCCATGCCAGCATCACCAGCAGCACCGCCGAGATGCTGGCTGCGAAGCTGGACGAGGTGACGACTACGATCAATCGCCTGTCAGATCGCATCGTCGCTGCCATGTCTGCCGATCGCGCCGCCGCGACCGAAGCACTGAAGGTCGAACTGCGCGCGGGGCTCAAGGATAAAATCCGCGCTGAGATCAATGCTGAACCGCGCCGCGGACGCCCCAAGCCAAAGCCACTTCCTGCTGATGCCAAGGTCAAGACCTGATGGCTGTTCGTCGTCTTGCAGATCGCGTTGCGCAGGCGCTCATCGACACGCGCGGGAAAGCCGAACTCCGCCCAGGCGCCAGACCGCTTGTTCCACCATGCACTGGCGTGCTCAAATCGGGGTGTCTGCATTGCCCCCTGGCAGCCTTTCACGAAGACTTTCCTGACTTCGAGGCCGTCTACCAGCGCGATGCAATAAAGATCCGCGCAGCAGCCAAGGAAGGGCATCTGATCCAGTCCCGGAACGTGGTCGAAGACCAGACCGAGGTGGACATCCTGTGTGTTGGTGAAGCTCCCGGCCAGGACGAAGACCGGCAAGGGCTGCCGTTTGTTGGGCGCTCAGGCAAGCTCTTGCGTGAAGCGATCGACATGTGTGCAGAGCAGGCGCAGGTCGGTGAACTACGGATCGGATTTGCCAACGTCGTCAACTGCCGGCCACCGATGAATCGCTCGCCGGCCAAGACGGAAGTCCAAAGCTGTTCGCATCAACTCATCCAGCAGATCGTCGACCGAAAGCCGAAGGTCATCCTGGCGTTGGGCAACACGCCGCTGGAGTTTCTGACGGATACCTCTGGGATCAGCCACCTCAACGGGCAACCGCTCAAGGGCAGCCATCCGGAACTCGAAGGCATCCCTGTGGTGGCCTGCCTGCACCCGGCCTACGTGCTCCGCTTTGATCATGAGATGACCCGCTTCACCAACGCCATCACCGTGGCGCTGGGATTGTTCGCTGGCGAGGACCTGAGCAAACCCGGGTTCGGAACCTATATCACGATTGACACGATGTCAGTTGTGAAGGAGACCTTCGAGAAGTTCAAGACCTGGGGACGCCCGGTTTCCGTCGATACCGAAACCGGATCATTGCAAATATACCAGGACAAGTTCCCAAAACTCGTGTGCTTCAGCTTTTCCAACGGCGACAATACCGCCTATGTGGTCCCATTCGATCATTCCGAAAGCCCGTGGTGTGTTGGCGGCCCACTGGAGCATGAGCGTGCGGAATTGATCGAACTCCTGCGCGATCTGTTCCAGGCGGAGATCGACTGGATCGGACAGAACGAAAAGTTCGACCGTCAGCACATCCGCGAAGCGATCGGCATCGAACTCCCCATCTTCAAAACTGACACGATGACGACGCATCTCGTCATCAATGAGCAGCGCGGAACGCACGGTCTCGACAAGCTCGCGTACCAATACACGGGGATGGGCGGTTACGACAGACCGCTCGAAGACTACAAGGCTGCGCATCCGGAAGCCGATCCGAAGAAGGGCGGAAGTTACGCGAACATTCCAGGATCCATTCTTTTCACCTACGCCGCGATGGACGCCGACGTCACGTGGCGCGTTGCTCCTCTTCTGTTCCAGGAGCCGGAATATCGCGACAACCCGCGCTTGCGTATCCTGGCAGAACAGTTCTTTCCGCACCTCTCCGCCGCCCTGGCCGACATGGAAACAGCCGGCGCAAAGATTGATCCGGAAGCGGTTGATCGCATCGACAAGCGCCTGACCGAAGAGATCGAACGGCTGGACAAAGCGATCCAGGAAGATGCGTCGGTGAAGCAATACGTCGACGAAAAAATGCAGCGGGAAGCTGAAAAGGACGTGGCTACTGGAAAGCGTCGCCGCAAGCCATTCGCCTTCGAGTTCAACCCCAATTCAGGGAAACAGGTCGGTGAGATTTTCTTTGGGCTTCTGGGGTACCCGCCCGGAGAACTGACCGAGACCGGAAGCAAGAACCTCCGCTATCGACTACGTCAACGCCAGGATGAATGCCGGGCGAACGGAACGCGCTTCCCGAAGATGGACGACATGCGCCGCGAGGCGATCGAAGCGCAGGAGTGGTCCTACTTCACCACCGACGCCGAAACGATGCACAGTTTCGAGCGGGACCACGATAGCGAACTGGCGACGCTCATCCTCTCATCGCGCGAAGCGATCAAGCTCCAGGGGACGTTCATCAATGCGTTAAAAACGATGTGCGACAAGTTTGGTTTGCTGCACAGCAGCTTCTGGATCAGCGGGACGGCGACGGGCCGCCTCTCCAGTTCAGACCCGAACTTGCAGAACATTAGTAACAACCCGCGTTGGAACATCAAAACCTGCTACGTTTCGCGTTTCGGGGATGACGGCATTCTCCTCAACTGCGACTTTTCTCAGATTGAACTGCGCATTGCTGCGTGCTTGTTCGATGAACCGAAGATGAAGCAAGTGTACCTTGAGCGTGGTGACCTGCATACGCTCACCGCCTCAATTGTTTCTGGTGTGCCCGTTGAAGAGTTTGCAAAGCTCGACAAGGACACGAAGAAGAAGATGCGTACCAGCGCTAAGCGGACCAACTTTGGCTGTGTGCCGTTGGATACAGAAGCGTTGACTCGGGATGGTTGGCGTGGCTATGGCCAGATCAAGGTTGGCGATGAAGTGTTGGGGATGGAGAATGGGGTGACTAAGTGGGTTCCTGTTACTGGGATTGTTTATCACCCCGTTGCGAAAGTGGTGACGCTGGCGACGAAAAACTTCAGCATGGAGACTACTGAGGACCATCGTTGGATGGCGGAGAAGCGTGTTGTTGTCGCAGGTAAGCGGAAGATGGTTCCATGTATCGTCAGTACGGCAGACATTAAACACGAGCATCGTATTTTTCTATCCGCTCCGATTCAGTCTACTTGTTTGCTTCCGATTTCTGTTTACGAGGCTGCCTTGGTCGCGTGGCTATTTACCGATGGTCACTTCTTTTTTAGTGAACTCACGGGCGCAGCGAGTCAGGGGCGGGATGGGTGGCGGCAGAAGCATTTTGGCGGTGTCTATCAAAGTAAGCCTGCCGGTGTTGCCGCGCTGAAAGAACTTTTTTCACATTTTCCGCACACGCTCCACGTCCGTCCTGTTACTGATATTCACGAGTTTCGGCTGCGTTCAGGTTACACCCATGATCTCTGGAAACGCGCAGAGTTGCATTCCATCACCCTAGAGGAGTTTGTTCTTCGTCTCGGAACGGCCGAATTGCGTGCCTTCGTTGAGGCCGCTTTTCAGGCAGAAGGGCACCTTGATCATAAAGGTACGCGAATCGTTACGCAGAATCGTGGACCTACTGCGGATGCGCTGAAATTGGCCATTTTTCTTGCCGGTTACTTTCCGCGGGAAGTGGAATCTGATACGTACAAAGACAATGTTTCGCTGAAACTCCGCTACGGAAAACCGGTTGTTACGGGACAACGGCTGAAGAAGACGGGTGAGCGCGAAACTGCTGTTTGGTGTTTGCAGACCGCGACTTCTAACTGGGTGATGCGTCACCGGAATCAGATCATGGTGACCGGCAACAGTTTGTACGGCAGCGAAGCTCCTGGAATCCGCAGTGCGCTCAAGAAGGACGGTATCTTTGTTTCGCTGGAAGATTGTGAAAAGTTTCTTGAAAACTTTTTCAAAGGCTTTCCGCGTCTTCGTGCTGGCATGGATGAACTGGAACGCAAGGTCACTAAGCTCGGATACCTCGACTCTTTTACCGGGCACCGTCGGCGCGTTCCCGAAGTTGGAAGTTCTGATCCATCGCTGGTGTCGCGCGCCGTCCGCCAAAGTATTAATTTTCCGATCCAGTCGGGGGCCGCCATCATGACCCTGATGGCATTGGTGTTGATCACGCGCGCTCTGAAAAACGGCGGCTTCAAGTCGAAGCTGATCCTGACCGTCCACGACTCCATCATGTTCGACTGCGTCTTGGACGAATACCTCGCCGTTGCGATCCTGGCGAAGGACATCATGGAGAACCTGCCGGCGCTCTCCGACGAAGTCCTTCCAGGGCTTGACTGGAACTGGATCGACATCCCGATCATCGCGGAAGTTGAAGCCGGATTGAACTGGGGACAGATGCAGGAGTTTGAGCCGGCTGACCTGCAAGACGGCAAGACCTCGGACCAGCCGCTGATCGGGCTGAACGAAAAGGGCAAGATGGACATTCTCCGCAAGCCCGTCAACGAGGATGAACTGGGCCAGTGCCTTGTGTTCAAGATGAAGAAAAAGTGAAAAGACTTCCGGCAAAACACGGGGAGCACTACCTTGCTTCCACCGCTGCGATCAAGATCACGTTGGAGAATGGCACCGTCGCCACCTTCAATCTGCGCGCTGAACTGCGCATCCCGGACGATCCCGACGAAATGATCGAAGAGTTTACCAATGCGCCGGAGCGGATTGCCTTCTGGGCGTATCAGGCAGAACAGCAACTTGCAAAAGTGCGTGAATGCGAGCGAAAATTGGCAGAAGTTGAAGGAAAAGCCTTCCTCACCTTTCGCACGTATCTTGAGGACGAAGCAGGTTCGACACAAAATGGCGGGATGCGCATCAGCGATCATCACGTGCGCGCATGCTTGGACATTGATGATCCCGTTGCTGCCGCGAGAAAGAACTTGAACTCAGAACGACGGCAATATGGTGTCCTACGCGAAACATCGGACGCACTACGGAACCGCCTCTGGGTCCTGAAACGACTGGTGAGCCGCGAACGTGAACAAACAACCTGACCAGACCCAGTTTCGACTCTGCCTCAACAACCCAGCTTCACCCAACCCCACGTAATCTGAAAGGTTACTATCATGGCTTCCTCCAAGACCCCCATCAGCCCGGAAATGCGCGCGCGCCTCAACGACCGCCTGCGCAAGCTTTCGACCGGCGCCATCATCGACAACAAGTCGTTCACCAGCGCCAATTTCCACTTCTGCACCTTCGACGATGCGGAAACCCCCGGCCTCGAAGTCGAGCAGTATTTCTCCGAATCGCTGAACTTCGGCGTCACCTCGCCCCGCACGCTCGGGCTCAAGGACCCGATCTTCGACTTCCTCGAATCGGTCAAGGACGACGGCGTCACCGACATGGAAGCCGTCAAGAAGATCGTCCGCGCCAACTCGGACTACTGGATGCTCGTCATCCCGATGGGCGATCCCGGCACCGCCGAAGCCCCGAACCTGAAAATCTTCCGCGCCACCAAGACCATCTTCACCGCGGTGGTCAAGCGCATGCTCGACCCCGACCACAGCGAGGATATCACCGACCTCGTCTCCGGTTGGACCGTCAAGGTCGAAAAGGTCGTCAAGCAGGGCAAGACCACGTGGGTCCATGAGTTCATGGACCGTCAGCCCGTGGGCGAGGAGCAGGACTTCATCGACGCAGTCCAGGCGGCCATCGACGCCTTCAACATGCGCGCCCATCGCTTCCGCGTCGACTGGGAGAAGCTGGAGAAAATCTACAAGGCACTCACCGGCGAATCGGTGCCCAAGGAATACCTCAGCCAGGACCCCAACGCGCAGCCGGAACCGGCGCCGCCGGTCACCGCCAAAACCCTGGTCAAGCCCGCTGCCGCCCCGGCCAAAACCCTGGTCAAACCGGCCCCGGTTGCCGCTGCCAAACCGGCCCCGGCGAAGCCCGCCCCCGCGACCCCGAAGAAGCCGACGCCCGCGCCGGTGGTGGAACAGCCGGCCGTCGAGGAACAGACCGCTCCCGAACCGGACGCCAACGGCGTCATCCTGGGCGTGACCCGCGTGTCCTTCGTGGATGGCGAGGAAGCGAAGACCGGCACGGTGATGTCCGTCGATGACGGCGGCGACTACCTGATCACCGATCCCGATGGCGTCGATTGGGCGCTCGGATTCGGTGATATGACCATCCTCCCCGAGGAAGGCGCCGAGACTCAGGACACCGAAGCCAGCACCGCTGCGGAAACCGGCGCCGCGGAGGAAACCGCCGAAGCCGAACGCGTCGCCGCGGAGGAAGCCGCCAAGGCCGCCGCCGCCACCGCGAAGCCCAAGCCCAAGCCGACCCCGGCCGGCAGCAGCCTCAAGGCCGCCCTGCGCAACAGCAAGTGACCTCGGCAACCCGCACCTCTTCACAGGGGTGCGGGTTTGTCGTTTGACCCTGAAAGGTCCTATCATGTCGGAACGCATTTCTGTCTCCATCAACCCCAGCGTGCAAATCGCCCCCTATCAATTCGTCAAGCCCGGCGCGACCGTCGCGTTCGATGCGACCGGCGACTTTGAGGGGGACATGGCCAAGGCGGAGGCGCAACTGCGGCGGATCGTCTGCCGTGCTGTGCTGGTTGAACTCAACATCATCAATGACCTCTCATCCGCCCTCAAGGACGGTGTCGAAGGTCTCGCGGCATTCTGCCAGAAAGAGATCGGCTATGAGCATCCAGGATCTGCGAGCGGAACTTCAAACCAGTCCGAAGAAACCGCAGCCGAAGTCGCCGCGCCGCCTGCAAAAGCAGGACCCCGCCGAGTCGCCCGCAAGCCAGCTTGAGGACACTGACATCGTGTCAGTTCCGGAGGCGATCGAAGCCGAAGGCGATGACGCCAGCAATCAAGTAGTCATCAGCGCAAGCCAAACCGCGCTCGCAAAGTCCTTGGTCAAAGGGCTGCGAAAGAAGATTGGCGAAAAGTCAGACGGCACCGTTTCATTGCTCTCCGACGACAGCGTCACCGCAGCCGTAGAGGAGTGGATCCCGACTGGTTTTCCAGACCTCGACCGCATCCTTGGTGGAGGGTGGCCCGTTGGTCGCTGTTCCGAGGTGTACGGACAGGAAGCTGCGGGAAAGTCAGCCATCACCCACCGCGCGATCAAAGCGTGCCAGGAGGTTGGGGGCGTTCCGATCCTGCTCGACTACGAAAACTCGCTCGATCTGGAGAAGATGGCGACGCTTGGCATCAACCCCGATGCGTTGGTCTACGTCCAGCCCATGGACATTGAAGAAGGATGGGACCTCATCTGGGAAGCGCTGGAGAATATCGAATCGACCAAGCCGGATGCGCCGACGCTGATCGTTTGGGATTCGATTGCAGCCGCACAACCACGCGCTGAACGTCTCGCCACCAGCACCTCAAAGGCGACCGTCGGAGAAACCGCGCGTGCGATGGGCAAAGGGTGCCGCCGCATGTTCCTGCGCATCCCGAAGGTTCGCGCGCACATGCTGTTTGTGAATCAGGAGCGCGACAAGGTCGGAGGATTCTCCGGATTCGGTGACAACAAGGTCAATCCTGGCGGCGCCGCCGTACGCTACGCTGCGTCTTTGCGTGTTCGCTGCGTGAAGATCGCCACGCTGAAGGTTGGCACCAGTGGACCTGCCCTGGGGTTCCTGATCCGGTGCATCACCAAGAAGAACAAGTGCGCGCCGCCGCTGCGCCACTCGAACTGGGTTCTGGACTTCAACTACGGACCGTCTCAAGAGATGACGATCTTCCAGCACCTCTTCGATGCGAAGCAGTTCAAATCAGGCGGCGGAGAATACAAAGCCAAGTGGTCACCGCTCGGATTCACCCGTTCCGACTGGATGCACCGCTACAAAAACGACCCCAGTTTCCGCAAAGGCGCGGACGAAGCGTTCGCTGACCTCATGGAGAAGTACGCCGCAGCGACGGGCGACGAGAAGCCAACGCGCGGAGAAGAAGGTTCCGAAGAAAACGAAGAGGCTGCGAGCGCTGATTCCGCGTAACGCGGCAAATCCGATTGACACGATGTCAATCCGCGTACAGTCCACGTCCTCAACGCAGCAAACCCGCTGCAACAGCCCAAAGTCGCCGGAACACCGGCAAAGGAGTCCGCCATGGCCAAGGCCAAGGACGAAACCACCACCGCCGCCCCTGCGGCAGCCCCGAAGAAACCCACCCCCGCCCCCGCGAAAGCCGAAGCCTCCGCGCCGGTCGCAGTCACCGTCAACGGCGTCAACATCGAATCCGGCGACGTTAAGGGCGGCGGCAGCGCGAAGAAAACGCTCGCCACCCTCCTCCCCGTCGCGCTGATCGCGGTCGAAGCCAACTTCAACCCGCGCAAGACCATCGACGAGGCGGCGGTCGAAGAACTCGCGGACAACATGAAGCGCCACGGGCAGTTGCAGAACATCGTCGTCCGTCCGCATCCGAAAACCGTCGGCAAGTTCTATGTCGTCGCCGGCCATCGGCGTCTCCTGGCCGCCCAGAAATTGGGCTGGGAAACCATCAACACCACCGTCCGCACCGACCTCGACGACGCGCCCGAAAACAAGGCCAAGGCGAAGGCCATCGCCATCGCGGAAAACAATGAAGGTCTCCGCGTCGCCCTCAACCCGATCGAACTCGGCAACGTCTTCCGTGACCTCGGCAAGGCGAACGACTGGACCCCCGAGAACATCGCCAAGGAAACCGGCCACAACATCGGCAAGGTCCGTCGCTGCCTGAACATCGTCGAGGCCCCGGCCGACATCCAGACCCGCGTGGCCGACGGCTCCTTGCCGGTCGCCAGCGCCCTGGAACTGTCCAAGCTCGACGAGACCACCCGCACCGCGGTGGCCGAACGCCTCAAGGACGCGGTCACCGCGCCGAAGATCCGTCAGGCCGCCAAGGAAATCGCCCGCACCGCGCAGGCGGCGGCCGGCGCCGACACCACGACCACCGACGGCAAGGCCAACAACCGGCGCACCGGGGCCGACCGCGCGGCGAATCTGGTCACCTGGAAGTCCAGCAAGGCCAAGCAGGAGATGATCAGCAAGATCGCCTACTACTACATCCAGGCCCTCGGCACCAACGAGGAAGGGACCAGCGAGTTCCACGAGATGCGCGGCAACCTCGCCTTCGCCTTCTGGGACCGCGGCACCCTCGAAACCCCGGTCCTGCCGGCCCACAACCCCGAGTCCGCCCAGGACAAGAAGGTCGTGGCCCTCTTCACCAACGCCGTCAAGGCCGAGGCGAAGAAGTACACCCCGCCGGCTCCGGCTGCCACGGAAGGTGCGGAAGCGGCCGAGGCCGCTGCGGCGACCTGATCGGAAAATCGTCTGGTTTTGTTGGTTGTTCAAGCTCCGGGTGCGAACCACCCGGAGTTTCTTTTGGGTGAGACATTTCTTTCGGGAGAGACACATGACCGTTTTGATCCTCGACTCCAATAATTTGGCAATGCGTGGAATTATGGCTGCAATAGATGGCGACATCGTTGCGCAGGTCAGGTCCGGTGGCCCGAACGCCTTCTTGCGCGCTATTGTCGGCTTTCTCGAACTGCATCCGGAGACTACGCAGATTTACGCCTGCTTCGACAATGGCGTTCCCAAGCACCGCACCGACCTCATTCCCAACTACAAAGAGAGCCGGATCAAGAACCGCAAGGAACTCGCGCCCGAAGTGCTCGAAGCGATCCATGAGGAGCTTGTCAACTGTGAGGACCTGTGCCGCGCCGTTGGTATTCCCGTCTGTAAGATGCTGGGTTTTGAGGCCGATGACCTCTGTGCGTCGATCGTCAGGCAGAACATGGCGACGGGCAGACCGGTGGTCTACAGCAACGATCGTGACCTGTTCCAGGTGGTCGGCATGGGTGGTTCCGTGTTTGACGGCGAACGCCTGACGGATCATCTCAACTTTCGCGAGAACGCTGGGGTTCCTCCATACCTCTACCTGCTGATGAAGACCCTGCTGGGTGACCCGTCGGACTCTCTCGGAGGCGCCGCCGGTTGCGGCAAGAAGATCGCCCCGAAGCTCGTGATGGAGTGGGCAGAGATCGAAGCGGAAGAGGGAACCGACGTCACCTATCTGACTCCACTGCAACAGCTTGAAATGCTCGTGAAACGCTTGGCGGGAATCGCGGCTAAAGGACGCGCGAAGGCATACACGAACATCATCAACAGTCACAGCCGACTTGAGAATGAAATGCGCGGGATCGACCTTTCCGAGTCCTGCTACTGCGAAGCGAAGGGGAAAGAACTTGAGTTCGATCAGACGCGATTCTTGCGATTCGCGGCGAAGATCGGTCTCGACAATGTCATCGCCCATCGCAGCAAGTTTGTTGCGCCCTTTGCGCGAATCTCCGCACTACGCGGAAAACAATGATTGACACCGTGTCAGTTCAACTATCATTCCCCCCAGGTAACCATGATTTTCGATAAACTCTGCGGCTTTGCTGAACGTCATATCCCGCCACTCCGGGCGATGTGCGAATCCGCCGCCCTCTTCAGCTTCCCTGGCCGCGCGCACGAGATCCTGAAAGAAATGGAATATGGCGATGTGAAAGAACTGGTCGACAGCTTCTTCCTCCCGTTCCACTGCACCGCGATCGAAGACACTGCCTCCTGCATCCTGATCGAAGACGAGGATGAAGCGCAGGTCGGTTTTTCAAAACCACGCACGTTCATCGAATGCTACCCGATCTTCGGCACGGAAGGCGAGTTCGCAGATTCGACTCCCAGCCCCAGCACCGCGTTCTTCAAGGACAAGGGTGTTCCCTCCGACACCTACGTCATCACCGTTGGAACCCTGTCCAGCTATCAATTCCAGCCGACTGCCGAACGCAACCCCGTCACCCTCGCCGGCAACCTCGAATGGTGGGCGGCAGTGACCAAGGACCAGATCATCCTGCCGCAGCAGCGCAACCGCTCCGTGACTGCATTCGCAGGCATCGAAGCAAGCGCCATCCGCAACGTCGGGGCTGCCATCGAAGAGGTGTGCTGGTTCAACCAGCCAGCGCGCTTCGTGGTTGAGTCCCTGTCCATGAAGGCGCGGTCACCCGATAAGGCGAAGAAGGCCGGAAAGATCCTGCGCAGCGACGACCGCCCGCGCTACACCACGCTGTACCCTCGCGAGATCCAGCATCTGCTTCCCAGCCTGCGCGGTTCACATAGCAGCCCGGGTTCCCATGCCCGCCGCCGGCACTTCCGCACCTACAACGCAGAGCGCTATTCCGCGATGAAGGGCAAGACCGTCATCATCCCTGCCACGTGGGTTGGCCCGACCGAAACCGAGATGGACGGTCGCCGCTACAAGATCCGCTTGGACATCTGAGGACCCATGAACACCGCGACCGCTGAACCCAAAATATCCCCCTACGAAGTCGACATGGCCTTTTGGACGCGCCCTGTGTTGGCGTGGATCCTGGGACCGAACGGTGTCGGCAAGACCACGCTCCTGGCGGAACTGGGCAAGAAGTCCACCGTCGGGCTGGTCGAAGTCGGAAAGATGATGCGGGCGAAGTATCCGCCATCCCACTTTCAAGGCCAAGCAGCCCCGGCGCACACCGCGGTTGAAGCGTGGAAGATGTGTGTCGATGGGATCAGCGCCCACACCGCCGCAGGCAAGAAGGTCATTCTGATCGACGGGCAGCCGCGGGATTGGCAGCAGATGCACGACGCCATCGCGCTGCCCTACCGCAGCATGTTCGTGCATCTTTGGGCACCGCCCGACGTGCGCGAGAAGCGCGTCACTGCCCGTGACGAACTCGATACAGAGCGGATGAAGCTGGCGCAGGCGCGGCTGCATGGTGACATTCCGATGGTCTACAACATCCTCGCCTATCTCGCGGCGCACGACTTCACCATCGACTATTACGACACCAGCGTGCCGACCTTCTCCGCCGAGATCGTGTTCAAGTCCATCGTTCAAACCGCACCTTGGCTGTAAGGAAATATTATGTTCACTGATCCGATTACTGGCGACGCTGTTGTTGACGCTCTCTCGCGTCTGCCTGTCAATTTGCTTGATCAGCCGTGCCTCGATCATGGATTCGTCAAGGTGCTGGATTGCATGCCGCGTCTGATTCCGACTGACGCTGTTGGTTGCGACTTTGCTCTGGCCGACGCTGCGCGTATCAGTTACCAGAAAGGTACCCGCAAGGTAAGCGCCGACGCTGCCCTTATTGACCACCTCATCCGAAACCAACACACCAGCCCGATTGAGATGGGGGAGTTGAAGTTCCACATCCGTCTGCCGATCTTTGTTATGCGGCAGCACGTTCGTCATCGCACTGCCTCTTTGAATGAGGAGAGCGCGCGATATTCAGAACTGGCCAGCGACTTCTACGTTCCGAAGCCCGAGCACTGGGCGATGAATACGACGGTGAACAAGCAGGCCACCATTCAATATGAACTGGATCCGAAGATTGCGCATAGGCTCTACGATTGGCTCAAGGAGCATAACGACAACAGCTACGGGCTCTATCAGGCGTTGCTCAGCGGTATCAACGATGAACACGGTGCCAGCGGTCTCAAGATTCCGGGAATTGCCCGTGAGCAAGCCCGCATGGTTCTCGGTGTGAACATTTACACCCAGTGCGTGTGGAAGTGCGACCTCAAGAATCTGCTGAACTACCTGCGTCTGCGCACAGATAAGCATGCGCAGTTTGAGATTCGCGTGTTCGCTGATGCCATTGCTCGCGTCACGGAAGTGCTGTTTCCTGCTGCATGGGCCAGCTACAAAGACCACTTCATCGACGGTATCAATCTCAGCAAGGTGGAGTTGTTGATTTTGGGTGGGATGCTTGCCGGTTGTCACTGCGCGCGAATCGCGATTGAGAATGCCGGTTGGAGTCAGCGTCGCTTCGACGAGTTTGCCAAGAAGATTCGCAAGAACGACTTTGTCTCAGAAGCCGTCATCTTCGAGACCGTCAACTGCGCATGGCCCGACAGGAAATAACCATGTCCATCTCCGACGAACTCAACCCCCTCACCTTCGCCGCCCTGCGCCGTGCCAACGTCGCGCGCCTCCCGCTTTTCAAGGATGCCCTCGGCAAGGTGGTCCACGTGGCGGACGGTTCCGACTGGTCCGACGCCGAATGGCTCGAAGCGGTGCTGGGTGAGTTGGGGGAATACGCCAACCTCAAGAAGAAGATCCGGCGCGGCGACCTCGACAATCTGCCCGAGGAGTCACGGAGGATCATGCTGGCGAAGGAACTGGCCGATGTCGTGGTCTACCTCGACATCCTCGCCTTCCGTCTCGGCATCGACCTTGGCAAGGCGACCGCCGATAAGTGGGACGAAGTGTCCCAGCGCGTCGGCTTGGACATGCGCATCGGGCAGTTCGCATGACGGCGCTCAATGACCTCAAGCCCGGCGACAAGTTTCGTGTCGTGGCAAAAAATGGCAGGATTCTTCCGCCGGTTCGCACGGTCCGCGGCAGCGCGGAGTATCCAGGTTATCTGCCTACCGACCTGCGTCGCGATGTGTTGAGCGCTGATGGGCGTTGGATGCGGATGGCGCGGAACCTGACTGTTGTGGTGGTGCCGTGAAAGTTCTGCTCACCGCCGACTGGCAGTTCGATACCTACGCCGGTCTTTCGACGATCGGCGTCGACGGCGTTTCGACGCGTTTGACCGATATGCTCGACTGCTGGCGGTGGATGACCAAAATCGCGATCGACCAGAAGTGCGAGCGTATCTTCGTGGTCGGGGACTTCATCGACTCCCGCACCAGCATCGACATGTCGGTGCTGGACCGCCTCTGCCGCGTCGTGCATGAAACATCGCAAAGCGTCGATCTGTGCTTCATCGTCGGGAACCACGATTCTTACCTGCGTACGCCCGGCATCAATTCGATGCAGATTTTTCTCGGCAGCGGTGAGGTGATTGATCAGCCATTCATGATGCCGCCGTTCATGCTCATGCCCTGGACGGACGACAACACCCAACTGGCCGAAGACATCGCCCAGGCCGCCGAGGAATCGCATTGCGACTACCTGCTGGCGCATGCCCTGATCGACGGCGCCGTCCACAAGTCCGCCAAAACTCTGCCGATCGAAGCGCTCAAGCCCCGGTCCTGGAAGCGTGTTCTGCTGGGTGACGTGCACGCACCGAAGGATACCGACAACATCCACTACATCGGCTCCCCGATGCAATTGGACTTTGGTGACTGCGGCGGGAAGCGCGGGGTGCGCATCCTCGATACCGAGACTGACACGTTGTCATTCGTCGAGAACACCGTCAGCCCGCGGTTCTATAAGATCACCGACTCCTTCGCGGTCCCGGAGGTTGGCGAAAACGACTTCATCTGGATCGACGCTCCGGACCACGCGACCTACCTGAAGATCAAGGCCAAGGTCGAACATGCCCGCATCGTCAGGTCGAGCTATTCCGAAGCGCCAGGAGCCCCGCCGCGGATCGACATCCGCACCAGCCACACCCACGGCGACATCATCACCGCCTATCTGAAATACCGCGATCTGCCTGATCCGGGTGGGCACCTGTCCAAACTCGGCAATGAACTGCTGGAGAGAGCGAAGGGGCTGTCGTGAGCTTTGTCATTGGGTTGGTCGACTACGGCAACTTCATGTTCTTCGAGCAGACGAGCTTCGACTTTGCGAAGACTGGATTGACCCTCATTGAGGGTGATAACGGCATGGGCAAAAGTGCCCTGTTCGACGGTATTAGTTTTTCACTCTATAGTAAGTGTATTCGGCCGAAGTACGACGGCGACAACATCATCCGGCACGACTCCACGGGCGGTACGTATGTGTCCGTCAACATCACCGACGGAAAAACCAGGATCCGCTGCATCCGTTACCGCAAGCACCCGAAGCACCGCGACAACGTGCGCCTCTTCGTCGATGACGTTGAAGTCACTCGCGGAACCAACGCGCAGACCGACGCCGCGATCGTGCAGATGATCGGTGTCGACTACCTGAGCTTCATGAACGTGGTCGCTTTCGGCGTGCGCGAAGAGGTGAAGTCGTTCTTCTCCGCCGACGACAGCGACCGTAAACGCATCTTTGACAAGATGCTGTGCCTCGAACTGTATGAGGATGCGCGCAAGCTCGCCGCTTCTGACTCCAAGATGATCCAGCCGAACCTCGACCGCATCGACACGGAGATCGCGTCGGTGACTGCGGTGCTGGAGAATCAGAACGTGCGCCTGCAAGTCCTTCAGGAGAAGGCGAACCAGGACAATAGCGAAGTGTCCTTCGACTTCATCCGTGCGCAGGCTCGGCTTCGTCGGACTAACGCGATGTCAATCCGAACGACCGTCGATCGTGCTCGTCTTGTCGAGCGTCAGCAAAAAGCCGCCGCTGCCATCACCATTCGCCGCCGTGAAGTCGCGGTCAAGCAGGCCGCCATCAACGCGCAGCGCAGTGCGCACACCGACATCATCTCCACCATCTCTGGTGAGATCGCTCGCACCGAAGTCAGGCTCAGTGCGCAGAAGAAAGAGATGGCGTCGTGGGCGAACATGACCGGCAGTCGCTGTCCCGCTTGCGAGCAGGAAGTCAAAGCCAGCCACGCGGACATGAACGTCCGCGCCCTGCGTGATTCGATCGAAGCTTTGGCGCCCCAGCTTGCAGATGCCAAACGGAGGCTCACAGAGGCCAGAACGGCGCAGGACTCCCTGGCGGACGTGCTGCAACCGAATGATCGCTGGGCAGGCCTTTACGCGGCTGCAATTGCCCACAAAGACGAAGAGTTGAGCCGCCTCCGGGCCGAAGCTGCCACCCTGCGCGAACGCGTGGCATCGTTGAAGTCTCGCATGTCCCAGGACCGCGCCGCTGTGACTGCACTTGAATCCGAGATCGCCATTGGGCGCAACAAGCTCCTCAAGCTGACCGAAGAACAGGCCGAACTGCGCGGGCGCCAGGATCAACTCCTGTTCTGGATCGAAGCATTTGGCAACTCCGGGATCAAGAGCTTCCTGATCGAATCCGAGATACCTGAGATCAACCGCAGGGCCACGGCCTACGCGCAACGTCTCCTCGGACCCGGGGCGATCCTGCGCCTCCATGCTACCCGGGAACTCAAGACCAAGCGCGATGTCTACCGCGAGGAACTGTCCGTCGAGGCCGTCATTCCCGGCAAGACCGACCTGTACCACGGCGCGAGCAAGGGGCAGAAGCGCCGGTTCGATGTTTCGCTTCTCTGCGCTTTCCGGGACCTCCTGGCGTCCCGGACCGTCAAGCCATTCAACCAGCTTTTCGTCGACGAGATTTTTGACGGGCTCGATCGTCAGGGTTGCTCCTACGTGATCGACATTCTGAAAGAAACCGCAGCGACCTGCCCGGTGATCATGGTGACCCACGACGAACGCATAAAAGCTGCGGCGGATGTCGTGTTCTCTGTGGTCGACCGCGGCGGCTCTTCCGTTGTTGTTGCGCATGGCGCGAAAACCACTACGCTCTCCGCGGCACACTGACCATATGACCGACGGACGACGCAAGGGAAACAGCTACGAGAACGAGATCGCACGAAAGATGTCGATCTGGTATGGGGGACCGTCGTTCAAGGATATGTCGACGACCAATCTTTTGTTTCGGCGGAGGGAAGCGGACGACAGCAATCTGATCAGTACCTGGGTGGGGGGCCGGGACCTGATTCATGATCCACGCATCAAGGTGCCGTGGTGCATTGAACTCAAGAAAGTGGAAGCCAATTGGGACTTGGGCATTGCGATGACCAGTTCAAAGTGGGGGCCGTGGATGTGGTGGGAACAGGCGAAGCGGCAAGCCGTAGAAGCTGAACTCACGCCACTCCTTATCTTTTCCAAGAATCGGTCACCCGATCTTGCCCTGTTGTCCAAGGCAGCGTTTTTCAACATGCACCGCATTGGTCCTGAACCAACACCGCGGATTATGTTCAATGATGCTGTCGTGTTGCCACTGGACGTTCTGACGTCATCCACCCCTCCTTCTACCCTGTGAGATCCCCATGAACGAAGACGAAGACAAAGTCGATACCGCAGTGGCGGACGATGCTGATGCCGACACCGACACTGATGCCCCTGACCTTCTGACGGACATCCCCGTCGGCGGCCGGGTCGGTAGTGGGCACCTCGAAAAGGTCCTGCGCCATACCCTGGGCAAGAAGGCCTGCACCAAGCTGCAAGCGACCGCTGCCTGGACCGCATTGCTCGGCGTGATCACGGAGGCCATCCAGACCGGTCGCACCGTGTCACTGGTCAACGTCGGCACGCTCGAACCGTACGTCAAGAAGCCGACCAACTATCGCGAGGCCGGCGGCGATACCCTGCGGCGTGTTCCCGCGCGTCGGTATGTTCGGTTCATCCCGGCCACCAGCCTCAAGCAAGCGCTCAAGGAAAAGAAAATCTGATGTCGTCCGAAGTCGCCATTGCACAGGCGCAGCTTTCACCGGAAGAGCGAGGCGTAGTCGTCGAACTCTTTTCGCGTGGGGCGTCTGTTCTTGTCGAGCTTGGCTGGACCATCACGCAGGTCAGCGACTTCCTCAATCGTCCTGAGGTGCGGACGCAACTCGACTTGCTCAAGCACGAGTTCGACAATCAGGAGGCGATCCAATCCCGTGTCCAGTTCAGCACCAAGCGCGGGCTGGCGCGGCTGGCGCCGACTGCGGTGTCTACCCTCAACCGGGCCATGGCCGGACCGACATACATCCGCGATCCTGAAGGCAGGATCATGCAGGACCGCCACGGCAATCCGCTGACGCGCGATGCTGGGATCACCCCAACGCAGCTTCGCGCCGCGGAAAAGGTCATGGAGTGCCTTGGCATAGAATCCAAGGTCCGCATCGACATCCGTGCCGACAGCAACCTCGACGTGCTCATGAAGCCGGCGGAGATTGCCAGCGCACGCATCGACGTGGAAGATACCGGCGGCCTGGATCCGAAGGAACAAGCCCTGGCGCGTGAACGTGTGCGCAACCTGATCGAAAAGCTCGGACCCCGCGCTGCCGACTTGGCCAAGGCGATTCAGCAGAAGATGCAGAAGCCACGGGCGGTCAGGCAGGCTGCCCGCGAGATCAAAGCCGCGAAAGTAGTAGAATGAATGGCTGTTCGCAGGCTCCCTCCCAAGAATCCCGTCTTTGGCGGAACTGATCAGCACGCGCGTCCGCGGCCGGGCAACCCCGCGAACGGCATCCGGCCGACCGAAGCGAACGCCGACACCATCGCGCTCTTCGACAAGTTCGCTGAAGACGTCATCAACGGCAGTGGCGATGACATTCGCACGGCATTTGATGCGCTGAACTCCTATGAGCGCAAGCTGGTGATCGAATGGCTGGTCAGCAGCTTGGGCGAAGGCGACGCCTACAACGTCATCCACGATGCCATCTGGGAGATCGACTTCATCCACAAGCCGGTGATGCCAGAAGTATTCTTCACTGACCAGAAATACTTTGGGCGCAACTTCTCCAAGATTTACGACAAGTGGATGCACGACCTGTGCACGGTGCTGCATCCGAACTCAGGAATTACTGAGTGGCTACTAACTGGGGGCATAGGAACTGGAAAAACGAGCATGATGGGAGGCGCGCTCGGGTACAAAATCTATTACATGTCCTGTATGCGGAATCCCGCGCAATACTACGGACTGATGATTGATTCGTTCATCACGTTTGGCATTTATTCGATTACGAAGAAACAAGTCACCGATAGTGCTTATGCCAAACTTCGCAGCTATCTGGAAAGCAGTCCGTACTTTCAACAGGAGTTTCCGCACAATCTGCGGCTCTCATCGGAAATCGAGTTCGATAAGTCGAACGTGAAAATCATTTTAGGTTCTCGGGAGTTTCATGCTCTCGGTCTCGACCTCTACAGCTTCGTCATGGACGAAGTCAACTTCATGCACATGCCAGGAAAGACCAAGGCGGAGATTGAAGGCGAAGTCGGGCAGGCCAAGAAGCTTTACGACAACACCAGCACGCGTGTCTTGAGTCGTTTCAAGCGCCCCGGTGGGACTATTCCGGGCATCATGTTGCTGGGTTCATCGCGTGCAGGTTTGGGCGCCTTCCTCGAAGAGCGCATCAAGTTGACGAAGAATGATTCAGCGGTGTACGTCAGCGACTACGCCATCTGGGACCTCAAGCCCAAGGAGTTCGCCAAGCAGTCGTGGTTCAAGGTCGAAGTCGGTGACCGTATTGCGCGCAGTCGCATCCTGAAGCCCGATGAGAAGCCGCGCGACGGCGCCAAGCTCGTCGAGATCCCCCAGGACTACTACAAGCAGTTCATCGAAGACACCGACCAAGCGCTGCGTGACATCGCAGGCGTTGCCACCTTCAATGTCAGTCCGCTTATCCACGACCGCGCTTCGATCTTCGACGCGATCACCGATCAGATCCCATGTCCGTTTGATCGCGAAGAACTGACCATCGACATCGCCACCGACTTCCACCTGCAAGATGCGTTCAATGTTGAGCGCGTGTGTCAGGTCGTTGATGGCAAGTGGACGCCGCGCCTTAACCGAGGCGCTCCCCGCTACCTCCACGTCGACATCGCACTGACGGGGGACTGTGCCGGCATCGCGATGTCGCACCTCGCGGGTTTTAAGAGCGTCAAGCGTACCGATCCCGCGAACCTCGGGATCACGACCACAGAGAACCTGCCGGTGGCGATGGTGGACTTCATGCTGCGTATCCGGCCGCCGCCCGGTAGTCGTATTGACCTCTCGAAGATCCGCTCATTCGTTGCATACCTGACCAAGTTCTTTCCAGTCCATGTTGTCACCTTCGACGGTTACGAATCGGAGGACAGTCAACAGATCCTGAACAAGATGGGAATCATGGCGAAGGAGATCAGCGTCGACCGGGACGACATTAAATACGTCGGTCTGCGCGCTGCGTTCTCTGAGCGGCGCATTCACACGTACCGCTACGAACCCTTCATTGAAGAAGTCCTGGACCTCACCCGCGACATCAAGGGAAAGGGCAAGGTCGATCACCCAGTGAAGAATGCGAAGGGCGGAAAAGGCAGCAAAGACGTAGCTGATAGTTGCTGTGGGTCTGTCTGGAATGCGCTCCACAGTCAGGTTGCCATCGCTGCCCACTACAGCAACGACATCAAGACCAACACGCACATGGTCGACCCGCGTACCGAATCTGCACTGCAATCGCGTCAGCCGCCGATCATCACCGGCGAGGGCGGGAAGATGGATTGGCAGTCGCTGGAAAAAAATCTGTGAGATGGACTGACACGATGTCAATTGCCGCATGCTTCACGGTTACTACGCTCTGAGCCATGCCGCAGATGCCCGATTCTCCCGTAGGTTCGACAAACGGTCAGTCCGAACTGGTCGGAACCCCGCACAAGCAGGCGTGGTACTGGCGTTTGCTCGGGCTGTACGACAAGCAGACCCACGCTACCCAATACGACACCGACGGTGAACAGCGCAGTGACGCGGAAGAACAGGCGCAGGAATGGTGGCGCCGCCTCTTCCACATCGCCGGGTCCAGGCTCGAACGCTACCGCATCTTCGAGGAGATGGATGGCAGCGGCATGGTGTCGAGCTTCCTCGACATCTACGCGGAAGAGGCCACCCAGCCCGACCATGAACGTGGGCGCCACGTCTGGATCGAATCGAAGAACGAGAAGATGATCAAGGCGGGCAACGAATGCCTGCACAACATCATGATCGAAGACCGCGGCACCCCGCTGGTCCGGCGCATGTGCAAGATGGGCGATGGCTTCCAGCGCAACATCTACCAAGCTGGAAAAGGTGTCATCGGGTGGAAGTACTGCCGCACCGACAAGATGCACCGCGTCGAGGACAAATACGGCCGCCTCGTCGGATTCCGTCAGGACGGCGTCCAGTTTCGCAACGGCAAACGCGCGACCTCCTGGCCCTGGGACTACACGCATTTCCGCCTGCTCGGCAAAGACGAAGAGACTGGATACGGCACGGCGCTGCTCGACACGTGGTTCAACCCGTGGCGCACCTATTGCATCGCTGCCGGAACTCTTATCTGGACCACTGACGGCCCCACGACAGCCGAGAGTGTTTGTCGTGGACAGGTCACTTACGCTCACGACCCGGCTACGGGTGAGACGCGGAAGACAGAGATTGTTGCGGTCTTGAAGCAGGGTGTGCAGAAGCTGGTTCGGATTCGGACCGCGCATCGGCAGATTGTCGTTACTGCCAATCATGGGATGTTGGCGCGCGACAAGGACGGCAACTTTCTCTACAAGCGTGCCGATCATCTGGTCGCGGCGCCCGATCGGACGGTTTGGCCTGCCTATCGGGATCGTGATTCGCTTGTGCTCCCTCGTTTGGTTGATGGGGACGCTACGCGGAGGTTTACGCTGAGTGGTGATGCATGGTCAGTGCTCCCGCGCGGGCCTGTCGAAACCCCTCCTGGGATTATGGATAAGCTGCGTTCCGCCCAACTCGTCGGACATAAGCATATTCAGAAGGTTGCGCATGCCTTTTTGCGTGGCAAGAACGGCATATCACATGCGAACTATCTGCGCTTGCGCGCTGCCGGTATTGATGTTCCTCCGGTTGATCTTGTGGTTCGCACAGGGAAAAATCCGGTGCACGGGGTTGACCTGGATACGCTTTCTTTTGAAGTCGATGCGCGCTTTGCACGGTTTCTCGGCTTCATGCTTGGCGACGGATGGTTCGAGTCGAAAGGCATCGCATTTGCGTTGGGCGAGGACGATGGCTGCAACACCTACTACATCGACCTGTGTCGTGAATTGTTCAATTGCACCCCAGAGCCTCGGGGGGCGGCAACCTTCAATGCGCTCGGCGCCGGGCATGTGCAGGTTCTCGGGCTTGGGATTAAGCGCATGTTGGAATCTGTTGGTTTCATTCACGGTTTTGCGAAGAAGCGTGTTCCGTCGTGGCTTTATGGGATGTCTCTGGAAGTGCGGCGTGCTTTCTTGCAAGGGATGTTTGATGCCGACGCAGGTTTCCAGAGCAACGGTTGGCGTCTTGGGCTTTCCAACGAAGAACTGATGCGGGGCTGCTGGACGTTGGCGCAGATGTCGGGATACAGAGTCAGTCGCGAGATCAAGTCAATCGACAGGGAGACCACAATTCGCGGAAAGCGCGCCAAGGCGCTGCGCGCATTCCGTATTTTTGTCAGTGACGAGGCGACTGATGCTCCTGTTGTCTACGAACCTGTAACGCACGTCGAGCCTATAGGGGAAGGGGAGACGTATGACATCACCGTTGCCGACGATCTTCACAACTTCGTTGCTAATGGCGTTGTTTCACACAATACGCTGAGCATGGATGCTGTGCTTATGTATCGCCTTCGCCGTGCGCCAGACCGTAACATGGTGCTTGTTGATGTTGGTAATATGGAAGAGTCCGAGGCGATGGACTACGTGAATCAATTTAAGAAAGCCTTTCGGAAGAACGAGTATATTGACCCGGCGAGCCCCAATTACAGGAAACAATTCAATCCCCTGACCCCGTGGGAAGATGTCTTCCTGCCTGTGCGCGGTGCCGACTCCGAAACGCGCATCGAACCGATGTCTGGTGCTGGCAATGCCGGTGAGATCCAAGACGTGGACATGAACCGGAAAATCTTCTGCGGTGTGGCGAAGATTCCGGCTGCCTATATCGGCTTTGAAGGGGATGTCAACGCAAAAGCTACCCTGCTCCAGCAGGATGTGCGCTTTGCCCGCACCATCAAACGCATTCAGAAGGCCTACAAATACGGCATCCGTCAGACCCTCGACATCCATTACACCCTGCTCGCCGTCGGAAACTCCGACTACGATCCCACCGCCGAAGAGAACCGTTACCTCGTTTGCGTCCCGCCAAGCTCCTACCTCGACGAACTCGAACGCCTCGAATTGATTCAGCTTCGCAGCGAACTCATGGGTGCGATGGCCCAGTTTGGCCAGACCCTCGGCGTGAATCCCAAGGTGTGGAGCGTCTACATCCTCACCCAATACGCCAAGCTTCCCGAAGACGTCGTCTTGCGTCTGCTCTCGAAAGAGGTGGCCGGTCCCGAAGCTACCAGTGTGACGGGCGGCGGAAACACGCCTGAGGAGTCGCTGACGAATCAGAAGGCTATTCTGGAAGCGGCGCGCATGACTGGTACCGAAGGCTACTACTGCCTGTCGTCAGGGGAGAAGAAGCGCATTGCCGAGTCGATCCACCGTTCCCCTGCGCTGCGCAAGATCATCGGTGACATCGCAGAAGCACACCTGGACGATCAGATCGTGCAGCAGACCGACCCGTCGACCCTGCCCCCGCTGTGGATGGGTCAGGACATCACCGACGGCATCGAAGATTCCGAAGAGCGCAAGCAGTTGAACGAAGACTTGGAAACACTCCGCGCCAAGAAGGCGTAGTCATGCCCAAAGGCATTCCACAGAACAATACCACCCGCATCACCAGCGTCCGCTCGAATCCAATCGACGGGCTTGGGGATGCGCTGGTTCAAGCCGCCCGCGCCTCCGGCAAGAACGAATACGAGATGGGCATCGCGCTGACTTATCTGTGCGAAGCGATCATGGAACAGGTAGTGCTCGGCCGACCGGTGACCATTCCGGGATTCGGGCAATTCGGTCCGCGTCCGTGCAAGAACGAACTGCGCGTCGAGTACGGTGCACCGTCTTGCGCACACGTGGCCTTTTACGCCAACTACCAATGGCAGATGCGCGTCGCCCGCGAGACCATCCCCGACTGGGACGTCTGCGGCAAGATATTGAGCCAGTACATGAAGAACCACCGTCGGGCAGGCGGGCGGCGTTCCAAGCCGCGCCCGAGTCGCCCAAACCGCCGCGACATGGAAATGGCGCTGTACGTCATGCGTTGCAACCTGATCCGGAACGCCGACCGCGCCAGTTACCCGCTTCCCGCGTGACGCGGAAAACAGCGATTGACATCGTGTCAGTCCGTGCATGATGACCCCCCATCACCAGCGGTCCCCTGGACCAGGAGTCTTATATGTGGATTGCTCATCTTCGAGATGGTGAGCACCAGCTTCCGGTTGTGGGCTGGGACGGTTATTACGTTACTGATCACGGGCGTGTGTTTTCGTTCAAGCACCAGGGGTTCAGGACTTCGACGATCGAACTGGATCAGGAGCCGGCTGAACTGAAATTGACTGTTGCACGGGTTGGGTACAGGCGTCGCGCGATTCCGATTTGCAATTTGCGTAACGGGCGCGCAAATAGACTCGTCAGGCCGGTTGGGCTGATTGTTCTACGGGCGTTTGTCGGCCCGCGCCCTTCCAGGGCGGTCATGTGCCACGCGAACGACAACCCATTTGACAACCGTCTAGACAATTTGCGATACGACACACAGGCGGCCAATGCTGCTGATGCTATACGCAACGGGCGCATGCCCTGGGGCGAGGAGCATTGCAAAGCGCTCCTGACCAATGCGCAGGCTGCGGAGATCATTGCTTCTGCTGATTCGATCACAGCGTTAGCCCAAACGTACGGAGTGTCACGCGATGTGATCGAATACATCCGTCGCGGTCAAACTTATCGGCATTTGCCGCGCTATGCAGAAACTTGATTGACATCGTGTCAGTCTGTATACGCTTTGCTCATCACACCAACGGTCCAAAGGACCAAGGAGTCAAAAATGTGGGTTCTAACGACTTTCGGGATGTTCTCAGTCGTCGCTGAGAAAGAGACCATCACCCGCGGCAAGGTGTCCTTCACCCGGGCGTCTCCCGACGAACGCGTCATCCGTGCGCGCACCCTCGAAAGCATGGTCACGCTCATCCGCGTTGTCCCTTTGCTCGATGGTCGCGAGATCCACGAGATCCCCGGCCGCGATTACGCCTTCCGCATCTTCGTCACCAAGGTCGAACTGATGCTGGTCATGTCGCACCTCGCGGAGGCCATCGACTATTCCAACTTCAAGGACGCCGCCAAAGAACGCGCCAAGGACATTCCGGAGCGCAAAGGGTACCTGGACCTCCTCCACAAGGTTTGGGGGCTCGGAAACGCCTTGCAGCAGGCTCTGCACCCCGGTTCCGGGCTGTACGGTTCCTGGTTCGATCACGAACAGACCCCGCGCGCGGACAAGGGCAGGAAGAACCGCCGCAAGCGGAAGATCGTGCTGGACGCGTCCCCTTCTGATGACGCGGATTTTGGCCTGGAACCGGTGCTGCTGTGAGCGCGATTGCCGCCATGATCAACCCCATCCCGAAGACCGGCGCATCCCGCACCGGTACCATCACCGCCGACTTTCGCACGCTGATCACCATCCTCGGCATGCCGAATGCGACTGCCCTGGACGATGCTGACAAGGTCGGCGCGTCCTGGGGGTTCCAGCACGACGATGGCCGGGAAGGCTTCGTGTGGTGTTACAGCACCGCCCCGCATCAGTGCCGGGAATGGTCCTGTACCGGTGACCGTTCGCTGCTCGACGAGCTATTCGGCAACGACTACGTTGCACACTGACGCATGGCGCGGATACTGTCGCCCGGAGAACCCATGAACGAGAAGCGCCAGATCCCACCGCCCGCCCGCGGACCCATCGTCGAAGACCTGGACTCCGTCGGCGGCCATGATGCTGCCACCAACGCCCCCGTGATCCGTCCGAAGACCACCGACGGCCACGCCGACGAATCGGTCAAGGCCACCGATCCGCGTGAGCGCGCAAAAAAGCACTGATCGCGCGGAAGTCTGATGCTCGACTACAAAATCCTGTCTCGGAGCATCGACAACCGCGTCTTTGAAGATTCGGATGTTGTCCTGTTTGCCGTCACCGTTGCAGAAGCCTGCAAGGATGGATGGGATCCGCAACCAAACCAGCGGCTGAACCTAAGAAAGAGTTTGTTATTCGCATTCCTCTTACTGCGGTAAATATCGTCGTCGAATCCTGCCCCCGTTGCAGTTTGCGGCACGGTCTTCTCGCTCGGCGTTTTACCCGCCCCAGTGTCTTCAATTTCTATTCTGTCTGCCCGACCACCCAAGAACCGGTGGTTTTTGCTCTGCTGGACCAGGACCGCATTGCTTAAAGAGCATTTTACGCGCTATGCGGAAAAGAGGCATTGACACGATGTCAGTCCGCATATGCTTCGCTCATCACACCAACGGTCCAATGGACCAAGGAGCCTCCCATGAAAGCCACCCGTACCGACATCATCACCCTCCTCGTCGAGATGGCCAAGCCCCTCGCGGAAATCAACGCGAAACTCCAGGAAAAGGGCTTCGCGCCCATGACCGCCGATGAACAGGTCATCTTCATGCCGACCGTCAACGCCATCGCGGACGCCAAGGCCAAAACCGCTGCCAAGGCGACCGTCCCGGCTGCCCAGACCACCGACGGGGAGAAATATCCCACCGTCATGCCCGAAGGTGCCACTCCGGAGAAGGTGGCCAAGGCGGTCGACTTCTTTGCCCACAACATCGCGGATCTTCTCAAGGTGACCTGCCCCGAAGGCCACGCCCAGTACAAGGCCATCAAGGGCTTGGTCCCGACCAAGGAAACCAAGGCCAAGGCCTATGCCTTCGCCTTCAACCTGCTCTTGGAAAAGTTCAAGGTCTGATCATCCGCTCTGTTCCTGGCCCATCCGCTGTCATGGCGGATGGGCTTCAGTGTTGCACCACATTACCAGGAATACGCCATGGCCGTCCGCAAGCTCGCCACCGTTCCCGCAGTCAAACCCAAGAAGCCGACCCTGGCCCGGCGCGTCGAGGCCAGCGTTTCCAATCTCGTCAACGTCCTGGAAGCGCTCGGCAACGCCGCTCCTGGCGATGTCACCAGTCAGGATTCGCTCGAAGCCGCGTACCTGCTGAATGCGCTACGCGGCGAAGCCGAGAAGGCCTTCAAGCACATCCAGATCCAGATCAAGGCCGCCACCGACCAGGGCCTGTCCTTCGAGCCCGGCCGCTTCGCCCCCTTCGTCGAGGAAACCACTGGCCGCCGTCCGAAGTGGAAGGAAGTCGCCACTACGACCGCCCAGCAACTCGCCACCGTGCAGGGCGTCCCGTTCGATGAGGCCGCTTACGTCGAAGGTATCCAGGCTGCATCCGAGAAGCCGGAAACCCGCGTCGGCATCACTACGGTCTCCTGAGCCATGGGCACTGACATCAACATCAAACTCATCCAGAAAGATGAGTACGGGAAGTATCCTCGCATATGGCCGTCGGCGCATTCCGACTACCATTTGCCACGGTACGTCAATATTTTTCCTGCCCTTCTCAATGCAGAGCGTGACCACTGGCACTACGTCGATGGGCTTGCAGATTTTATGGAGTACGATTTTTTTGGAATCCAGGCGCTGACGCCTGATGAGCTTGAGGCCACGGTCAGGCAGGCAGAGCCTCATCACTTCGATCCCCCGGATCCATCCGATGACGAGGTGTCGTTCGTTCAGGTTCTGGCCGATGCGCGCAAGCTCACGCGCGATCCTCTGGTTGTCATATGGTTCGATAACTGATGACCTCCCGCCGCAAGCCGGGGCTATGGTTTCGGTCAATCTCCATCGAAGTCGAAAATGTCACACCGGCACAAAAGAAACTGTGTGCGGTGTGCAACTGTCTTCCGCAGGAACGGCGACTGGTCGTTGATGCCGGCGCCGGGCGGCGCATCACCACTACGGTCTATTGCATGGAGGACGGACGGGCATACCTGCACCGAATGTCCGTTGAAGCGGAACGCGCAAAAGCATACCTGTCCACTGGCGAAGGCGAGATTCGATCCCTATGAACGTCACCCTGGACATTCCCGACCGCGCGAATCTCCGTGTTGGCATGCGCATGCGTGTGCTCGACGAAAAGAGTCTGAGCTTCCGTATGTTGGGCACGATCATGAGCTTCACCTACGACAGCGACAAGGCGCATGCGGTGTATCTCAAGATCCCGTACATGGACCCGCAAACGAATGCCCCGGCCTGGAAGACGGACTTCTTCCGCCTGGACCAGTTGAGGGCACTGTGAAACCGCGCATTGGAGCACCAAAAGCCCCGCCTGGATTCAAGGTGGTTGGTGTTGCCCGCGCCGTCGACATGTACCCCCGCCCACTACGGATCCTGGCATGGTTCCTCTGGCGCACCCCGTTCAAGATCGTCTCTCGACGTTTTGGCCGCTCCCCCTACGGGCGCGTTGTGGCGCTCGCCGTTAAGGACACCGATGCCGCTTCATGATCCACCTCCGCCGGTGATCTACCTGGACGTGCATGATGTCTGCGCACCGTGGATGCGAGAATGTCTGCGATTGGTTGGGCGTGAAGAACTGTACGCGCACCCCGACCTCGACCGTCAGAATGTGCAGAACTCATTCGGCATGACCTACCCTCAATTGGTTGAGATCATCGACGCCAAAGGCATCACGTTCTGGTCTGAGATGAAGCCATTCGCCCACTACGGAGAACTGTTTCGTGCCGTTGTCCGTTATGGCGAATTGCGCTTTGTCACCGACCCGCGTGATTACCTGTGGGCGCCGCGCGGAATGATGCTGTGGTTCAAGAAGAATGCCGCCGGGGCGCCGTACTACATCACCAGCCATCGCCGTTTCCTGGCCCAGTCGAATACGATTCTGATCGACGACAATCGCACCAACGTGCGCGAGTTCATCCAGAACGGCGGCCACGCCATTCATTTCAATCCGCTACGTGAAATGGACATGGTGAAAGATGTCGAAAGCCTCCTCAAACTATTTGCAGGCAATTGCGCGCGAAACAATCTATTGAAACACTATTGACATTTACTACAATCTGAACCCGTGAACAAGACCATCTTGACTGAAGAGGAAAATGATGCAGGCGTCATCGTCCGTGATGACGACGGTGCGACGTTCACTGTCGACTTCCTGAGCTTCGAGAATTGCCCAATCAAGGTCGCCGTCACCATGCCGAAGACGATGTCCGAGAAGGCCATCCGCAAAGCGATCATCACGCTGGCAGAGAACGTCGATGTCTACGTCGACCTGATCCGGCAGTACAACGAATCCCGCAACCTCCGTCAGACCCCCGTGCGCCGTCCGCGCATCAACCACAAGCCATCAGTCAAGGCATCCCCATGAACACCGAGAACGCCGCCGATACCACCGCCCCGGAAGCTCCCGTGCAGCCACAGGAAGCCTCTCAGACGGCACCGGAAGCGGCGGCCCCTCCCGAAGGCACCGGGCTGTCTTTGGAGGCTCTGGCGGGGCTCGCGCAGGCCTTCACGTACGAGGAGCACGTCTACGGCTATGGCCCCGTGGCGCGCATCATCCATCGCCGTGTGATCACCGGCATCTTCCCGCTGGAGTTCCACCCCTTCATCGGGCGCCAGCAGATGGAATTGACGGCCAAGGATCCGCTCGGCCGCGTGCGCAAGACCAACGCCATGCTGGACTTCCCGCTGATCGGCGCGAACAACCTCGACGAGGCCATCGCCTACTACGGACCCTGCTGCCAGACCGCCCAGAACGACGGCAATCGCCAGTTTGCCGATGTGCTGTCGGAACAGTTCAAGCAGCACATGGCCCAGAGCGCCAGGATCCAAGGACCGGGCGTCCCCCGTCGCTGATGCGGTGCTTTCCGCATGACGCGGAAAACAGCGATTGACATCGTGTCAATCCCGCCATGATGCAGCCATACCCCAACGGTCCCCCGGACCTGGAGCCTGCCATGTCGACCCCCACCCTTCGCTCGCGCATCATCGGTTCGATCATCGGCACCTGCATTTCCGACGCTCTTGGGGTTTATGCAGAGTTCAGCACCCGTGAAGCACGCGATGCGGATCCGATTAAAGAGATGCGTGGACACGGCACCTGGAATCAACCGGTTGGGACGTGGTCTGACGACTCCTCCATGACCCTGGCCGCCGCTGACGTTCTGGTCCGCAAGGGCTGGGACCTCGAAGCCGTCATGGATTCGTTTGTTTCCTGGTATGACCATGCGACTTGGACCGCCCACGGTGTGAACTTCGACTGTGGAAATGCGACGCGCGCAGCGATTGCCAAGCGCAAAGCCGGTTTTCCTGCCAGTCAGTGCGGCGGCACCAGTCTGAGCAGCAACGGCAATGGCAGCTTGATGCGTTGCATGCCCTTGAACGTGTATGCCCTTTTCAGCAATCCGCACCATATCGAACGTTTTGCCCGCGAGGGGTCCGCCCTGACGCACGCCCACGACCGTTCGACCTATACGTGTGTTACGCATGCGCGCATGCTCTCGCCGCTGGCTAACGGGCGCAGCATTCGCGAAGCGTTGGCCATGGCTGTCGGCGGCATGTTGCTCGGGACCGAGGATAAGCGCGAGTTTGCTCGCCTTGAGGATGGTTCGATTTTCGCTGCCGCGCGCAGGGACATTCAGAGCGGAGGGTACTGCATCCATTCGCTGGAATCCGCAGTGTGGTGCTTGCACCAGACAGAGACCTTGGGTCTGGTTGGTACCGAAGCATTTGCGCATAGCGTCCTGGCCGCAGTGAACTTAGGGTCTGACACTGATACGACGGCGGCGATTACCGGCGCGCTGTCCGGATGGATCCATGGTGCAGAGGCGCTGCCGCTGGAATGGCAGCGTGTGATTGCACGTGAAGCCGATGTTGTCAAACTCGCTGTGGACTTCGCTGACACCTGTCTCATGGAGGGTTAGGGTTGAATATGGTGCGGAAGCGTTTGACGGTACAGCAACGTACAGATGCAGGTTATTTGACCGCGCGGAAGCGATTTTACGCGAAGGTGCAAAAAACCGATACCTGCTGGCTCTGGACGGGCGCTAAGAATCCGAATGGGTATGGCGAGTTTCGTCCTGTTTCGTCTCGAATTATTTCATCGTGGCCGGTCAAAGCGCATCGGTGGGCTTGGCAAATGGCCTATGGGGATATTCCGGATGGCGCAGTTGTTAGGCATCGTTGCAACCACCCCGCTTGTGTGAATCCGCAGCATCTCGTGCTTGGGACACAAATTGATAATATTGCAGATACTGTGGCACAGCGTCGTCACGCACATGGGGAAAAACATGGCGCAGCCCGGCTTAGTGAAGCAGATGTTCTGGCAATTCGTGATATATTGAAACACCGCACATGGCGAGACGGCGCCGTAATTGCAGTAGCGTCGAAATACGGAGTTTCACCGCGGGCGATTCGTGCTATTGCTCCTTTTCGCGGTGGCGCTCCCAGGCGCTGGGCACATATCTGATCCTGAGGTTCCCGAGGTTCGTTGTTTCTGCCTTCCCCGCTCGTACGCCTCCACTACGTTTCGGGGCATGAAGAAGCTCACGATCCAACCGAAGACCGAAGACATCGCCGCGCTCCGCGCTGAACTCGACCTGATCGAGACCGGCGACACCATCGCCCATCCGCGCGCCGTCATCAACAAGGTCCTGGAGTGGGCCGGCGTGCAGGACGATCCGAAGACCTTCGCCGCGCAGTTCCTCGCCCGCGATCCGATCTTCACCGCGACCGACGTCGGCTTGTGCGCGTTGCAGTTCGAGTCCTGGCTGATGCAGGAATCCGCCTCGCTCTACGCGAAGCTCGTCGAGACCGTAGTCGGCCCCAAGAGCTTCACCGCCATCTTCGAGGGCGCCCTGACCCGCGACGACACCGGCAAGCTGGGGGAAGCACAGTTCCTCAAATACAAGCTGTCCCTGACCGCCGGCACCACCGACATCGCCAACGACCGCGTCTCCGATGTGTCGATCATCGAATGTACCCCGCTCGGCAAGCAGCCCGTCCCGCCGAAGAAGATCAAGGACCCCAACGCCGACGAACAGCCCGCTGACGCCGCGACCAAGGTCCGCGAATCGCTGGAGCAGCCGGCCTGGGAAGTAGTCGAGATCGAACCCGGCGTCGTCTCCGTGACCATCCGCGATGACGAGAATGTGTTCCGCTACGTCGACGAAGGCGACATGGTTCTCTACCGTAGTGGGATCGACAAGATCCTGACCAAGCACAATGGCGATTCGACCGCCGCCCACGTCGACATCATGAACTTTCTGATGGGCGACTTTTCCGTCAAGGAATCCGTCGAATCAGACCAGACCTGGAAGCTTGTCATCGGCACCGAAGGTGTGACCGTCATCTCCCCGGCCGGCGACACCTGTTCCATGTCGGAAGACGTCAACGGTGACCTGATCTTCCTCAATGCTGAGGGCGCAGAGGTGGAGCTTCCCGGATCATTCCTCGACTACATCGACGAGATGACCCGCTCCGGCACCGTAGGCGGATTCGCCTCTGCCTCCTTCGCTCCCGTCCGTGCCAGCTTCCCGTCCAAGTACGGCATGCTCGGCAAGCGCAAGCGCGGCACCGCCCGCAACATGCTCAAGCGCCGCAACGAAGGCATCGACGAAGCTCACTACGTGCTGGTGGCCCACAGTGCCAAGCATTCGTCGGGCAAGCCGTTCACGGTCGATCATTTGAAGAAGGCCGCCGGTGCCATGGGTCATCGGTCCGGTGAGCATGTTGGAACCAGCACGCGCGGCGACACGAAGGAACAGCATCACGCCTTCAAGTTCGGTGCGAAGAAACACGCCGAGATGTTTGCGACGTCGGTGCAGTCGCATGATCCGGTCCACAACGATTCCCGCGTCCATGTGAAGAGCATCACTGAGGCCACTGACATCGCGTCAATCGACGAAACCATGCACTACCCTGTGATCGGTCGGGGCGCCAAGGGCACCACGATGCATGAGCCCATTCTGGGCCAGGGCAAGAAGACCAAGGGCGAATTGGAGCGCACGATCGACAACGCGCTGACGCCGCACACCGGTCCAAACAACGAGAAGACCTACCCTCACGGTAAGCCGCACTTCGCCGCATACATCAAGGCCAAGGATCACAGCGAAGCCATGGGGAAGCTCCGGGCCAAGACGTTCGACAAGGTCCACCACGATGAGCATGGCTTCGCGAAGAAGGCCACTACCGAAGCCGCTGGCAAAGCCTCCTGCGACTACTGGATCTGCCAGAAGACCAAGGACGGCTGGGAATTGGTGAACAACAACGCTCTGACCATGGATCAAGCCGAATCGCTGATGCAGCAGACCATGGACGCCGACGGGCAATTGGTTGTCTCCTGCGTGCGCGCCACGACCAAGGGCAACGCGATGCAGGCGATGAAGGGCAAGAACTTCGTCCAACTGGGCGAATCTTGGACCCCGCCGGAGAACTTCTTTGAGGGCTCTGCCGCGTCGATCGCCAAGGGGCTCCTGGAATCGTCACCCAACGCCAAGACCGCCGCCGCGCGGCTGAAGCTGTATGTTGGGCTGTCCAAGAACCTGACCACGGAAGCCAAGACGCGGCTCGACGACGCGAAGGCCAAGATCCTGGCGGAGGGTGTCGATCCCAAGAACTTCACCGTGGCCGACGTTCAGACCTACTACGATATGCTCCTGTGCGCCGACTGCGACATCGACGCGATGGAAGTCCGCATCGAAGAGCGCTTTGGGCTCAAGCCCAACGAATGGAAGGCCAGCCCCACCGGCTACATCTCCGTCCCGAAGATGGGCGAACAGATGATGACCCGTGCTGGTGCGCAGGGCGCCAACGAACTGCCCAACCCGACCGTTGTCCCGCCGCCGGCTCCCGGCGCTACCGGTACCGACGACGTTCCCGACGAAGAGGACGAAGAAGAAGAGGAAGGCGGTGCCAACAGCAAGGGTGATGAAGACGACGACGACGAAGACGAAGGCCCCGAGGACAAGGCCAAGCACGTCCACATCCACCTGCACAACGAATCGCTGACCGAAGGCAAACTCAACGACAAGGACCTGCGGAAGTACTTCGTTCCGAACAAGTCCGTAGTCATCAAGAACGTCTGGTGGACGATCAAGTCCCGCGACCTGGATAAGGACCGCGCGACGCTCGTCGTCTCTACCTACGCGATCAAGGATGGCCACAAGCCGGGGAAGATGGAGATCAAGTACTCCGACATCCTCAAGAACATCAACAGCGGCAAGTGGGGCGGCAGCACGCCCGACAAGGGGCACATGGGCCACAAGCAGGACCCGGAAGCCCGAGCCAAGGTTCGCGAGAAGCACGGCGTCCGCGCCGCCCCCGGTTTCGGCAAGAAGGAAGAATCCCTTACCGAAGCCATCAACGAGAAGGCCGCCAAGGAAGGCCTGGAGAAGGCGCACGCGATCCACAAGCAGATCGGTGCCAAGGCGCACTTCATGCTCGGCGCCAAGAACATGATGGTCGACCACGGGCAGGGCTACACTACCAAAGGTGAGGACGGCAAGGAGACCCACGTTCCCGGCACCGGCATGCCATCCTACCAGTTCAAGATCGGCAAGAACGCCAAGAACGTCAACCACATCAAGGTGCACCTCAAGCCCGACGACACCTACAAGGTGGACTTTGGCAAGATCAGCGGCGGCAAGTACACCGTGAAGCATTCCGCGGACGGCGTCTACGCCGACGACCTGCACCGCACCATCGAACACCATACCGGCATGAAGACGTCGCTTGGGACCATGGGCAAGAAGTGAGCGTCACGACCATCGCAGTCATCGGTTACGGCCCGGGGATCGGCAACGCGATCTTCCGGGAGTGCCACCTGGAATGGCCTTATGGCGGCGTTTTCGCGTCACCGCAGGCAGGGCCAGGGACCGGACCTCTGACAGTGTCCATGTGGGTGCGTTGGGAGAAGCCCACCAACGCGCGCGCCGCCGCCATCGCCATTTGCACGGAAGGCGGCCCCGAGTCACTGTACCTGGGATCCGATGAATCCGGCCTGACTCCTGAACTCTTTGTCGGTGACCGCATCCAGACTACGGGGCAGTGGCCAAGCCTCGACACACGCTGGCATCACTGGGGGTTCATCTCCGATGGTTCCCTCAGCAGTTACTACTTCGACGGGCAATTGAGCTTGCAGCTTCTGGATGTCCGCAACCGCTTCCCGTTCGATCGCATCGTGTTGTTCTCGTCGACCGCACATGCGCAGTTCGTCGGTAGTCTCGAATCGGTCAAGATTTGGCAGGTCGCCATGACCCCGACCCAATTGGTTGCGGAAGCCAACTCGAACCCGCCCATCATTGGCAGTCCATACGCCTATTGGCCACTACCCACCGCCCGCGACCTCACCGACCACAGCGGCAACGGTCGGCACATGGCCGCATCGACGATCCTTTTGCAGACTGGTAACGGTCCAGGACCGAACTACGGGAGTATAATCCTGCGCCCTCCGAAGCTCCCCATACCACTTGATCCGATCAATCCGCCCGGCCACACCTGACCGTTGACAGACTCTGCGTAGTGCGCAAGATGCGCGCTTACCGTTCTGCCACTGCCCGCACGTCCCCCCGTGCACTCCTTCCTTTGGGCAGCGCGTTGATCTTTTCGGCTGGAGTTCCCCCCTCCCCTGTGAAAGTGCACCGCGGGCGAACACGCCAGACCCGATCCCTTGTTGGGGTCGGGTTTGCCGTTTACTGGCACCTGTAAGGCGTTTCCAGGCTCGATTGTATCCGACCTCTGTCCTGCGTACGCCAAGGTGCTCAAGGCACGGAAAACGCGCGTTACGCGGAAAGTCTCGATTGACATCGTGTCAATCCATGTCAGGATGCAGCCATAACGCCAACGGTCCAATGGACCAGGAGCATCCAATGGCCATGCACAAGACTCCGATCACCGTCCAGGACAAGTTCCGCAACGCCCTGCACGCGATCAAGCCCACCGGCGGTGATTATATACCAGCGCCAAAGCCGCCACCGAACCCGCCCTGCGTGCCGGGCATCGTGGCTTGCTTCTGCGCGAAACCGTCGTGTCCAAGCTGATCAAGGCGCTCGACCGTCGCACGGTCAAGGTCAACACCCTCCAGGACCTCGCCAAGCTGATCACCGACACCATCGAACAGGAAGCGGAAGCCATTGTGCTGCGCAAGGCCGAAATCCTGGCGAACGTTCCGGTCATCCCAGCGGAAGTTCCGCATAACGCGGAAAACAGCAATTGACACGATGTCAGTCCGCACCATGATGCGGGTACAACAACCAACCAGCGGTCCAAAGGACCAAGGAGTCTCCCATGACCATCGCCATGAACGCTCAGATCACCGACGCCATCTGCCTGCGCAGCCTCGCCATCGCCCGCCGCGCCATGCACCAGCCCTAGAAAAGCACATGAACGAACTCACCCTCCTCGGCATCTTCACCCTCGCCGGTATCCCCGTGACCAAGCATTGGCGGTTGCCCAACGGCTACATCACGACCCGCGACGGTGAATCCGACGCCGACATCCTCAAGGAAGCCGTCTACCGGCACCGCAGCCCCTGGTGGCTCGTGAAGACCCCGTGGGGCTTGATCGAACTCGGCTGGCGCAAGCGCGTGATCGATATCGACTGGAGCGACACGCCGGTGCGTGCGATCCTCACCGAAGACGACGTGACCAAGGACAAGACCTACATTCACGCCTACGGCGAGGAAAAGGCGGTGACCTACCTCCGGGCATTGGGCCTGAAGCTCGCGAGCATCGGCGCCAAGGACAACCCGCTGCAATACGAGGACGCGCCGGCTGAAGCGAAAGCCCGTATCGCCGCCATGCTCTCCTCCTACGGCTACGGTCTCGGCAAGCTCTCCCAAGGCGAGATCGACTACCTGTCGTCTGTGATGGCGAAGGCCGCGCTCGGCGTTGCCAACTCCCACCACTAACCGACCGACAAACCGGAGAATGCCATGAGCGACGGAATGAGCGACAGCGACAATAGCGACGGCGTCACGTTTATCGGGAAGCTGTCATTCCCGGGCGACGACGAAGACCTTCACCAGGATCGGATGAACCGGATCAGAAACCTGACGTCGTTCGAGGACGTCACGAAGGAAGCCAGCGACGCTGTCGAAGCGGTATTGGATAACTTCACTGGCCTGTCGGCAACGACCGCAACCTATGTTCGTGCTCGCTCGGACATCCACGCGGCGCTGATGACAAGGGGGTTCGACTGCCCTTTCCGCATCGAAAGCAACTACGTTGGCGGTGGGGTCAACAACCCGCGGGTGATCTTCCTCAACCGCGCCACGGTCCGTGTGCTGAAGAACCTCGCGACCAACTGCCCGAACGACTTCGATTCCTGGAAGCCCCTGCTCACCCACTACGCCTGCGAACTCTGAGAACCCATGCAACTGTTCATCACCAAAGCCATCGCGGAATCCTACATCGCGCAGTATTCCCGCCCCAAGTTCATGGATCCCCCTGACCAGTGGGGCTGGAACTACAACGACGGCGAGCCCAAATCGTTCGACTCCCGGCTGTTCACCAAGAAGGACCTGCTCTGCCTCAAGCAGGTGGCGCACGACCACTACGAAAAGAGTCCGCGGGGACGATGTCGACGACGCCATCCGAAGCCGCTGCATCGCGGAAGTCAGCTATGGCGTCCCGGATAGCGCCAAGGACAAGGAAGACCTCTGGTCGATCCTGAGCACCCACTACGGAATGAAGCTCACCAAGGCGACGGTGCTGTCCCTGGTCGAAGCCTTCCCCCGCGCCACCGGCCGCGACGTGAAGCAACTCTGCCGGCTGGTCCGCGTTAACCACGGCACGAGCCCGAAGCTCGAACACTTCAAGAACCTCGCCGCGTACAAGCCCGGCGGATTCGGGAAGGACTGACATCGTGTCAATCAAGCTCGTCGCTCTGCTCGTCCTGTGCGCCACCGCCCCAGCCGTCGAACTCCAGGCGATCGTCACCGGCTACTGTGGTTCAGACTTCTCCGGCATCACCTCAACCGATGTCGATACCGACGATCATCCCACCGGCATCGCCGCAGCCCCGACCATCCTGCCCTACGGAACCCTGATCAAAGTCACCGGTTACAACAACGGCAATTGGGCAAAGGTCGATGATACCGGCGGCGCCATGCGCAAGGATGCCAAGCGCGGAATCGTTCACATCGACCTCAGATTCAAAACCCACGCCGAAGCTGTGCAGTGGGGCCGACGGCACATGACCATCACGGTTAAGGATTGAACATGCGCCTGACCCCCGCCCAGTCCGTAGGAATGCTCCATTCCCTCACCGCGCCTGACAACTTCGCCAAGCTCACCCCATTCGAGTCGGACCTTATCGCCAATCTCTGTTCACTCGGAACTGGGAACGTCGAAGAGTGGAGCGAGAAGCAGTCCAAGGCGCTCGTGAGTATCTACTACAAACGCATCCTGCTCGAACGCCTGCCGGCCGCGGTCCTGGCGCAAGTCAGCGCCAAGCGCGACGAGATCAGAAAACAGAATAGACCCGCCAACGCCTACGAAGCCATGCAAGCGGTCCGTGCACCTGAACCTGTGGAGGTGGAGGGGTCAGACGACGACGCTGTTCCTCAAACCGACCTGTTCTGATAATCAGGCATCCGCCTCTCTGGACTCATTGACCAATGACTTACCCCGCGCCATACCGCTGGATCGTTCACAACACCGACCCGAAGGAAGACAAGAAGGAATCGACCAGCCTGCACGTCCGCAGGGTGACTGCCGACCTCGACCAGAAGCCGCAAGTGTCAGGCGACGGCTACTACACCGTCCACCAGGACGTCAAAGACCCCAAGGCCAAGCCGCTCCGAATCCAGGCAGCCCACTGCGTCGGTGGCAGTTTCTTTACCCGCGTCGCCGCGCGCCGCTTCAAGTCCGCCTATGCACGTGAACGCGGATGGAAGATCATCCGGGGCCAGGACCACTACGGATGGGACGCCGAAGCTCCCCATACCACTTGATCCGATCAATCCGCCAGGAAATACCTGATACTGGCCACGCCTGTGTTTTTTGTTATTGTGTGTGCAGTGATCCGCGCCCACATCATCAAGCTTGCCCCCACGCGAAAGCAGGAAGCATTCTTCCGGCAGTGCGTCGGAGCGGCGCGCTTTGCCTTTAACTGGGCATTATGTCACTGGCGTGCTCAGTTTGCCGCTGGGTACAAGCCGAACGACGGATCGTTGCGGAAGAGTTTGAATACGATCAAGCGTGAAGAGTTCCCTTGGATGTTGGATGTGCCAAAGCGCGTTGTTCAGCAGGCGATCATCAACCTCGGCACCGCCTACCAAAACTTTTTCGACTCCTGCTCAGGCAAGCGCAAGGGACCAAAGATGTCCCCGCCCGACTTCAAGAGCAAACATAAATCCAAGCAATCAGCACGTCTCGACAACGGACCTGGAACATTTTCGTTCGCCGGTAAAGCTGTTAAACTACCGAATATTGGTTGGGTTGATACCCACGAAGAACTCCGCTTCGACGGCAAACCACTCTCCGCTGTTTTGTCTTTTGTCGGTCAACGCTGGTGGCTTTCCGTTCAAGTCGAACTTCCCGATCCGCCAACTGACATCGTGTCAAAGCCCGCTGTCGGCATCGACCTCGGATTGAAGACTGCTCTGGTTCTCTCCGACGGCACTACCTTTCAGTCTCCCAAACCGCTCAAGTCTGCTCTCGAACGTTTGAAGCGTCTCTCTCGTTTCGTCTCTCGCAAAGTCAAAGGATCCAGCAACCGGAAGAAAGCCGTTGCTCGTCTCAGTCGTCAGCATTGGCGGATAGCTCAAATCAGAAAAGACTGGCAGCACAAGACCACTACGGCGATAGCCAAGCAGTATGGTTCTGTCGGTCTCGAAGACCTCAACGTGAAAGGCATGATGGCAAACCGCCATCTTTCACGCGCCTTGAATGACGTGGGATTCAGTGAGATTCGACGTCAACTGGAATACAAAGCGCAATCGGTGTTTGTCGTCGACCGCTGGTTTCCTTCGTCAAAGACCTGTTCAAGCTGTGGTCACAAGAAAGATTCCCTTCCGCTCGCAGAGCGGGTCTTTTCCTGTACTGCATGTGGCTTCACGCTCGACCGTGATCTGAATGCCGCAAAAAATATCCATACCGCGAGTTGCGCGGGAATAAACGCCTGTGGAGATGGAAGCTCTGGCCCTGGTCGTAAGACCGGGACGAAACTACCGTCTGTGAAGCAGGAACCTATTTGCACGGTGAATACGTGAACTTAGGACAACAGCGCCGTGCCTGATTCCGACTTTGGATTCTGAACATACTTCCGGCATGATGCGGAAAATACTGGTTGACGCGCCATTCGATCTGGTACGCTCTTCCTCACAGCCATGAGCACCACCGAACTCTGGATCCCGATTGCGGAACGGCTGCCTGACGATGGGCAGGAGTGCTGGATCACGCGTAACGGGTGTGTGGAGTGGGCGACGTTCCATGCTTTACACCCGCTCTTCCTCACCGTGGGCGGTCCTCGTATCGTTTGCAAGCTTGCGCGGTCAATAACTGCCTGGATGCCCATCAACAAGCCCGCCCCTTATGCCGTTTCGGCTGATTCCAAAGAACCTGCTGCAAGCCCCGCAAAGGCTATGAAACAGTCAGACCCTCCCCGCGTGGCCAAGAAGACAGGAAAGTCCGTACAACAGCCTTCCAGCGCCTCTGTGGAGCCTCACAACGAGGACCGGCAACCCGGAACCGCCCATCATGCCTGCTACACGGACTGACACCGTGTCAATTGGATGACCTGACGTGACGCTCCCTCCCTTTGAAGAACTCGAAGCCGCCTCTGCTTCGCTCAGCGACCTGCCCGACCTTCAGGAGATCCTGTTCAAGTCGATCAGAGCCCACGCCCATTCCATTCTCCTGATCACCGGCGGCAAAGAACCGATCATCCTGATCGAAACATTCGGAGGGGATCTTATCTGGGGCACGCAGGAAGAGATGAAAGGCGCCGCCATCGTTACCCCAGGCGCCAAACCACTCTACGGCTACATCACGGAAGCCAACTTCCTGGCCGACATGGACAACCTCCTCAAGGCCAACGCATGAACAATCCCATGACGCCCCGCACTTTGACCGCCTGACTGATCAGCAATTGTTGGCGCTCATGCTCATCGCCGGGGATATGCTGGCCGGCAACACCATCGACTACAAAGCGAAGTGCACCGCCTGCCAAGGCAAAGCGTACATCGACACCGGGCATGGAAGTATGACCCGCTGTGACGCTTGCCTCGGCCGAGGCCGCCGCCTGACCGCTGACAACACCCCAGTGCTCAAGTCTCATCAAGAGGCTGTTGAGGCCGAGACTGGAAAGCCAGCCCTGGCCGGCGTGTGCAAGGACTGTATCGGAACGGGCATTGACCCATTTCAATACCGCCTGGAGCCACACCAACGCCCGTGCAAGACCTGCAACGGCAAGGCGTGACCCCGTGAACCTCACCCCGTCCGTCTTGAAGCAGCAGATCGACTCAGCCAATGCAGACCTGAAGGGCATTCATGCCCGCATGCACACCATTCGTGGGACCATCGCCCGGCAACTCTCTGCCATGACCCGGGTGCGCCCCTGCGACTACGAAGCATGGCAGGCGCAAGCCAAGAAGGCCCATCAACTGACCAAGCTCATCCGCAGACTGACCAAGCGCCGGGACACCGTCCTGGTCAAGGTCTGGAATGCGAAGATGCCCAAGCAACTGACAGGAAGCACCATCCACAAGGCCAAGCCCCGCCCCGATCGGGCGAAGGCGCAAAAGGAAGCGGAGAAGTACGCCACCGCCTGCCGCAAGATCCTTCCGCCTGACGACTGTCGGCGCTGCAAGTCGGTTGGATGGTGGAACTGCGTCAAGCACAAGAACGCCAAAGGTAGGACACCATGACCATCACCCGCGACGACTATCTCAAGGCCGTCGAACAAACCCACCAGCCCTACAACGTCCACAGCCGCAAAGAGGCCCAAGCGCTCCTCGACGCCTGGAACACGGTCGAAGGCTACCGCGTCGAACAGGTGATGAACTGGCTTCCGGCTTCGACCCCATCCGATGAACTCAAAGACTTCGCGGACTACATCTTCCAGCATCAGGACGCACACTACGTTGCCCACGTCGCTCAATCTATTGCCGAATCAATCCTGAAGGACATCCCATGCACGAAGACAAAGACCTCACCGATCGCACCGCCAAGGGCATCTCGCAGCCGGTGATCGACCTCTTCAATCGCCTCCTCCCCCTCGATCCTGACGGCTTTGGTGCCGTGGTCCGCAACCGCGTTACCATCGGCACCGTGCTGGGCTCCGATCCCGAACTGATCAGCGGAACCGGCAACGACTCCCTGTCTGCTCTCGGACTACTGAACAGTGCCATCAAAGCGATGGGGGGTTGGCCAGTCGCCGCGAAGCTGGATGACGGAAACAAGATTTGTGGGTTCTGTCACTGGGCTCCGCCTGCGGCTGACGGCACTCTCGGGCATGCAGGCAACTGACACGATGTCAATCAGGTGACGACTACGGACGCACCTGGATATCGGTTAAGCCTTCCCTCTTCGTGCTCGCCATTACCGCATAGCGCGGTAAATAGGAATTATATCCAGGTGCAGAATGTCGCGTCATGCGCTATGAAAACACGCGCGCAGGAATCCTGTCCATGTCGTCGCATGACGCGGGAAACAGGAATATTGTCCAGGGGAGAAATAACGCATAGTGCGCTATGTACATCCACGCGCAGGAATCCTGTCCATGTCGTCGCATGACGCGGGAAACAACATGCAGCGGGCGAAGTTCTTTCACTGGTCGTTGACAGTTCGTTCCGGTCCATATCGTGCACTACGCGAGAAATGATATGATTGAACAGCACATTGATACCAGCGTGTCTGCGTTGTTAGAACAATGGCGCCGACAGCTTGCTGCCGTACTGGCAGCTGCTCCTGACGCTGACAAGTTCGACTACGAAGCGATTGTGGATGGAAAGCCCATGCGCTTCTGTGGCTGCCGCATCATCAGCGTTGAACCGGATCCATACACTGACCGCGACGAAGCGTGGCGCGGGGAGTTTGCGTCATGACCGACGCCGACATCATCCGCAAGGTCCTGCACACGCTCGGCCGCCCGACCCAGCCAGAACTGGACGCAGGGCTGGCTGCGGTGGCACGTATGGAAGCCACTACGGAGCCCAAGCGCGAAGAGATGTACCGCGTTGAGGGGCTTGTTCGCAACACCACCGAAGTGGCTTGGATTAAAGGCCAAGGGTTGTGGGACATGGCGGTAAGCCATAAGGAGGCTCATGCCCTCATCGACAACCCTCCTCTTGGGTTCACCGGCGCCATCCGCATCACCCCGGTGGTTCGTTGCCCAACCTGCCCGGCATACATCCCCTCGTACGAGACGCACGTCTGCGCGCATGTCGTCGACGGGAAGCTCCAATGACCGACGCTCGCAGTCTCGCAGACCTCGACCGAGGCGAAGTGTTCGAGTTCAGTTGCGACCGTTACCGGCACAGCGCGCAGGACATGGGCGCCATGCTCATCGACGCGGTTGCCACGGATGACCGCGAAGCCTGGGACTGGCTGTGGAACAGCCCGGAAGGACTACGCTGGGAGGGCCAAGCGCCGAAGCACCTGACCGAACTGGGCTGGCGCTGGATCGCTGAAGGTCTGCTGATCAAAGACCGCCGTCCCGATCCGCCAGCATCCATCTTCCTCTCGCCCAACTACGTTCCGCTCCCGCGCCACCGCGGCTTCATCATCACCTATGTTGACCTCGTCGGTGACAGCATGCGCTGGGCACACGAACGCTGGGCCGTCGTCGGTTCGCTGACGTGGTGGTCAGTGGATGAGTTTCGGCTGCGGCCGGATGGCACCATCGCGCCGCGCTGGAACTATCGCGACATCGAAACGAAGCAGCGCTTTGAAAAAGAAGCGCGCATCAAAGCGCTCAACACCCAAGGGCTGCACCCGTGAAAACGATCAAAGGTTTCACCATCATCGAACTGCTGATCGTCATCAGCATCCTCGCAATCATCGCCGGAATGATTATTCCGGCCATCGTGCTGATACGGAACCGCCACGTATTTACCGTCGGGCAGGTCGTAGTCATCAAGTCCAGCCACGCGCAAGCGACGATCATGAAGTCGGAACTGGCCGATTCCGGTTACGTGTTTATCTGTCGCATCGACAACGGACCGCAAGCCACGCCGCGGTTCCAGGAGATCCGCTTCTTTCCCGCCGAGATCGAAGCGCTGCCTGAGCAAGTCGAGAATCGCTAACTGACATCGTGTCAATCCGAGGAAGTGTCATGCAAGAGACCGTCGATCCCGTTCCGTCCTACTACGGTTACCCCGTGCCGATGGCATTCGCGGATGAGGCGGAGGCTTTGCATGCCAAGGGCGGCCACTTTCGCCAAACCACCAACGCCCACTTCATCACCTGGATGAACGGTGTGGACATGAACGTGCAGGCGGCGAAGGAAGATGACCTGCGCCGATCCGGCTTTTACCGAAAGGGCACCGGCAAGCAGCCGATCGACAAGAAGGCGTACCGCAAGACCCGCAACAAACTCAAGAAGGCACTACGATGATCAGTCTCGAAACTCTCCCCGCCGGCCTTGTCATCACCGACATTGGCGGCGCCTGTCCCGCGCAAGCCAGTGGCACCATGCACGGCTTCCCGTTCTATTTCCGTGCGCGGCATGGGGACTGGTCGTTGCAGGTCGTGCGTCCGGGAGACGACCCTGTCTGGCCGAAGAAGCAGATGGTCCATCACGCTGATGGGCACGACCCGTCGCATGGGTGGATGAGCGTCGACGAAGTGATGGCCATCCTGCTGGCGGAGTTCGCCAAGGTGCCGGAGATCCTTGCGCGCGACGAAGACGAGGAAGAGGCCACTACGGGGCTGGATGAAATGGAAGCCCCGGCACCTGCCCTGAGCGCCGAAGAGCGTCAGGGCATTCTTGCAGCGATGGAGAAGCGCGCCGTCGACTACGTAGCCGAAGAGGCGACGCGGCGCGGTGCTCATCACCAGTACGCGCGCTACCGACACGCACAAATCGCAGTGATCGCCTATGGCCTGTACGAGAAGCGTGGACGCGTCGACGGGTTTGCTGAGGCGGACTGGTTCGAGGCAGAGCGCATGTATGACGCGTGGGAGCTTTAGCCATGACGCTTTCATCCGAAGATCAGCGGATCGTCGACGGCTACAACTTCGATCTTCCCTTCGTCAACCTGCCCGCAGATAAAATCGCGGTGGCGATTCCGCTCTTGATGAAGTCCATCAAGCACACCGCCGCCACCATGATATCCGGACAGCATGCATGCGTGGTCGTCCCTGCCCGATATGTGGAGGCGATGATCACAGCGCTGACCGCCTACGGAATCCATGCGCATCGCGGCGTAACGCATCGGTTTGAAGCGTCCTGCTATGGTCTGGAAGTCACCTTTCTGACTGACATCGACGAACGCGTGTTGCTCGGCCGGAATGTGATTGCGCTGTGGTTAGACAGCGAAAGCCCACAGCGCAGGACCTTTTTGCATGACCTGTGCAGCGCAGAAGACCGCATGCGGAGTCGCTGCGGTCGCAATGGCGGCCTGCTCCTGTACACCGACAATTGGAACAATTCCACTTTTACGAAGCGCAGAAAGTAACCCATGGGCGTCTTCTACTACATCATCGACGCGAAGCGGAAACAATACTTCGACTGCGGCAAACATCGCGGTGAGCACTTCCGTGATTCATTCATGGACGCCTGCACCGCTGCGATTCTGAATGATCGCCCGGACTTCGACGAGTGCATTGCCGCACTACCGCACCACGCCAGCACCTTTCCGGATCAATTGTTCACCTGGGCACGCAGCGCAAACGATGATGACTTGTCATTCCAAGACGAGAACGAAGTTCCGTGGGATGCGTACAACTCATCCATGCTGCCATCGACATCTCCTGTGCGCTGGTGGCCGTGTGGCGGTTCGTTCTATACCACTACCGAGATCGGACACTTCGAGCGTTCCAGTCGCTATCGGGACATCATCCGTCCAGGTTGCTGCGACCGTGCTGCCTTTGAATTGATCTGCGCACTGATGAAAGAACACAACATTCCCTGTGAAGGACTTCCATGCTGACCTCTGCCTTCACGAAGCGCAGAAAGTAATTCATGGCTACTCTTCTGAGCCGTGACGTTTTATTTCACCGATCTGGTGATCCGCTGCCGCCCATCCCGCGGGTGATCCCATCGTTCAACCTGCCTCAGCCTCAACGAAGGACTCCCATGCTGACTCTCATCGACGACAACCTCGCCATCCGCCGCGCCAAGCCCCGCGACGTCATCACCATCGGCCGCATCCTGGCGCCGGATAACCTCCATGCGCTCACCCTCGAAGGCACCGTGATCGCCGTCGGTCCCGGCCTGCGCAACAAGCGCGGCGTCCGCATCCCCGTCGAAGTGCAGGTGGGCGACTACGTCTACTTCAAGCAATACGAGGGCAACGACGTCAAAGCGGAAGGTCAGGACCTGCTGATCATTCGCGAGGTGTATGTCCTGGGGGTGGCCATCCCTGAAGGAGGCGATGGTTTGTTTGAACGCCTGTTTCAACGCACCTCCAAATCCACCGTCAATCGTCCGTATAAGGTCACGCGGTCATGAGCCTGCCCGACTACAAACTCCGTGCGCAACTGCGTTCCTGCGCCGAAGAAACACCACGGGCAGAAGACATGGCCATGGTGTGGGATCCGGCTGTCGGCTGGTGGCAGTTCCGGTATTATTTCCACGGGACGTTAGGGCTTTCCCCTGGGTGGGGCATTCCTAACGGTCCACCTATATGGGAGACCAAGCAGCCCGGTCCTGGTTCTGTTTGGATCCCTCACCCTGCACCTCCTGCCGTCGCATGATCCGCTTTCCTCTGCCTCCGGCGTGGTTGCTTCACCCGGGTGAACACCAAACATCCGCAACCGTACTACGGAAGCATTGGATCGCCTGTACCATCGTCACCCAGCACCAACGCCAATGGCGCGTGCGCATCCTGAGCGGACTCCGGTAATGCACTTCCTCGCTGTTGAATGGCCGGCGCTATTGATTGTCCTGGGAAATCGGCGCTCTGCGCATGTGCGCTCCTTGGATTGCCAAGAAGCTGTGCGCTGAAAAGAAATAACATGCCACACCTCGACCCAAACCTCGTTCTCTGGGCGACGCTCATCGCTGACATCATCACTACGCTTTCATCGCTCACTGCCGCCAGCCTCATGCTGCGAATGGTGTGGAAAGCTGCCCGCGCTGAAGCGGAGAAACTGAAGAAGGACCTATGAGCGCCAAGATTTACAACGGTTACCGGATCGACACCGGCAACATCCGCGCCATCGTCGACCTGCTCGACAACGTCCAGAAAGCCTATGCGATTGCTGCCAAGAAACGGCGCATCGACACCCTGGCCGCGTGCATCGTTCCGCTTCTGCATGAGAAGAAGCCCAACGTTCTGCAAAGCGCGCGCAACCTCCTTGAGGATCAGGCGCGCGACATCAAGCGGACCGGGCTCAGGAATCCCGCGTTCGACTTTGAACTGGCCATCACCATCTTTCCCGGGCCGTACGACTACACACCGGCGCTCGTCTTCTGCGAGCACAAGGACCTGTCCGCGAGCTTCACCAGTTCACCGCTGGTCAGGGAGTGGTCGTACTGGGACAACACCGACCTGCCGCAAGGCATGACGCTGCGAGAATGGAACAACCGCGGCAAGGTCTGGGACAAGGTGCTGGGCCACGACACGCCGGCCATCCGCGGACTGACACGCGACTACACCGACATGTTCATCGAAGTGTCTGCTGCCGAAGTGGCGGAGCGATTGGCGATGCCGGACATGCGTGAACACCGCGCCCACTTCGCCGCACAGGACGCCGCCGCCACTGCCTATCTGACCAAGCACGATCCGTGCGACGCCGGTGGATGTAGTGCACACCTCAAGAAGACCAAAGCGACGATCGACAAGAAAGCTGCGCGCATTCTGGCAAAGCTGAAAGACCCCACCGTCAAAGACCTGCTGAAAGGCTGACCCATGAGCTATGTTCGTTTGATCCATCGCGTTTCCTACCGCAGCCATGACACCGACGGCAACAGCGTTTGCGGCAAGTTGATCGGCTACTACTCGACGATTCACCGCGCGCAGATTGAAGCGTCCGGACAAGCCGAATCTGGTTTTGCAGGGCAGCAGGACCAGAACGGCATCATCGAAAATGTGTATGCTGTGCCGGTCGAATATCCGCTTTCGCGTGAGGGCGGAGATTCCCGCACCGAATGGTACATCGTGGCGCAGCAGGAGCCGGTTTCGGTCGATGTCGACAACAAGCAGCGCACCGCTGAACTCAAGAAGTCCGGGCTGGCCAAACTCAACCGGGCTGAGCGGCATGCGTTGGGTTTGCCGTTGGACGATGCGCCATGACTACAAACCTGCTGCGGCGCATCGACACCATCAACGTCAACGTCGGTTATGGCGATTACGTCGAGCACACCTTTCCGAGTGACATAACGTTTCTCGGCGTTGTGCACTGCGACCGCCGCAGTGTTGTGCTGATGACTGCGCATTCGCGGAATGCCAGCGTTTCCAGTTTGACGTTTGGGATCTATCGCTGCATCGACGGTGGCGTTGTTCCGGAAGATGAGCCTGGGCGACCACTACAATTCGTCGGTGTGGTTGCTGACGGGTTGACCGAACCGTCCGCCGTTTACGTCCGTCGCGACGTCTGACCGATGAGCTTCTACGACGCACAAATATTTCGGTTGAGGGCGCTGGTGCCGGGGCTGAATGCGGCAACGCACCGGCTGTCGACGGCACTCTTGCGGGCGCTGGGCAAATGCAGCAGGCTCTGTGAGTTAGTACTGCGCCATCAACCGCTTCTTTGGGTCTGCCTGTCGTTGCGAATCGCCGTACAATCATGACTACGCGTCGCCTTCAGGCCGTCATCGAACTTCAGAAAGACGCTGCGGTCCTTTCTTCAATAGTTCGCGAGTCGCAGCACTACTGGTTCGACATCGAATATGATCCGCTGTTTCGTTCTGCGGTGATCAAGGGTCAGCAACAGCATGCGGAAGGGTACGCCCAAGTTCGTTCTCTCCTGGGCACCGACGCCGATTGACATCGTGTCAATTGTTGGGGGATTGACTTTATGGCATAGCGCGAGAATAAGCGCATAACGCCATGAACAGACTTGAAGACTTTCACGTGACGGTAAATGAATCTGCTGGAAACAAAGCAGACGCGAAGTCCATGACCGCGAAGTCCATGACCGCGAAGTCCATGACCGCGACGATTACGCTGCACACACTCCCAAGCACAATGGGAGGCATGACGGCAGGACAACTGCGCACGGAATGTGGCGCCGTACTACCGGCCGACATTCCCGATTGTGCTGTGCTCAAGTTCGATGCTGACGGCAGGCATTTCTTCGAGTTCATCAAATGTTCCTTCACTCTGCCGTATCCCTATATTTGTTCAGGGTGCGGTTGGGGTTGCGCCACCGTGGAAGAACTCAAAAAGCACACGCAAACTGATCACGGTATGCCATGACCCTCATGCTCCGCATTCTGCGCAAACAGACCTGGGAACGCGTCAGCGCGCGGTTCAACGACCACACCGTCATCGGTCCTGGCGGCGATCACGGTTTTTATTCCGTCAAGAGCACGGACGAACTACAAATGGCCGAGGCGACCTCCGACGGATCAGAGCCGCTTTGGGTTCCGGTTCCAGTCGCGACGATTCCCGCTGGTGAGCACCCAAACGTGAAAGCGCGACGCGAAGAGCGCGAAGCGATGATGGCGAAGTTCAGCAGGACATCAAAGACGAAAAAATAAAATGACCTATCAGACCACCGCCCGCTGTCCCGTTTGTTGCACCGTGTTCGACACCATCACCCATCCGCATCCGGAGATGGATGGACAGACCGGCGCCATGCTTCTGGGTGAATGCCGTTCCGAGCATGCGCAAAAGAGTCCGTCCTGTCGCGGTCACCGCGATTGGAGCGAAGGATGGACCCTCGACGATCCTGTGTACGTCAGCGGCCCGAAGCTGGGCGACAGCCGGCGCGAAGGCGGAGACATCTACGTTTACGGCATGAAAGGATGGAACCTGTTTTCGGCGGGCAATCTTCCCGGCACGCTGATCGAACGGGTAAACTTGGAATCTGTCGACGTCGTCAGTCAGAGCGCAGATCAACCCGGTTTGGCCATCCGCGGAACGACTACGGAAGCGATCGACGATTATCGCGGTCTTCTGCGCCGGTACATACGCCACGTCTTTGAGAGTGAAGGATCGAACTTCACCGATCACGACTTGGACAATACCGCGGTGTCGTTCACGCCGGCCGAGATTGCTGAACTCCGATGCCTCGCGGCTGAAGGCGATAAGGAAGCGGAACGGATCCGCGATGAGCGCGTGGAGAAAGAACGCGATGACGAAGCCAAGTCGGCGCGTGAATGTTGCGAAGACCTTGGCCACCCCTACGAAGGACCCTGACCATGAAGAATGCTCTTGAAGCGCTCATTGCTTTGCAGCAGCGCCATGCTGACGAATTGCGCGCACACCTGGAAGCGTGCCGTGTCGCAGCAGCAAACAGTCTGAACATCGACGCCGCCGTAATGGAATATCGTCGCGCCTGCGATGCACCTGACCGGAACTACGGTAAGATGGTCCACAGCGTCGTGGGTGTATTGCTTGGTGTCGACCCGGTGATTTTTGTGACCGCGAAGCTTGCACTCCTGGACTTCTTTCCGATCTATCCGCGAAGCTGGAATCCTCCGTTGACGGATCGGCAGGTTGTTGAAATCGTTGCATTTCACCTGCGCAATCATCACCTGCACCTGCTGAAGTTTCGTCGTGTCTGTGATGGCGTGGACGAAGAAGCGGACTACGTGCAGACGTGGGCAGCGCAGCAGTACGAAGCGCAGGTTTCCGTTGGTGTCAGCCCGTGAAGAAAACGAAGAAGCTCGCCCGCTGCCCGTTTTGCAGCAGCAAAAAGACTGAGATACAGTCCAGTCGGGACAACGTGTGGTGGGTGGATTGCACCTCCCGGCGCTGTGGTGCATCAGGCCCAATTGCCACTACGGAAGCGGGTGCCATCAAGCGTTGGGGCAACCAGCGTGTGCACATCGACAAGTACGGTGGCCAGCCTCCGCCGTTTGAAGTGACCTACTACCGACGCCTCGGTGAAGGCGTGAACGTGAACGCGACCGCCTGTAAGGTGAAAGATCCCGTGACCGGGCGCACTGGCGCCTGTGAGAAGCACCGCAGCCGTGACCGCAACCGCGATGAAGCGACGCGCATCCTCCTCTCTGCCCTCAGACCAACCCGCTCCCGTTAGGAATCACATGGACTGGAAGTCATACGTCCCGCTCGCCATCCGCACCGAAGCGCCCCACAGCGGCAGGATCGTCGATCCCCTGCTCGCGCGCCTCAACCACGCCTTCACCGGGCTGGTGACCGAGTTCGCGGAACTGACCACCGCGACGCGTACGCCCAAGCTCTCCATCACCGAACACCGGGCGGAGGAGATCGGGGACTTGGCGTGGTATACCGCCATCGCCTGCGACGCACTGCACCTGGAGGTGACGGAAGACGACTACATCAGTCCATCGGCCGTCCTTGCCGAATCGCAATTTCTTGCCAATCGCGATACGCTGGAAGTGCGTCTGCGCGGCATGATCGCTTCTGTCCATGACCTCGAAGGTGCTCTGTTGAAGCAGACCGGTGACCTGGGCGACCTGCTCAAGCGCGCGATCTACTACGGAAAGCCGCTGAACGAAGTGAACGCCGGGCAACTTGTGATCGGCATCTATCACACCCTGGTCGCCTTCGATCCCACCGCCTTTCCTGGCATCCTCGATCGCAACATCGCCAAGCTGCGCCTGCGCTATCCTGACCGCTTCGATGCGGTCAAAGCGATCGACCGCGACGTCAACAATGAAGCCAAAGCCCTCACGACATGAGCGCGATTCTTTTCCATCAACGCGATGCCCCGGACGTGCGCCTGCGCGGGGCGGAACGCTTTTGGTACGGGCATGTTCTGGAAAGCATCGCGTACAGCTTCATTCCGAATCATGCTCGCGGCATCGACTACGATCCGAAGCAGTTCGCCATGAAGCTCAACACCGCGCTGCGCCTGGGCAATGAGTTCGTCCGGTGGATGGCGCGTGTGCATGGTCAGTGTGAGATTTTCGCGTGGATCCACGGAGACGACCGTGAGTTCTTTGCGGACCTGCTCGAACGCGGATGCCGTGAAGGTCTTTTCCGCCACAAGTTGGAAAAGGCCGACATGGGCTATACGACGCTGATCACGTCATTGCGCTGTTATTCCGGTCCTGTGGTCATGTCCTACAGCGTCACGGAACGCTTTCCGTCAAATACCGTCGATGGTATTTCCGCTGAATATGAACATGGCTCCTTTGATGACGAAGAATCCGAGGAGTGGAACAACCTGACCGACGAACAGCGCTGGGACGTGGCGTTCCTGGCGCTCTCAAACAATGACCACAAGCTGCGCATCGAACCGGCGCACATCACTACGGATTGTTACCGCTTTGGTTCCGGCGACGATTTTCTCGATGCTCCGAAGAAGCCGAAAAAGAAAAAGAAACCGGTATGACCGACGACGCCATAACTGCACTCTCGAAACTCAGCGGCATCGAAGCGAATGAATGGCGCTGGTATGAACTCGGCCTCAAACACGCAGGAGTCAAACCGTGACCTTTCCCTACTACGTCGAACTCAGTGACGCCATGGTGATCCAAGCCATTGCCGATCGCCTGGGCATTGACCTCGAAGGACAGGAACCGGTCCTGACCAAGACCGCATTCAGTGTCCGCATCGAATGGGGCATCGCGACCCCGGTGCAACGCGCACGTGCGGAGGCCGCCATGTCCGCGGCGTTTGCACGTGCCCCCACTGATAACCACCCCGGCTGATGATTGACATCGTGTCAATTCACGAAAGGTGCAGAGCATGAAAAAAACCCCGCTGATCATCATTGCCGCCCTGGTCACCTTGTTGGCGGCGGCGTTTACCGTCGTTCTGATCCTCCGCCCACTACCCGGCGCTGACTCCAACCATCAATGCCGTGGGACACACCCTTCTGACTGTGCCCCGTGCGCGTGTGTCTCCGCCTTGAGTTATTTTGGTGTCATCACAACCCAATATGAAATGATTCCGCTGTGCGGCACGATCGCCAGCATCGGCTCATATCGCGACAACGTGCTGCGTGCGCTTCAGGTCAAGGGCATGTCCTGCGTCCCGGTCCAGCCCGAAGCCGCCACCGCGACCGGCGCCGTTTGCGTGGTCGGTTACATCATCCCTGGTGGTGACGGGCACTGCGTCTGCTTGCATGGCGACGGGACTGGCTGCACCGTCAATGACCCCGCCCAAGACAATCCCGACTACTGGACGCTGAAGCAGGTCGGCGCGTGCCAGTGGATCGTTCAACTCTTCCCCGCTCCCAAGAACTGAGAACACCATGCCTGCCTTCAGAAAAAAGCCTGTCGTCATCGAAGCCGTGCAATGGTTCAAGAATGGCGACCATCCTGACGACAAGGCGACCGAGATGTTCGACTACCCTGACGCCGACGGTCAGGTATTTCAGCGCCCACGCGTGATTCGCGAAGGCGCGGTCGTCCGCTACTTCCGCCGGCCTGATGTGAAAGGTCATGAGGGTTGCCATTATTGCACGCATACCCTGCACGACCACGGCTGGATCGACACCCTCGAAGGCGGCCACATCGTCTGCCCTGGGGACTGGATCATCACCGGCGTCAAGGGTGAGCGCTATCCCTGCAAGCCTGACATTTTTGCTGCGACCTATGACGCGGAACCGACGTCAGGGAAAATGGACCGCAGCATTGTCTTGCATGTCATCGTGTCCGAAGAGGACATCGCCCTCATCCGTCAACTTGGTTTATCCGAATGGGCTTTGTCGCCTGACGTTTCGGACGCGCAGCACGTGGCCGGATCGTCAGGAGCTGCCATCATTTCTGGTTTGTGGAATGCGCTGTATAACAACCTGCCACCCGCTCCTCCCGCACCCTGAGAACACCATGAACAAAGCAATCATCCTCATCGCCGCCTTCATCGCCATCGTGCTGATGGTTGTCGGCTTCATCGCTGGAGCCCTGCATCACGACTACCAATTCGGCACCTATCTGGGCGTCGCTGGGCTCTGCGTCGTGTGGCTGGGATCTGCCATCGCGGCGCGTTGCTAACTGACACGTCGTCAATCCACTTCTGCCACGCCGAGAACACCATGCCCAAGCCCACCTCCGTCATCGCTGCCGTCCAGTCCGCCCTGGAATCCTTCAGCGCGCGTGCGAGCTTCCTGCCGCCCGACATTGCCGCCCGCTTCATGGTGGACTGCTTGAACGCGTTCGAGAGCGCCATGGACGCCCGTAAAGACTACATGCTCGACCTCAGCGTGACCTTCGAGCGCTTCGTCGATGGGCTCGAATGGCACAGCCGCGACTTCCTCGACGTCACCAGGATCAGTCGCGCCGACATGGCCGTGTGGGAAGCGCTGGCGGAAGCGGTGCGCTGGGGTGCGACCCGGCCCACGGAGACCTCGCGTAACGGACGTATCGAATGGGACGACGCTGTGCAGGTTGGCGCTAACTTCGATGCATCGCGCATCCTGCTGTGGAAGTTGCAACCGGTGGATGGGAAGTGGCACTGTGCGTCGCTCTCCTGCACTACGTATCGTGAAGGCTTCCTTCCTCCCGTGACGCTCACCGAAGCCGTCGAAAGTGTGTTCAACGTCAAGCTCACGCAGGCCGGTGACGGCTATGTCGCCAACAATGTGGCGTTCACGACTACTGATCTGGCGCGGTTGCTCAAAGCGCGGTCCGCGCACCGGTTGGCGGTGAAGAGCCTGACGACGCCTGCCGCCCAACCGAACGACTACCGAGGTGCCGATGTCGATGCGCTGACGGATGAGATCGCTGCCAACCAGCCGCTGGTTAAACAGGATCCCCCGCCCGAGATGCCTGAATCCGGCGAACCCATCCAGTCGCTGTATTACATTCTCAAGCAGCTGAAAGCTGCCCGTGTCGAAGGTGCCGGAACTGGCCACACCTGCCAGGGGCGCGAGAAGGCAGTCGCCGCTGCCGCCGCTGCCAGAATGCAGCCTCTTCCGGGGCCGCTGGTGGACCCCGCGCTCCTGCCGGTCACCGAAGGACCATCCGCGGCTGCGGCTGCGTTAAAGAGGCTTCCTGAGCTTCCTGGGATGGTCAATCCCGCTTCGTTCCGGGTGACCGCTTCACCGGACGCCCACTGGCCGGCTGCCGATGCGCCTACTACGGTCGAGGAGGAACAGACGGCGCTGATGACTGAACTGCGCGAGGCTCTGCTGATCTATCTGAAGACGTGGCCAGGGTGGAATGAAGATGGGCGTGCGCTTGACGGGTATGTGCACGTCATCCGTGCCGAGCGTGGAAGCCGCGGACCCTATCCCGTCAACGGTCCGAATGCGATCGAGAGCTTCGATCAGCACCTTTACGCCTGGAGGGGGTTCCGTGTTCCTGCGTGGGGGAAGCTGTTCGACGGGCTGAAGATCGCCGTCCGCAATGGTGAGGTGGAACTGCAAGCGCCCTTCAAGATCATGGGCGTCGACGGGGTCGCTCTCGGCACTACGGACCAGTCGGTTTCGGTGACGTCCAAGTGCGCCAATGCCGACTGCGATGAGCCGACAACTGCCAATGGCCTCTGTCGCACCTGCACCGACAAAGAGCGCGCTGTGGACTGGTTGGACATCGACGGCCACTACCACGAGATCACCCCCGGCGCTCCGAAGGAGTTCGCCGCTGACGTCGTCACCATCATCAGCGGCAAGTGGATCGGGGAGACCGGCAAGATTATCGACCGCGATGCTGACAGCGTGACGGTCAAGGTCGCCGGCAATGCCTTCGTCGTCGACAAGTACCGCGTGATCCCGGCCAATGAACCCGAAGCGGCCAAGGCGCGCGTGATCCATGCTGCGCGCAAAGCGGAAGAACAGAAAGCGATCGACGCGGCGAAGCGCAAGGCAGAACAGGAAGCGTCGCTGCCGCCCACGCTGGAATGTCGGATGCAAGAAGCGCAGGCGATTCTGAAGGAGGCGTGGGGCGAAGTGCACAAGCGTGGATTGACGATCAACTACAATCGTGATCCCGGCGGTTCCATGTTCGGTGACGTCGAATCGCACATCGACAAACCGGAATCGTTGATCATCAGACCACGCGCAGAACAGGAGGAAGCGGCGTCGAAGTCCGACGACAAACACTGCGAGCATGACTTCAAGATGGGATCACGAACCATCTTTTGCACCAAGTGCGGCGAGATCGAGCGCCACCTTGATCGCGACGGTGATGCTCGATCGACTACGGAAAGCTGACCGTGCCACTGTGTCTACCTGCGGAGAAGCCGTGCTTTACACTGTCAGCTTGAAGAACTGTTCTCTTGGCCAAGGCCATGACCTTGTCCGATTCCTGCGCGAGCACCCCGAGGTGCCCGGCAATATGGGCGAACAGGAATATCACGCCTATTTGAATGGTGACTACGTTCAGGCCATCCTGCGCGGGTATGCCTATGAACGCTATCGCGAGGGAGTCATCATCGTGCTTGCTGCGGTCACGCTGGTTTTGCTTACCGTCATGTTCAGCGTATGGATTACGGGCAGATGAGCGATACCGAAAGGAGATGGGTGATGGCTATTGCCGATGACCGCTGCGACATCTGTCACCGTGCTGGTCTTCATGCGCATAGCCCCACAGAGGTGGAGCAAGAACGCTACATGCGCCCGGCATTTGAAAGGCTGGTCGAAGGTCTCCGGCTGTGGGCCGCCGATAAAGCGCTGTATCCCGATGCCGCTTTTCGGTGGCGTCAACGTCGCGGTTTTGCACTTGGCGGAACAACGTCCATCCATTCGGAATATCTCCTCCCACACATTCAGGCGCACTGGCAGACGTGGCAGCATGCGTGGTGCGAACGCGGAGAGATGTTCCCGGAGATGAAAGACGCCTGCAAGTCTGCGTGTGGCGTATGACCGAAAAGCTCTTCCCGATCCAGGGGACGCGGACTACAGCGCCGACCGCGCTTCCCTGGGCGCTCCGGCGGAAGCGTGGTACGTCCTGAACGACAAGCCGCTGTCGATTCCGTTTGAGATCAGTGAAGCAGATGCCCTCAAAGCCATTCGCACGCTCACCGGGTGTTTCGCCCCAGGCAGTGTGCTGGATCTGCTTGAACGCGTGATCGCAATTGCTGAGAGTTCCTTCGTGGCGATCGAAGGCGAAGGCTTCCCAACCTCCGAAGCGGACAAAGCGACGGTAGTCGAAGCCAAAGCGGCGCTGCAATTCCTGAAAGGAACCTGAGCATGAGCAACCGTCGAGCACAGACCGCCATCTTGCGTGAGCTATGCCGCGCCACCGGTGTTCCCCTGCACAAAATCACATCCGATGCAGGGTTGAAGCCATCGACGCTGAGCAACATGTTCCGCAGCGACAAATGGCCAATCAACCCCGGCATCCGCGAGGTGGTACAAGCGGAGTTGTCCAAGCTGACCGGCTTGACCATCGAGGAACTGAATGCCCTGGCGCCGACGGCGTATCGTAGCACGGTCCTGTTTCGCGATGAAGCGGCCCTTGCCAAGTTCAAGGCGATGGCGCAGCAGAATCTTGCCAAGGGCACGGATCCGAAAGTCTGGCCCCCGACGCCGCCCCCGAAAGCAGCCTCACCGAAAGCGGCGGTGACCACTACGGTTTCGTCTCCGAATCCGGTCAAGCCCGTTGCGGCGTCAGGCAATAAACCTGCGTCGTTCAATCTGCTCGAAGCGCGCAACGCCCTGAAACTGACGCAAGAGGAATTGGCCAAGCGCGTCGGTTGCAGCGTCATGTCCATCGGAACGTGGGAGGCGCGCAACGTGCTCCCGTCCTGGGATGAACAAAAGCAAAAGCTGCTCGAAGCGCTGAAGATCACGGCGTAAGTTCGACTACGTCAATTCTTCAAGGGATCTTGGCTTGAATCGACATCGACGCCGTTTATCGTTCACGCCCCTGCTTCATCCACATCATCCCTCTTCAGGAAACCATCCCATGACCACCAAAGTCGTCCACAATGAGACCGTCCCGACCCTCGTCGACGTCGCCTCGCTCACCATCGGCACCGGCTACGCCCTTTCCGGCGGCACCTTCATGCTGCTCACCGTTCCCGTGGCCGCCAGCGCCACCGCCAACCCGGCTGCCGGCAGCGCGCTGAACATCGACACCGACGCGGTCGTTTCCATCGACGCCGGCACCCAGGTCGAAGTCGTCGACCTGACCATCACCGTGACCAACCACACCGCCTGATCGGCCTCGGCCTCGGCATCGACTACCGATGACCACTGCCCCTGGGATGACCTCCCAGGGGCTTTTGTTGACTGACACGATGTCAATTGACCATTTGTGCATGACGCGGAAAACTGCGCATTGACAGGGATTCAAGGTCGGTACCATCAGCGGCACAACCGACGATCCCACGGATCAGGAGCCAGCCATGCCCCGCAGCAAGAAACAGCCGACGCCGCCCGCCATGCAAACCGACAGCTTCGTCTTTGCCGGTCGCCCCATTCCTGGACTGCTGCGCGCTGCCGTTCGCCTGCTCGGAGACAAAGTCACTGGCGTCTACGATGTTCGCGGCGCACGGTCGTTCATCCGCGAGGATGTTAACTTCTGCACCGCGCTGGCCAATGGCACCCTGTACGTGGTGCTCAGTGGCGCTTCCAGCCGGTATTGCCACCCGGTGGTGCTGGCACCCAACGGCGAGTTCACCCATATCCGGCTTGCCAACTGATCGTGCGTTACCACATCACCTTCCTTGCGCGCCTGCTCTGCTGGTGGTCGACGAATCGTTTCGTCAACACCTGTGATGTGATGGCGTGCTTTGCAGCGCTGATGTGTGACTACGATCCCCTGGTCCGGTGTGACGCATGAGCGGGATCCAGTGGTTCATCTGCATCGGGTTCGATCATTTTCATTCACGCCTTTTGGAGACATAAATGAGCACGGAAGCTGAACAACGCGACGCTGAGAATCTGGCCGGTGTGCGCCACATGCAGCGCGTTCACGCGCAGGTTGAGATGGAAGAGCGCACGCGCCCGTGCGTGATCTTTCCGCCGCGCCTGACCCAAGACGGCGATACCTGGATTGCCTGCTTCGGCGCCAATCTGCAAGAAGGCGTTGTCGGTACCGGCGCGTCCCCTGGGTTGGCCATGGCGGACTTCGATCAGGCATGGTGGGCCGAGGAACCTGCATCGCAGAGTCGGCAGACCGTCACTGAAGAATTTTTGGAGTGTTTGTTGAAAGTCGTCCGCGCCGACCTTCACCGAATCACTACGTTTCCAGGTACCAAGATCACGGTCACGGAATCCCTGCTGATGCAGGCGCTGTGTCGTGCGAAACTTCAACCACACCGTTCGACGACGTTGTTTGTCAACGGACATACCATTTCCCTGCCTCGGGATGCTTGACCATGTCTGATCCTTTCATCGCAGACGACGAGATCGTCAAGTTTCGCACCGGTCCCCTGGCGGCGCTGATGGCAGCCAGCGGCGCAGACCTGCCCGAGAAGCGCCGGTTCCGGATCGTCAATGCGATCGACAACGCACTACGCGACGATGAAAGCGTCGAGGTTGAATACGGACACGTGGCTATGCTCCTGGGCTTTCACGGCAACGGTACCGTGCCGGGTGAAGCACAATGGTTTTTGAACCTTGCTGAACATATGGTGCGCGTGGACCTGATCTGGTACGCCTTTTCCGCGCACAACTTGTACAAGTGGACGCACAGCAAAGTGTACATCCACTGCGTGCTCGACGCACGTGCAGCGGAACACGTTTTCAACTCACACATGCTTATGCAGCGGCGTGAGAATGTGCTGGAGGTGCGGCGGAAGATGACCGCAGAGGGAGTCGCAGCTTGTCAGGCGCTGCTCGCCTTCTGCGGACTTTCCGACAACGTCATGGACTACATCCATTCCGGCGAAGCCGTGACCGACGCCGAAAAGATCGCTCTGCTGCGTGAGGCGTTGCTGGCGTCGCTTGAATGCGCCCGCGAAGCCAAGCTCGAAGAACGCATCAACACCGCTCTGGAAAAGACCAAGTCATGACCATTGAAGAAGAGAAAAAACAGCAACTCAACGCCCTGATGGCCGAACTACCGACCGTTCCAGGACAGCCCACCGTCGACCTCAATCGCGTTACCCGTGACCAGCAACAGCGCTGGGGTGCGATCGTTCGCGGTGGCGTGCATTGGCGTGCGACCAAAGAGGCGTACAGCCGCGATGCCTGTTACTCGTACAAGTCCGCGCGGTTGTACTTCAAGTGTGCGTGGTCGAATGGCGACTCGTTGATCAGTGACTACATTGAAATGATCGTCACGCCGGGTTGGCGCGAAGTCCGTCCGCCCCATCGCGCCGTCTTGATCGACCGCCTGCACCGTGCCGGTGGCACCGACATGGAATACAATACGTTTGGTCCCTGGTACGATTGCTGTGTGTTGAAGTGGGACATCGTCTGTCCCCACATCCGCGACTACGACGCCGAAGCCCGCGACGTCATGCTCCGCGCCCTGGCCGAGATCAAAGCGCTGGGCTTTGATGTCGAGAGCACGTCGAACACCGACCACCCTGATGTGCTGGCAGTCGATAACCTCTACTTCGTGAAGCGGCACAAGACCGCCGACGAAAAGCGCGAAGCTGCCATCGACGTCAGTCCGTCGGTCAAGGAAGAAGACGAAGACGCCGACCTCGAACGCACGCTGTACCCTGAAGGGCTGCCATGACCGCACGCTTTCTGATCACCACCGACGACATGGGCATCTTCCTGGGCACCATGTCCAATGAGCCCGTCTTCTCCCGGAACAACTTTGCAAACCGCACCGGCGCTGCGACCTTTCCCACGCGCGAAGAGGCGGAAAAGGCCAAGCGTAAGTGGACAGAGCGCGTGCAGAAGGAAGTCGGCCGCGTCTCCATCATGCCGGTCGAACCGAACGACGGCTACTACGTGACCAAGGCCCGCTGCATCAAGCTGGGGTTGGACTGGGAGAGCCCCGAATTGGCGGTTCAGGTCATGCGCGAGGACAAACCCTCACCGCCGGTACCGCCCACGCCCGAAAGCCCTGCCAAGAGCCTCCCAGCGGCCTCCCCGGCGCCGGAATGGCGTGATGTCGGTGACGGTTACTCCGTCGTCAAGGGCAGTGATCAGGACCCGGCCGCCGAACCCACTACGCCTGCACGTTGTCCACATTGCGTCCGTGATCTTCATCACGACGGTCCGTGCCTGCCGCCTGCGCCGGGGGCGGTGGCGCGCTTCAATCACCGCACCTCGTCGGAAGAAGCCTCGGATGCTCTCCCGACAGTTCCTGCGCTCAAGCCCGTGGAGATCGCAGCGGGCGGGACCATGGCGACCTTTGAGGGAACGCGCAAGGCGCTACGTGCGACCATGCGCGCTTCGCTCTATCCCGTTTCGCTCACCGTTCCTGACACTGGACGCAACGTGTTTATGTGGCGGGACAGTTCATGGCAGGTGATGCGTTACCTTACCGGCGGAAACAATCGCGGCGTCTGGTGCAGCGGGGCCGTCATCGGTGTCGAGGTGGACAAGGACGCCGTGTGGATGGAACTGCCCCAGGCGCCGCCGGTCGATTGCCGCCACTGTAAGGGCACCGGGCACCACAACGCGATATTCGGACCGCCTGGGCATCCGTCCTGCGCGCAATGCCTCGGTCTGGGCTGGGAACTGCCGCAATGAACTCCGGTGTCGCCTACGAAGAAAAGTCCTGGGTGAAGGCGCGGATGAACGTCACACCGTGGGACCCTGATGCTGGCGGATACGCGGCGATGGCAGGCGACGTGCTCACGCGCGATGGGTTTGTCGTTGGCCGCATTACCAGCGTCGAACCGTCTGGCGGAACCGCGCATCTGCTCATCCACCCGCGCTATCTGGCGCACATCAGCGCCAACTTGCCCGCTTTTATGACTGCGGAACCCACATGAATCCGGCTACCGACATCGTGCTGCTGGCTCTCATCATCCTCGGCCCGATCTGGCTCCTGTGGATCCTGATCGGATCGGAAACCTGCGGCGGTTCGTCCAGGCGCACGAAATACCGCGTCGTCCACGTCCAAAGCGAAAAGCTCTTCGTTCCTGAGAAGTGGAACTGGTGGTGGCCGGTCTGGGTTCACCTGGAAGAGACCTGCCTTGAAGGTTTTGCCACCGGCTTCCCTGCGGCCGAAACCGAAGATGCTGCCTGGGGCCTGATCGACGACTACGTCGAGCGTGAGCGTATCCGCAAGCTGCCGAACCGCGCCATCCGCGACCCCCGTCAGGACTGACACGATGTCAATCATTGCCGCCATCGTGTTTTTGGCTGCTGTTTTGGCAGTGCTCTATTCGTGTGGTGCTACCGTCGCATACCTCGTGAACCGCAGGGTAAAGCGCGACGCGCCGTCGAAGACAATCGACTGGCAGGCGATCGGAATGAAGCTGCGCGACCTTCGCGAGAAGTGCGGATTGACCACTACGCAGGCAGCGCATCAGCTTGGCTGGTCCTTCCCGATTCTGGTTGAGATCGAAGAGGGGCGCCGGGGCATCACGTCGGATGAACTCTGGCAGATTTGTACCGCGTATCTGCGGGCAGACCCGCTCCCTGCGGAAATGGCAGAGGCGGTATACAACACCATTTGGGAAATGGCCCGGGAGTTCTTGCACCAGACGCCAAAAAGGGCGAGCGCACTACAAAGCGACAATGATCTCGTATGGGAGTGTCCAGGGCGTGCGGCATACCACGACCTTGCCAACGAGTTCGGTCAGGAAGAGGCTGTCATCATCGAAGCGCGCTATCGTCAGAGTATCGCCGCGCGGTCCGTTTCCTCCATGAAATCGCCGCGTGCGCAATGATCATCAACGATCCATTCCTCAAGGTCGGCGTCGCCGGCAACGCTGTCGAAGTGAAAACCAGGACCGGGATGGTTATCCTGCGCGCCGTGGATGAAACCCCGCTGAAGGCCATCAAGCGCCTGCGCAAATGTCTCGATGCCCTCGACAAAGAGCGCAAGAACCCTACTACGGAGTCGGAACCATGTCCTTGACCATTCACAAGTTTTCCGTTGAGATAGCGGATGTTCAAGAGATTCCGTTGTCGCCAGGGGCGAAAATATTGAGCATCCAGCATCAACACAATCGGCTGTTTTTGTGGGCGCTGATTGATCCGCACGCCAAGCCAGTTCGTCGTATCATCGAATGCTTTGGTACGGGCATGCAGGTTCCGGATCCCGATGCAAATATCCGCCTCTATCTTACTACCATCCAAACCGACCACGGGCAATTTGTGTGGCACTTCTTTGATCGCGGTGAACGGTCATGAGCACTGAACAAGCCTGCGAACTGATCCATAACGCGGCGCACCTCGCGAGGAAGAAACAGCAGTCGCCACATGGGCTGTGGTGGGAACAAGCCGCGTTTGCTGCCGTTTACGGTGGGCGTTGGCGCATCTTCACCGGGCGCACCTCCGACACGCCGTACCTGCTGCGCTGCTGGCTCACTCCGAAAGCCCCAGGTGACTCTGATCTTCACAGCGTTCATCTCGCGACGGTGCTGCATTTCTTCGCCAGGGGTGATGACGATGATGCCTTGCACGATCATCCGTGCGACTTTGTCAGCTATCTCCTCGAAGGCATGTACAGCGAGGAGCTTCCTGCGCTCGACTGGCCGCAGCGGGGACGCGACTACAATTCGCAGCGGATAAGCGTAAACCACCATACCGGAGAACAGCGTGTCATTGAACCGATCATCATTCGCGGCCCGCTGACGACGATCTTCAAGGACCACTGCGCGGGAGACAGGATCATCCACAAGGCGGAAGACCTGCACGCTGTCAAAAACGTCGAGCCGGGTACGGTGTCGATCGTGCAGATGGGCGCGTTTCGCCGGCCGTGGGGGTTCCATCCGCCCGGCAAACCATGGGTCGAAGCGCATGCCTATCTGGACGTCAAGAAGGAAACCGCGTGACTACTACAGGAACATGCAAGACGTGCGACCGTACGACGGAACACAGGATCCTCGCGGATGGGCGCATCCAATGTGCGTGCTGTGATCGTATTCGTGAACACAGCCCTGCGCGTGCTGCTGCCGACGCTCTTCTGCGCATGCTCCCTGAAGGCTTTGTCGACTTCGATGTCGAAGAAGACGGCGGCATTGACATTCAGCGCACGAACGACCGCGGTCTGGTCGTTTTCGAGATCGGTCCCGATGGCAAGCTGCGCGACTTGTCGATTACCGGTCGCAGCGTCGCTCATCAGCGGGCAGGGTCCGACATGATCATTCACCTGCTGTAACTACATGCCCGACATCCGCGATTGTTCTGTTCATGTCATCCCCGGACCCGAGGGGCAGTCGTTTGAATGCGGCACGCCTCTTCCAGCGTCATGGGGCGGTCCGGCCGTTGGATGCCGACAGACGATCCCGCTGACGATGATGTACCGCTGCTTTGACTGCGGCGCGGCGTTCTGTCGGCGCTGCCTCGTTCACCACTGCAACCAGTCCATTTGCTCATCAATGCGGGAGATCCCGCCCGAGTTCAGGATCACGTAGTCGATTGACATCGTGTCAGTTGGCATGTTGTGGGTGTTGCGCTGTTTACCGCGTCATGCGAAAAACCGCTTGCATGCCTCTTCCGGGGTGCATAACGAAGGCCATGCCCACGACCCGCCCTTACCTGACCAAACGCGAGCGCCAAGTCTTGATCATGACCGCCGACGGTGCGACCAAGCAAGAGATCGCAGAGATGTTTGGCATGAGCGTCAAGACGGTGGAAAAGCACCGCGAACACCTGATGCAGAAGCTCGACCTGCACAACACCGCCGGGCTCACCCGCTACGCGGCCAGCGCCGGGCTCATCTTATGACCATGATCCGTTCCACCATCGCAGCCTTCCGCCGTCGCCTGGAAGAAGCCAAGGCGAAGAATGAGCGTCTGATTCGCGTCGACGCGCTGAGTGATAAGTTCCCACGTCTCCGTGCTCCTGCCTCCGTTGACTGCGTTACGTCCAACGGGTACTCACTCCTTCGGGAAGGCGGCAAAGAACCAAGTTACGCGACGTTCAAGGGGTATGTCGTGGAATCTGACAATAACGGAAACCGCTGGCACCTCATGAATGCCGACGCGAGCGTTGCGCTTATTTACGACTTCACGTCTCCGGAGATCACCGCCCGTGCCATTTTGGCAGATGCCTGGAAGCGTGTTCAAGCGCTCGGATTCACGATCAACTACAACCGCGATCCCGGCGGGTCTATGGCAGGCGATGTTGAATCCGAGATCGTCCAATCCGCGTCCATCAGCCTGCGTAAGAGATTGAAATGATCGACGAAGCCACCATCCGCAAGCTCGCCAGCGACCTCTTCGAGGCTGCCCGCGCCGTTGGTGCCATTGCCAGCCACGCCGGCACCGTTGACCGTCACCACCCCGCCATGATCAAACTCAGCGACGCCAAACTCGCCTATGAACTGGCTGAAATAACCAATGCGACCCGCAAGGACGTTACCATGCAAACGACCCATCTCCTCACCGTCGGCGGCCGGGCGTATCCCGTCTGCGTCAAAGGAACGGCGATCCGTTCCCGCAATCCGCTCTCCTGTCCTGCTCCAAGTTGTGACAGCACTACCTTCACCGTCGGCGCCGAAGGACTGGCCACCTGTACCGGCTGCAAAGCGCTGTACAAGCTGACCGACACCCGCGCGCACGTGAACGCGGCCTGACTACCTCAGACGAACTCTTCAACGCGCACATAGATCCGCTTCTTGAGACCCCACTTGGCGCTCCAGAGGAACCCGGTGGTGCGCCTGGGGCTGCCGACATAGCCGTGCTCTGCATGCCACGCATCCGTTGACGTGAACGATTCCAAGTGCTCCATGGTCACCCCGTGGAGCGTGTCACCGATAACCATCTTGTGCACATGCCCCATGTGCCAAGCGCGCTCCGTGGTTTCTGCCCAATCCTTTTTGTTCTCGAATGCCATGAGCGACGGCAAGTCCTTCATCTTGATAATTTCACCGTGGATAAATCCGAGGAGGCAGGTTCCGTGGCGGATGTATTGTCTGGTTCTCGGATTGTGCACGACCTCGACTTGCGGTTCATTGTGATAGTACGCCGAAAGGACCCGCATGAGCGCAAATGCGCTTTCGTGGTCGTGGTTTCCCGGCAACGTTACTACCTGCACTTTGGCGCACTTTGCAGAGAGCATGGCGATGCACGTGTGGAGGGATCTTGTGGCAACCTCCCAAACCTTGAAAAACCTGGAATCGACATCAAGCGCATGGTGGCTTTGAGGCGTTTGTGCAACGCGCGAATCAGCGTGGAAAAAGTCTCCACCGATCACCAACAGGGCTTTTCCGAACTCACCCGCTTCCGCGATCATGTTGGCAACCGTACCCGTCATCAGCTTCTCGAATATTTTGAGATCGAAGTCGTCTCCTCCGGTCTCGGAAGCCCAGGCGTATTTGCCAGCGTGCGAATCGAAGAACGGAATCTCAAGAAGAAGATCGGTTGTCGGTTCATTGATGGGCCTGGGAAGTTTTGGACTCTTGCCATCTACGATCTTCACGAGGGCATCAGCCACCGCTTGAAGGGTTTCAATCTCCGGATGCAACCGGCGCCATTCCTGGAGCACCGTACCGTCAGGTCCAAGCTGCACGGTCGTCTTGCCCATGCGCATGCCTTCAGGCACTACGGAAGGAACCAGCGCCGCCTTTTCCAATCCGAGGATCCTGAGCGCCTTGTCGCGACGTCCGCGGAAGGTGCTACGATCCATGTGCATCGCTTGCGCGGTTGCGGTGTCACGGTGGTGGTGCGCTTTCCAAACTTCGATCAGTTCCTTGGCATCGGCAATATCTTCGGCCGACCATTTGGGCCTTATCTCTTTGACGTACAGCCCGCGACGTATGGCGGTGTTGATTCGCTTCTGCACGGCGGATACCGCAAGGTTCAGTTTTTGCGAAGCCGCGCTGGCATTGCAGCCACATTTTTCGTACACTCGAATCGTATCCTTCAAGGTCTGATCGTTAGCGCGGTCGGCCATGGGAATCTCCTGCGTGTGCGGTTTGTTCGAGTTCCTGCATGCTACGTACGCTATTGACAAACGACCAGGGTGTTTTGGTGATTGGTGCTTGAACCTTTCGTCTGCGTCGCTTCACACTCCCGATTCATCAACTACGTTTTGGATGTCGGAGGCAGCCATGCGTCCACGCACGAAAAACGTCAAGCACATCAAGAAGGGGAAGCCACCAATGTCACCCCCCACCCCGCCGCACGACTCGGACACGTCCGCGTTGGAGTCGCACGTTTCCGACAAACAGCAACGTATCATCGACGCGGCGAAGCGATGTGAATCCGCCGAAGAGATGCTGTACGCCGCGATTTTGATGATCATCAAACATTTCCCGAAGGATCTGGCGCGGGAAGAGATTCAAGAGACGCCGGAATACGAGGTGGCCAAGCGCGCCTGCGACCACCTACGGATCAAAGACCCGTGTGACTTTGCCTGATTGACATCGTGTCAATTCAATGCGCTTGACATAATCTTGCATGACGCGATGTTTTTCGCGGAGGACCATATGCGCATTCTTCGCCGCGTCGCTTACTGGATCTTCCTCATCCCGATCATCCCGTTCTTCGTCATTCTCGGCGCCGTGACAGGGATGCTCGACGAACCGAAGTTCACTCGCTGGGCATCTGACCTCGTTGATGAACTTGACGCCATCGGGTTGTGGATCCGCGGCCTGTGACACCGACGACTACCTGTCCGCCTGCCCTGCGCCGGTACGTCAAACTCCTCGCAGATGATTTGCGGAGGAATCGGTTGGAAGTTGTGGTTGCCACCGCTCCGCGTGAACGCGGACCTTGCGGCATCCGCGTGGTCAATTCGCAAAATCCTGATTGGTACCAGAAGCTCTGTTCTCGCTATCGCTCCACTGCCAAACAGAGCCCACACAAGCAGAGTTTTGACACCAAGGTCAGCCGGAAGCGGATTCAGGAGTGTTTGGATAAACTCAGCCGCGGCGATTCTTCTGCTTCGACATTTGCCGCTGAACTGCTCGAAGAGGCGCGTATGCTTTGGAAAGAAGATGAGACCGCAGACTCCTTGGCAACGGTGCACGCGTGAAAATATCTGCGATCCTCCCACCGAAAGATGTCCAGCAATCATTTCTCCCGCGCGAATACTACGATCGCACATTCCGCTGTATGGCGCAGACGCGCGTGCATTGCGGTGCGTTTTACGAGGAGGCGACCTGCAACCTCTTTCAAGCCGACCGCCACGTCATTGACAGCACTGCGGACATCTGCCCTGACTTGAGCCTCGGAAAAGGCCAGTATCTCGAAGTGAAATCGGTTGGACTAAGTCGGCAAAGTTTGATCTATTCCAATCGTCTCGCCCACGACCGCGACCTCGTGAATTATACCAAAGGCACGCTGCACTACGTCTTCTGGATCCACAATGTCGAAGCGGCGAAGTGTCACAGCCTGCATGTTCTCCGCGATGAACTGGCGCGAAACGTCGAAGAGATTTTGGTGGTTCCTTTTGATCAGTTGGAACAAGCGTGCCAGTCCATCCCTGCGCAGATCATGAATTACCGTGCCGCCCGGTCGGATGGACGTGCGGCACAGCCTATGCCCGGTCGCCGGCTTTCGTATCGCCTACTGAAGGAACTGGCTGGAAATACGGAACGGGCACGCGCGCTATCCGCTCCCGTGTACAGCATTTTGCCACTTCCTCAGCGGATGCGCCAATTTGCGCATAACGCGTAAAGTCGATTCTTGACACTTCGGTTCGGCCCATATTCTCCCCGCCATGCCCTGGACACTCCCATACGAGATCGGCCCCCGCTCCCCCAACTTCGAGATTCCGACGGGGGCGCTGAACGGGTACGAGATCGCGGAATGCAAGCTCGTCATCAACGGTCCCACGCGCGACCCGGGTGAAGAAGAGATCGTCCTGGTTCCGCCTGTGAAGCTCGTGGTCGTCGCCCGTCGTGCGATGCAGTTCGATGTGCGGCGTGAAGACGGCACCCCGCATCCCGTCGAAGGACTACTGTTCAACCATTGCAAGGGGTGGATCCGTCAGTTCGACCTCGACGTCATCCTCTATGCCCCCTGGGCCGCCAGGGAGGCTGCTGCAAGCCTCTTGCCGATCGTTTACGGCAACGCCCTGACCGAGATCGCCAACGGACTCGGCGCGGTCGGGAAACGCCTCTCTGCCCTGGCATCCAACACCATCGTCAAACCCGGCCCCCGCCGCATCCAGAAGCCCTGACCGAAAGACTACTACATGGCTCTCAACCCTCGCCACATGGCCGCCTTCCTGGCCACCCTCGCCGCCTCCGTCACTGCGCCTGACGGTTCGCCGCTTCCGCCCGGTGAAGCCAAACGCGCGGAGAATCGTGGCGCCAATGGCGATGCGCTGCTGTTCCTGTCCCGCGGCGGCGACATCACCCGTCAGAGCGACAAAGAAAGCGACGTGTATCGTGCCCACTACCGGGCGCAGCACGACCAGCGCAAATCCCACAGCCCGACCAATCGCCATCTCCAGCCGGTTTGAACATGACGCGCAATCCCGCAGCCGAGACCATCGTTGGGCAGGTGGTCGATGAGGTGTATGGCTGGGCCACGATCAAGATGCCTGACGGTACCGAATCGAAGCGGCTGGTGCAGCGTGCCAAGACCGTTGACGGCAGGGTCATCTGGGAGGAAGTCGATCCGAAGATCGCAGCCTTCAATGACCGGTTCAAAGACACCGCTACGGTTCCGGCGGATTGGCGTGATCCTGCCACCGGAGCCGTCGAGCAGAAGGCGCCTGGATTGACCACGGTGCAGAATCTCAAGCGCATGCTCATCTTGAGCCTGGGCGACCCGAAGGCGATTCTCACTGCAAAGGCGCTGGATGATGGACGTTTGCGTGACTTCAAAGCCAGTCCCAGCAAGCTGACGCTTATTCACGGGATCATCAACACGTTGAACGATCCCGAATGGAACGCTGTTGCGAAGTTCCTTCCACGCCCGCTTTATCCCATCTGAGGCAGCCATGACCGAGTTCATCCGATTCACTGCTACTGGCGCATTTATTGCAGGGCAGGCGCGAAAGTATCCGAAGCCGCTTCCGGTGGTGATCCCAGTGGACGCCGTCGCAAGTCTGGTCGTGCAGGCGACGACCGACGATGTGATGATCTGCACGAAATGTGGCGAAGCGCACATCGCGGCGGAATCTTTCGATGAACTCGCTTCGCTTCTGCCCCTACGCAATCCGGTCACCGCAGGCGAAACGCTGCAAGCGCTTTCCGCACGGTACGGCGCAGAGACCGAGAAGTTGCGGAAGGACCTGTTCGAGTCGCAGATGATGACCGTGTATCTCACCAAAACGATACAGCTTTTCTCGGGCATCGCGTGCAAGGTCGACTACACCGCGAAGTTCATTCATCCAGCCATCGTGCGCATGACCTTTGCGGTGCACGATGTCGATGATCGGTGTCACCACTTTCATGTGGAAGTCGAAGGCAGCACCATCCGCTGTGACCTTTGGGCAGCCGGCAGCGTGTCGTCGTATGCTTGTGGCAATGCAGAGAATGCGCGTAAGCGCTTCGATGAGTTCTGCAAGGATCGTGCGATCACCATTGCCGGTCAGTCACCAGTTGCTGCAATACAGGCTGGAGACCCCCATGCCTTGGAAACTCCTCCCGCTCAAGCGCACTGAATCCGTCCGCATCTCGCTGCGCCGGTATGCGTTCAGAGCCACGTCCACCTGTCCGACCAGCCCGACGGGATACCATGACGTGGCGTTCGTGGTTGAACCGCGCGCTCACGGCAACTTCAATGAGCATGGGTATTGCGTTGGTATCGACAAGAACGACTACCCGAACGAAGATGTCCGCTGGCCAAAGACCTGCCAGTGCGGGTATGAGTTCACGGACAGCGACCAGTGGGACATTCACGAAGAGCATCTGATGGAAGCCGCCGACGGCAGTGTGTTCAGCGATTATGACGCGCCGGTCGGTGCCTGCTGGCAGGCGTGGTGGCTGGATGAAACCAACTGTCCCCACAACCGCGGCCAGCCGATGTGGCCGCTGATCCTTCGCTGCCCGCCTGGAAAGCGCCATCACGACTGGCATATCGACGGTGGGTCTTCAAACGGCGGAGGCTGGACCCGTAGTGGCCCCATTGAAGCTCTCACCGTCACGCCGTCGATTGCGATGGGCTGGGAGAACGGACGAAACGAATACCACGGATGGGTCGGAGTGAATGGAACACCACCCGGCTACCTGTCCGAAGACATCGAAGGCCGCGCGTTTTCTGACATTCCACGTCGCCCCTGATTGACGTCGTGTTATTCGGTGTTTTCCGCGTCACGCGGCAATCTTGTTGACAGTACGGACTTGACCTTATGCTCGCCAACATGCCCCCTGAAACCCAGCCCAAGCGTCCGTCACACGTCGTGACCATGCACCCCACCACCCAGAACCGCGTGCGCTGCATAGTCAGCGGTCACCTGCCCGGTCCGAAAGTGCGGAAGGGGCACAAGGAAAAGCCGACCGTTCCCTTTTTCGCGACGGTCTACGCGCAGAACCGGATCGAAGCGCCCAAGGCGATCAAGCTGTTCCCGCAGGTGATCGAATCGACCGCGACCGTTGCCGTCGACAAAGAACAGCCCTACGTCAGACCCGGCCGGCTCGATCGCATCCGCGCTTTCTCGCGCGGATCGAACGCTTGGTGATATGCGTTTGAGCGCGACGCCCAACGCGCGGCTTTTGTCTGTGAGTCGTCCATGGCTGAATCCCACTACCGCGCGAGTGTCAACGGCGCTGAACTCGACTTTTTCATCAGCGCCGCTGGCGTCCGGCAGGTGTCACAGGTTCCAGTGATCTGCACGTGTGGTTGCGTCAAGTTCAACCTGCGCGTCAACGCAACCACACTGATTCCTGCTATGTTCCACTGCGCCGGTTGCGGCACTCACTTTCCGCTGCGGTCGATGCAAGCGAAACCCGACATTGAATATCTGTGGCCGCTTCCCTCCGAAGCTGAACTGGCGACCAAACGCGCATTCGGAAAGAAGCTGGACCTGTACGAGCAGGCGCGACAGGATCGCCTGAAGCGCCAGCGTACGCCACAACCTCCGCCTCGCCCGAAACACCAGGGATTCTACTACACCTCGGGGTTCTCGACCCCGTCCAACTCCTCTTTCTGAGAGACGCCATGCCGACCGCCACCGCACCCGCCCCCATGAAGTTCCGGTTCAACCCGGCTATGATCACCGATGCGGCGAAGAACTCCGTCACCGGCGAAGGCACCATCGCCCACTACAAGGGGAAGCAGGTCGGTATCATTCGCCCGTGCGTGGTCACGACGAGCACGGGTGTATGCCCGGGATACCGTGTGGTGAACGAAGACGGTGATGTGATCACGGTGTGGGAGCGTGACTTGGCCGAACCGTTCATTCCGCGTTCGGAGTTTTCCTGGAATCGCGAACTGCGCGAAGACAAGCGCTGATATGAACTGGCGCGACGCATTCTTTCGCCTCTTTGGTATTGATAAACCGGCGCGTTTGCCGCTTGAGGGTTGGAGGCCACGGAACGACGTCTTCATCCCGTGGAGAAAGAGAAAGAACTTCGTTCTTCGCGCATTGCGGAAGAGTCAGAGGAAGTACTGATTGTGAGCATTCTTGCCCACTACCAACGCGCACGCGCCGCGGATGCGCACGCCCGCGCTGATGGCTGTCGTGGATATTTTATCCTGACGCGACTGTCGCCAGTTTCCGGCGTGTGCAGCGTGGGGATTATCGACACCCCTGCGGCGTCTGTGATGACCTCATGGGGTATGTTCGGTACCCATTTGCAATTTCTCGCAGAGCGCTTGCGCACCATGGGCGTCGACCCGGAAGTGGTTCCGGTGATCGTGCAACAAGTGCTGAATCACATTCAGCGCAGCCATTGGGCGCATGGGTTCATCGCGCAACCGGGTTTTGCACCATCCGAAAAGGCGTGCGAGTTCACTGGTGGATCCATTCAGCTTGAACCGTCTCTGAACTGACACGATGTCAATCAAGCCCACCGTCGCCCGACGCTTCAGCACCGTCCCTGGCGTTTTCGTCTACGAAGCCAGTGTCGAGGATCTGCCGTGTCCTGCCTGCGTGGTGTACGCGCGCTGGTCATCTATTCCGGGGGTGATCGAGATTCTGTCCAGTCATACCATGGAAGCCCGCCGTCGGTGTGGACTGCGCACCGTGATCAATGATACGCTGGTGACGTCTGGCGACGTCCGTTCGATCATTTCCCGAACCGGTACCGATACCGGATCAGCCTTCATGAAGGCCTACGGATATCGCTTGGGATCCGACAGCAGGCCCTGGGTCTTTACGGTAACGAAAGCCGCTGTACGCGCCTCTGAGAGGCGTCTGTGCTGATTGTCAGGTATCTGCCGCTGACTGCACATTCAGGTGACATCGAATCGCTGGTTGACCAGCAACAACACCGGCGACTGACGGATCGCATCACATCGAAGGCAAACAGAACCTGTCATGGGTGCCAGCAGAAGATCAATGGGCCGCTTCATCTGCATGCATCCTGGGACTACGAGGGACACGTGCAGATGCTGCGCGCCGTCAATCCGCTTTGTCAACTGTGTCATATACTGTGTCACCCCCACTTGACAGCTACACCCGGCCAGAGCAGGGCGGCACTGGACCACCTGTGTGCGGCGCATAGGTTGAGCCCACTTCAGGGCATCTCTACCATGAACCGATGGAAGCGAATGTGGGGCGCGCGCAATCTGGTCACCTTCACGGTGTCCGATGTGCGCTGGCTCACGCAGTTCGTACCAAAGGCAAAAATAACTCAGGGTAATTTTACCATGGGTGATCTGGCAGATTGGAACGCTCTGGAGTCCACCCACTGACCCCGGAGAACCCCATGGCCACGTTGACCAAGCAAGAATATTCCATTTCCGACGTGGCCGATCTATCCGGCATCCCCCAGGAAAAGCTGCGCGCCTGGGAACAGCGCTTGCACTGGCCCCGCCCCCGCCGCGACGACAACGGTTATCGGGTCTATTCAGCCGGCGACCTCCGCGAAGTAGTCGCCATCGGCAAGAAGCTCAAGGAAGGCCACCCCATCTCCGATCTGATCGACGCCTCGACCGGGCTGCCCTACGCGAACGACACTCGAACCGTCAGCTTCGGTCGCCTTCTTTCCCGAACCCCAAAACCGGCATCCGTAGTGGGCATCCGAATCCGTGAACAGGTCGTCGAATGCCTGGAGACCGCGCAAATCGGACGTATCGCAGAGTTCATCGACGCCAGCGTGCAGATCCGCCCGGAAGAGCGCGCCGCCGCCGTCTACCTTCCGATCCAATGCTGGCTGGTTGCCACCGAACTCCGTCCTGAACATCGCACCTTCATCGCCAACCGCCTCGCCGCTGCCGCAGGTTCCGCGCTGATGGCCGTACAAAACACCGTCGCCAACATCAAGATCCGGCTGGCGTGATACGTGACTGACGACGAAGACGATCGCATTGCCCCATCAGGGCGATCAGTTGATCCGGCCAAGATCGAAGCGTGCGGTGTCGCAATTCAGGCCCTGCTGTTCGAGCGCCGGAAGAGCCCAAAGAATCACGCGGGCGTCACCGCTGGATTTCTCGAAGATCACCTGACCTTTGAATGGTTCGTGATCAACGCTACGCTACGTTCCTTGCAGAAGTCCAAACGGCTCATCAAGAGCATGGATGTGGGCTTTGCGTTCTGGTCCATCAACGACGGAGTAAAGCGTGAGCGCTCTCGCAATTTCAACTTCTCTGATCCTCAACACGATTCGCAGAAACGGGCGCGGGACACTGATCGAACTGGTGACCGCCATCCGTCAGGATCTGGGGAGATACCTGCCGGCGTACACGGAACAGTTCAAACCGAAGCGCCGGGCGGAGACATTGGTGGAACAGCAGAAGTTCCAGCGGGAGTACATGGAAGCGATGAAGCGGAGCTATGACCGCGACCGCGACACCATCGAGTCCGCACTGGTGAATCTGCTGGGCTGCGGTGCCGTCAAGCTCGACGGTGAGCACTACGAAGCCGTGGCGGTGGCTCCGGCCGATGTTCCCGCTGATCCGCTGACCGACCTCGACAAGGCAATCGCTGCGGCGTCCAAGCACGTCGAATACAACAAGCTCCTGGCGTTCACCAATGCTGCGCTGTCTCGGCACTGCCACGCCGCGGAAGAGGAAAAAAAGGCCACGGGAACCGCTGCAAGCTGACTTTCCGCGTCATGCGGAAAACATGGATTGACATCGTGTCAGTTGGCGTATGGTGCGTCTCAGGGGATGCGCCATGACCGTCAAGATAACCACACCCGGAAAATTACCGGAGACGATCGCGCGCCAGGGGAAGTGTAATAACTGCAAATGTGAAATCACCTGTATGCAAGGTGATTGCCAAGTGGTTCCTTCCGGTGCAGTTGAAGATGACTACACCGTGCCGTGTCCGACCAACGGATGCGGGTACAACATCGTCACCAGCCTCGCACCGCACCGGATGCGTCGCGTTGGCGAGTCGGAGTGAGTCATGGAAGATGCCAACGAACGCGAATTGCAGGCTGCCATCAAGGTGGTCACCGATGCGAAGTGGCCCGAAGGCTGGACCGTCGCGCTGTCGCCCAATTATGAATCGACTTGGAACATCACCATCAAGATCCCCGACGCGATCTGGCAGGTGCGCCTGGGCGTGTTGCTCTGGGGCGGAAGCGGGCAGGACTACGAGTGCTGCCTGTCGAACGGCAAGACCGCCTTCGATCCTGACCCGGTGAAGGCCGTGCGCATGGCACTGGCGACCACCATTGCCGAAGACGCGAACGTGATCGCGGCCAAGGCGCTGGGGCTGCTGTGAGAATCGCAATCGTTCCAGCACAAACCATCGCGCAGAGCGCCGGAACACGCCTCGATCCTGAATATTATCTGGGACCGGGCAACGAAGCGGAAAAGATCGCGACTGCAAAACGGCGCATCAAGCAATCCAGGAAAGACCTCGCGAGCCTGAAGCGTCGTATTGCTGAAGCCAAACAGCGCCGGAAGCGTTTGGGCATCGTTGTCTTGCGAAAGGTGGACAGTCCACTACGACAGGTGGAACGACTGGAGTGCTGACCGCGGGGCCGTTGCGCCGCACACACCCCCGGAGGCTCCCAATCGTTCAGGAGCCATCCATGTCCGCAGAAGCCCTCGCCGCCCGTTTCGCCACCAAGGTCACCAAGACCCACGACCTGACGAAGCTTTCCGAAGCCGCCAAGCTCGCGCTCGAAGCTGCCGAGGGCATCTTCCTGGCCAAGGGCGACAAGGTCACCGAACTGCACGAGACCTGCGACGGCTTCGTGATGGCCGGCGGCACCCACAGCCTGCTGATGGGCAATGATGGGCGACTGGTGGGCGCCACCCTTAAGCCGACCGCCGAAGAGAAGCAGTTCATCAAAGGGCTCGATGCCACCGCGATCAGCGAAGAGGAGTTCCGCGCGCTTTCCGCCGGCACTACCATCGTCACCTCGATCGTCGACGGCCTGCCCATCGCCACCTTCATGAAGGAAGGCAAGGCCTGCGCCATGACCGTCACCAAGGGCGGCAAGCAGCATTACCTGAAGCCCGCCGGCAAGAAGACCGGCCCCGGCCCGACCAAGCTCAAACAGGCCAAGAAGCTGACCAAAGAGGACGTGGACGGCATCCACAAGTCCCTCCTCAAGCTCACCGAATCCGAAGAGATCGACGAGCAGGCCGCCAGCGTCGCGCTCACCGAAGCCTGGATGAAGATCGTCGGCGTCGATGGCGAAAACAAGGGACTCATGGCGGCGGGGCAGCCAGCAGCATACGCCAACTACTGCGGCATCAGCTTCCGCAGCGACAACTTCATCGACGAGACTCCGTCGTACGCACTGGCCGAGTTCGTCATGCAGCGCGCCATCAAGACGGTGTGCGAGGACCAGGGCGACAAGCTCGCGAATGCCATCATGGTCGCGCTCAAGGCCGACCCTAAGGTCAAGGCCCTCGACATCAAGCTGCGTGAGAAGGTCGTGAATGAATCGGTGACCGATGACACTGACACCGTGTCAATCAACGCTGCTTTGGCTGAAGCGTATGTCGAGCGTAAGCCGGTGCCGAAGACTCCCAGGACCGCCGAGTATCATGCCGAAGATGCTGGGCACAGCTACGCGAAACGCGAACACGCGAAACGTGCCAAGTTCGAGAATGGCCCGTTCATGCACTCTGCGAATGACGCGCACAGCGCATTCACTGGCGCCTCTGCGGAATACGCCAAGGTCAGAAAAGAAGGCGACGCCGAAGATGTCATGAAGCACCCCGCCTTCATCAAGGCTGCAAAGGAAGAGCACAAGCGTTTGGAGGGGATTCATCCCACCGAAAAGGTCAAAGAATCGCTCAACGAAGACGACGCCAACACCTACGATCCCGCGGAAGCCCGCAAGCGCATCGCGGAACTCCACGCCAGCGTGAACGACTCCCTGTCCGACAAGCTCGGCCCCGATGACGACGCCACCTTGTACCTCGGCGGCAAGAGCCAGCGTCGCGAATATGAAGACCTGCGCTTCCAACTCGGCCAGATGCTGGTGCGAAATGAAGACAACGCGCGCGGGCATTGGGTGACCAATCCGGGGCATCAGACCGGCGGCGGTCCGGCGATCGACGAAGCTCTCGAAGAGTCGGACACCTCGACCACCTTCGACATGGAGATGATCAAGAAGCACCTCCCGCATGCGGAACTGCGCAAGCTCGCTACGGAGCATGGCGGCACCGCGCCGGCTTCCGACGACGCCAAGTTCAAGGTCGACTTCAAGAAAGCGTCCGACAACAAGGCGTTCGCGACCGCCGCCCGCGCGCTCCATTCCAAAAACGCCACCAAGGAAGACGTCGAAGAAGTGATCAAGGCCAAGAAGGCCGGTCTCTTCCCCGGCGAAGGCAACGGCACCGTCAGCCCGTATGCGGGCAAGGATGACGACGGCGACGACGACAGCACCGGCGAGGATCCGGATGAAGGCTGCGCGGTCATCGTTCCCGGCGAAGGCAAACTCGAACTCCGCAAGGGCTATGACGGCGACGGCGCGATCATCGACTCCGTCGAGTGCGACCTGTCCGATCAGGACGACCTCTCGAACGGCGAAGCCTATCTGAGCCAGAAGGCCCAGGAGCAGGGCTATGTCTACGTGCCGCAGTCCAAGAACGAATGGTACGACGCCATGGGCAACGTCCTGGCGGAGATGTTCCGTGCTGACCCCACCATCGACAGCAACCTGATCGACGCCTACGACCAAGCCGTCTCCGAAGACGAACCGGCCTTTGCGCTCGAAGCCGCTCAGGCCATCGCGGAAGCGGCAGGCAAGGAATTGCTCGCGTCTGTCGTCGAAGGCCTGACCGCCCGCGCTCATCGCAAAGGTCGCCGCCACACCCTCACCGCCAAGCACTTCCGCATGGGTGCGATCAAGCCCAAGAACTGGTCGGGCAAGCTGGTCAAAGAGGAAGAGGAAACCGGCGAGGACGGCGAAGGCGAAAAGGAGACCGGCATCCCGGGCAAGAAGGGCAAGGTGGCCAGCAACAAGCTGGTCCAGACCGGTCCCGGCAGCAAGGGCGGCTTCTCGAAGACCAAGCCGGATTCGGGCATGGACGAAGGCGACAAGAAGGGCGTCACCCATTCCAACTACCTGAACGCCGCCCAGCGTACCGGGTATCTGCGGACCATGGCCGACCGCCATGAGAAAGCAGGCAACCACAAGCTGGCGGCCACGTTCAAGAAGCACTCCGACGAGGACCACACCTACTTCAAGAAGCACCAAGCTACCTTCGATCCGAACGCAAATCCGGTCGAACGTCACCCGCGCTTCAAGGCCGGCGTCGCGGCTGCCAACGCCCAGAAGCTGGATGAGTCTGAAGAAGACCTCGATCCGGATGGTGTTGCGGTCAATCAGAAGAAGGTCAAGAAGACCAACACCGGCGTGCGCGATGCCAAGACCAAGGGGCCGCAGAACGATGCCGGCGGCGCGGGGGATGATGACGTTCCGGCTTCCGTGCCTGAAGGCACTACCAGCAACGCCAGCATGAACTTGCAGATGGCCTGTCCGAAGTGCGAAGCCACGCAGGGCATCACCGTGAAAGACGGCAAGTGCTCCTGCGACAACTGCGGGACCACGGGCAGCGCCGCCGACTTCAAGATGCCGTCCACCGTGGGTGACACCGTGAAGGAATGGGTCGAATCCATCCGCCGCATGGACGACGACGAGTTCTTTGCGGAGATGGAGCAGTGCGCCAAGAACGACCTGCCCGAGGACTTCCGCGCGAAGACCCAAGCGCTGGTCGAAGCGTACAAGGCTGGCCCCGGCCGGCGTGCGATGGCGCGCAAGATCACCCATGCCAACCCGATCATCAAGCGCACCCTCGGAAAGGGACTGTCGCTCGAAGGTCTTGACTACACCACGGTGGTGATCACCTTCCCGCGCAATCGCCTCGACGAGTTCCTGCAATTCGCTGAGGACGCCGGTGCCCCGCGCGACACCGAAGTGAAGATCGAAGAGAACACCGTCACCGTCACCACCGGTCGCATCGCGGCCGAAAAGGTACAGGCAGTCTTCACCGGCACCGGCATCAGCTTCGTTCCCGCCGTCTGATCCCAAGGACTGACACCGTGTCAGTGGACGTGCGCGCTTCTTAACCTACCCTCGCCAGCAGATCAGGAGTCAACCTCATGCCGCTCATCATCACCCAGCGCGCCGACGAACCCATCGCCCCCGCTGCGGACGAATCGGTCGCCGCGCTCCTCTACAACGGCGACAAGCTCACCATCGAAGGCCAGACCATCCAGGACTTCCTGGAATCGGTCGACTGGGACGTGCTGATCGAATCCATCCTGGCCGACAAGGAACTGCGCGCGCACGTCGAGCGCTTCCACGGCACCATCGACCTCAAGGCCTCGACCGACGAGACCTTCGTCGGCGCCATCGGTGAAGCCATGGCCGATGATGAGGATGACGAAGAGGGCGACGACGCCGATGATGAGGAAGAAGAGGAAGATGCCGACGACGAAGACGAGGATGATGCGGACGACGAAGAAGACGACAAGGACACCAAGGGCAAAAAGAAGGAAGATGACAAGAAGGACGAATCCGTCCCGGCCATCATCCAACAGGTCCCCGGCGAACTCGCCGCCTACATGGTCGACGAAGACGACCTGGAAATGCTGGTCCTGCACCACATCTCGAACCTGCCCGTCAGCACCCTGGCCGAGAAGACCCGCCGTGCTGCGATCGTCGGCCACCTCGACATGACCGAAGCCGAACTGACCGAGATGGCGAAGGGCGACTTCGTGAAGATCCGCAAGAGCGGCGAGCAGGGCAAGAACAAGGTCGTGCGCATGTCCCTGGCCATGCTCGCGAAGCAGGTCATCGCCCGCGCCAAACCCGGCCAGAAGAAATACGTCGCCCCCGGCGCCAAGTCCGGCGGCACCTACACCAAGGCCGGCACCGCCGGCCGCGGCGACAAATACAACACCAACGGCAAGGTGGACTACAGCACCGGCTCGAAGGCCGGCGTCGCGAAGTACAAGAAGTTCATCGGCGGCCACGCTGCCCAGTCCGCTGCCGGCGCCGCCAAGTCGGGCGACAAGACCAAGAAGACCGCAGCCCAGATCAAGGCCGGCGCGACCACCAAGCCCCAGGCTGCCCCCAAGAAGGGTGAACCGGCGAAGAAGGCCAAGGCCAGCTTCCTGTCCAAGGTCAAGGCCAAAGTCCCGGTCAGCAAGCAGGCGCCCGGCAAGGCCAAGAAGTCCTTGCTCGCGCACCAGACCGACGCCATCTCGAACGTCATGGAAGGTGCCGGGCTCACCAGCCGCATCCTGAGCCGCATGCCCAATGGCCGGCGCGCGGAACCGAAGCCGGAATCCGTCAAGAAAGCCTGATCACCTCGACTACGTGAAAGGGCTATCCTGTGGCAGCGCCGCAACGCCCTGAGTTCGATGAGTCCGCATCCGCTGCGCCGGCAGGGCATTCCCTGCCGCCAGCCCGTGCTGGCATGCAATCCGCCAAGGCCCCTGCATCGGGCGTGGCCGGTATTTTGGCGCGTGCTGGTGGCAAACCCGTCCCGAAGGCCGTTGACGAAGGAAAAAGGGCACCTGGAGCCCCGCAGACGGGTTCATCGGGCGGTTCCAAGACCCCAGAAGGCAAGGTTGTGACCTCGCTGGGTGCTCTCCTCGAAGCCAGGGCAAAAAAGACGGGCGTCGTTACCAACGACGAGTGGAACGCAAGTGAACACCCCCTTGTCGAGAATGCCCCGCCTCCTGCCCCGCGAGTGGTCACGGCAGGGTTTGCGGCCAGCATGCTCAAGAACATGCCCAAGCGCCGTGCCGAGTGATGCCGTGTCGATCCTGTGAAAGTCGCCGTCGTCCTGACCAGCCCACTACACCCGCGCGCTGAAGCGCTGGTGAAGGAAGCCGGGTACGCCCTCATCAATCCCCGCACGCTCTCTCCGCTCGCCGCAGTTTCGCGTCGGGTGTACGGACAGACCTCGAAGTCGCTGATCGTTCCAGAAGCCTCACAGGCGGCTTTGTTGGCGCGTGGCTGGTCCGTGACCGAGGTGGACAAGGCCGTCAAAAAGCTCACCCAGCACGACTACACCGTCCACGTCATCGGTCTCATGGGCGCGCTCTCCGTTCGGTACAAAGACAAGTTCCATGAGGCGCCAGCGAATGCAGATGCGCTGAGCGCTTTGCTGACGAAGCTCAAGCCGCCGAAGACTGACATCGTGTCAATCAAGCTTCCATCCCAGGTGCTCAAACGTCGCGAAGAGCGTGACGCCAAGAGCAAGCATCGGAGAACACCGTGATCCATGTACCCGCCGCCGTCCGCGCCATCGCCGCCGCCATCCCGGAGAAGCGCAAGATCAGCGAAGCTCTGGCAAGTGGACAGGTCAGCATCGGTGTGTTGAAGCGGATCGTTCGCTTCAATCGCCTGAACTGTGAACGCGTCCACGTCTCCGAATCTGCTTCCGCTGCTTGGGACCACTACGGGCGCGAAGCTGGATACGCCTTTGCCACCGCCACGCTCTTAGGCAAGACCCCTGTTTCGCTTTCGCTTGGCACCTTGCTTCACGCCAGCGTAACCGAGATCGCGGAAGCCCTTGGCGATGATGGCTGGCGCACGGAATGGAACCTGACCGAAGCCAGCGTCGGCCGATTCCTCTGGGAGCGCCTGCGCCAAGAACACGACATCCCCGACATGGTCGCCACGTTCGGTTCTCACGCAGACGCGGTCGGTGAGGCCATCGAAGCCTGCTACAAGATGCCCGAAGTGTTTGGTGTCATCGCAGAACATATTCAGGGCAAGTACGCCGACGCCGCCCGCTGCGACCTGAATGAACTCGCCGTCGTTCGTCCCCTGCGCATGCTCGACGAATCGCTGAAGTGGCAGCAACTGATCCATCAGCCCGCGGTCGTTGCCACCAAGATGATCTGGCCGACCTTCATCGGTTACCTCGTGCTGGCGACCGAGGACAAGGCGAAGATCAAGGAACTGAACAAGAGCACCAAGAAGCCCCCGGGCCTTGAGGACGCGGTTTCTGGCTTCGCGAAGTATTCCGACGCCATCAACGCCGCGATCACCTACATGCACCCGCACGGGGCAAAGTGGGAAGATCCGTCGAAGGTCCACGGTTTCGAGAATCTGATGGAGAAGTTCTGGGACCTGATCGAAAAGGCTTATCACGGTTGGGCGATCAACAAGATCACCGCGCACCAGACGCTCGAACTTTTCCATAAATGGATCGTGCACCGCAAGCTCAATGGCGGCATCTTCCACATCTACTTGGCGGCGTGGATCGCCAAAGACTGGACGGTCATCAACGGCGGCATCCCTGCCGAGTCGGATGTCGGCGTTCCATTCGGTGTCTTCACTGAAGAGCACGTCACAAAGTTCATTCCCGCGCCCGCTGCCGCACCGACGCCAGCGCCGGCACCTATTGCTGCTCCGACTTCTGTCCCCGCGCCAGAACCCACGCCGGAACCGGAACCTGTCGCCGCGCCGAAGCCGACGCTGCAATCCGGCTGGCTCGCTGCGCATCTCGAAGACAAGTACGCCGCCGGGTACACCGACCATCCTGAAAATTGGCATCCCCTCGACTACCTCGAAACCAAGACTGCGTCGGCATTCATTGCTGCGACGGCAGGAACGCAGAAGCAGTACGAGTCGATCACGCAACTGCTGCACGTAAAATCAGGAGTCATCTTCACCGTCAAGGCGGTGATCGAAGTCAAAGACCTGCCCGCGACAGATGAAAACGGCGAAGCGGTCGTTGTCGATGATGTTCTGGTCATCTGCCAGGATGACGATGGTGACATCGACGACTACGAAGACGACGCGCTCGCAGCAAAGATCGAAAGCGGCGAGATCACGCCGGTGTGGAAGAAGGCACCGGAGATGCCCAAGGCGTACGTTCCGAAGTTCAGCGTCAACGACATCGTGCGAAACAACGAAGAGAAGATGCGGTATTGGATTGGGCACATCGGCACCAAAGCCGGAGTCACGACCTATTGGTTGGCTCCGCTGGCGCTGTTCGGCGCAACGTCGGTAAAGGTCATTGCCGAGACCTTCGACGAGAGTGGCGAAAACGAGTTCATCGGCACTGCTTCCACCGCTGCAAAAGCCTGTGCGTTCATTTCCGATCCGACCGGGGATGGGAAGGCTGAACTCGCCTACGCGACGAAAACGTACACGATCGACCTCGACGGCTATTCCTGGGCGTACGCATACACTGCGAAGGACGGCAAGTGGGTCATGTGGCGTTGCACCGCAGAAACGATCGACGCGGACATCGAGGACACGGTGACATTCCCGCTTATCGCGGTTTTTCCGCCCGTGGTGTCCAAGCCCGTTCCGGCCTTCAAGGCAGGCGACATCCTGATCCCGAAAGGGAAGCAGGTCGAGACGCACATGTACGTGCTCGCTGTCGACGAGACCGCTGGAAAGTACAAGCTCGCGTTGCTCCTTCCGATGCACGGCAGTCCGGTGACTCCCGATATCGACTTCAAGGCGGTTGATGACGCTTATGGCGTGGTCGTGCACAACTGCCATCCAGCCGATGCGTTCAAGTGGCTTACGAAACCGCCCTATCTGACGTATGGGCCAAAGGCCATGCAGATGCTGGGGGGCGTCACTGTTGGCAACGTGACGTACTACTACATCGACAGCGTCACGCAGTCGGGCGGCCCGCCGCAGTGGATTGTTGGACAGGTGATTGGCGGTGTTCCGGTTGCCAGCATCATCGACGAGCCGGTCGAAGCGCCGACGTCATCGCTTGCGTTGGGGTACGAGGTTTCGCAGCACCATCAGGAATACGCCGAACAGGCAGGCTACGTTTTTGTTCCTGTTCCGCCCGGAGAGTTTCCGATCGGCACCGAAGTGGTCGGTTACGGGACGACTGAAGTCGTTTCTGGGTACGTGAAGAAAACGTCGGGATCGGCATCCATCCTCGCGAAGACGTTCATGCTTTCCCAGAGCCCCGGAGGCGGTCCGCCGTCGATCGCGTTCAACCCTGAAGCCTGGACGAAGAAAGAGCCAGACCAGTTCATTCCGCCTGCATCCGGATATGTCGTTTCACAGCAACTTCAGGATTGGGCGAATGATCTTCATTACACCCTGGTCCATGCGCCAGCCGGCGAGTTCTTTCCGGTCGGAACGGAGCTTACGGACAAGATCGGAGCGGGCGTTGTCGTGACGGTAGTGGGGTGGGTCAGATCCCACCCTCTCGTCTCAGGACAGAAGCCCATGGCAGTTGTCAAGAACGGGGACGGCAAGGCGTATTTCACCGTTTCCAAGCCATCGAACTGGGAGAAGAAGGAAGAGGGCCAGCCCAGTTCGCCGCTGGGATATGCGCCGTCGGAAGAAGTCACCGCCTGGATCGCGAATCATCAGGGGTACCACCTTGTCCCGGCGCCTGAAGGTGTTTTCTTTCCTATTGGCACCCAGGTCAAACATACCAGCGGTGCCGAAGGCGTAGTCGCTGGCTGGTTCTGGTTCAAGGACTCGACCGCCCCGGGGCAAGGCACGCCGCTGGTTCAGGATGTTGCGGGTGAGGTTGATCCCGTCAGCTTTAAGTTCCAGTGGTCACAGCAGGAACCGGCGCTTCCCGATGGCTTTGGTCATGTCGGCGTTGCCACCTTCAAACCCGGTGAAAACAACTGCGCGGTGACGATTGACACCGTGTCAATCCCGTGTGAGAAGCCCCAGGGCTGGAACAACCCCACTGCGGTTGAGCAACCGACGTTCGCCACGATCGCAGGCAAGAAGCCAGCCGCCGGATGCGTGGTGGTCTTTCCCCCCGGCGCAGCGATTGGTGGGGCCACTACCGGCTGCCATTACCTTCTGCTGGTGCATCCGCTGAACGAGTTCGGTGGCTATTCCAAGACCTTCCCGAAGGGCGGCGTTGACCCGGGCGAATCGACCGAGAAGGCAGCCGTGCGCGAAGTGTTCGAGGAGGTTGGCATCTCTTGCGTCCCGCTGGCTCACCTGGGCGATTACATGGGGTCCACGTCGATCACCCGCCTGTTCATTGCCAAGCCCACGGGTGGCTCTCTGACCGGCTTTAAAGACCAGGATCCCCAAGAGACAGAAGAGACCTTCCTGGTCCCGATGGACAATTACGAAGACTCCAACTGGTACGCAGAACTCTCTGTGCGCGACAAGCAGGTGGTGAAGGATACCGAAAAGTGGCTGACGACGAACGGCAACATCCTCGCTGCAAAGCCCAAACAAGCCGACTACACCTCACAGCCCACCGCGGCCACCGACAACGCAGGTCAGAACATCCCGCCAGCGCCGTACGAGGATGTTTGGGAAGCGCTGCTCGAAGGCTCCGTTCCGTTTACCACCGACATGATTCAGGCGGTGAAGAAGAAGTTGCAGGGGCAGGCGATCATCAAGCTCTCCACCACTGCCGGCGCCGAATATGGAATGGTCAACGACGACACCGGTTCGTCGTTCTGGGGCTGTTTCGTGCTTGGGAGCGTCGGCGTCGAAACTGCCGACGGCGCGCTCAAGACCTATGTGGTGATGATGACGCAGGCCGCCACGTTCATCTGCGCGCCGCTCAGTGAGCTTCCGTCCAGTGGCTGGGGACCTCCCAAAACCCCGCTGGATGAGCCGGCATACTATGTTCACCCCGACGCAAACAAAAATCACCTCATTCAGACTACCGCCGCCCAGGGCAACTGGCATGGGACGCTGACCGAGTTCCGCAAACTGCTGAAGGAGGCGGAGTTCCCACATTACGCGCAGGTCTCAAAGGAACTGATCAAGCCCGCCGCCACGCTCTTCCTGCCTGGAATGCCGTGGAAGCTCAAAGCGATCATGCTCAACTGCCTGAAGGCCCGCGCTGCGCTCAAGCAGAAGAAGGGCAGCGCGAAGGCACCGCCGGCAAATGCCACGCAGATGCTGCCGCCTCCCAGCATCACCTCTGATCCCCTGATCACGAAGACGCTCGCGCTCTCCGGCGACAAGCTGACCCTTGCCGGTGCTGGTCCTGGCGGCGGATCGAAGCCGATCTTCTTCGCTACGACTGCCGACGGCGCGAAGTGGATCCTCAAGGCGCCCGCGCACGGGGACTCCAATGCCATCCGCCCATTCACCGATGCCGCGGCGTTCAAGCTCGCGAACATGGTCAAGGACAACAACGTCCCAGCGACCGTGGTCAAACTCGGCGGAAAGACGTATTCCGCACAACCGTTCATCGCAGACGCGAAAGAACTCGGATTCGCGGTCGACACGTCCAAAGACCTCTCCGAATCCGACATGATCGCGATCATGCAGCAGCACGTGTTCGACATGTTCGTTGGCAACCACGACGGGCACGGAAACAACTGGCTGCGCACTACCACCGGAAAGCTGGTGCCGATCGACATCGGGCAGGCCTTCAAGTTCGTCACCAAAGGCATCGAAGAGTCGTTGGACCCGGCCTGGAATGCGCCGGGCAATGTCGGGCAGCCGGTCGCGAAGCAATTGCTCATCGACTGGTCAAAATCAAAGACCGTCATTGCACCCGCCGTCTTCGCTGCGATGCGCAAGACCATGCTGCGGGTGGCTGCGATCACGGATGACGACCTCGAAAGCACCATCGCGCCTATCGCACAGGAGGGCGGCTATTCCGACTCCAAGCTCGCCGGGCTTCTGGCGCGGATGAAAACCCGGCGTGATGGGTATGTCGAAGCCTGGACTGCCGAGATGGCGAAGCTGGCCAAGCAGCGCGGCGAGAAGTGGGAGTGGGCGGCATACACCAAGTCGTACACCCTGCCGTCGAGCGTTCCTGCGCATCTGCACGACTACCCCGACAAGCAGGGGTTCTCTGATGAGGAGCACAAGTCGGTGTCGATCGCTGCGCAGGCGCAATGGGCCGGGCGCAGCATGCAGATCGACCGCGATGCCATCGACAACCAGGAGGTGATGGTCAAGCGCGTCATCCTCTCGGGGACCACCGAAACCGCCGGCACCGTGATTTATTTTCGTGTGGCCCGCCATGCGGCAGTTGCTGCAATCGCAAAGCTCGGCGCTGTCTGTGGCGTGGTTGAGTCAACCGGACCTGCGGTGCTTCCTTTCGACAGCGCTGTTCGCGGTTCGCCCTTCTACGGTGTCATTTATGACGCACAGCGCTCCGTCGACAGCCACTGCTTCGAGCACAACGACGGCAACATCAAGGTGGCCAAGGTCGAAGCAGTGATTGCGGTGCGGAAACAACTTCAGGCGCTGCTGCTTGATGTGCACGGCGAGGGCAACTATCAGACCATCCCGAAGGCAGTTGTGCGCGCCATGATCGCGAAGTATCTGCCCTTCTGTCTCGCCATCGAAGAGGCAGGCAAGAATCCGCAGGCGCAGATTGGAAAGAAGCTGCCCCCCATCGAACCGTTCGTGTGGGCGCCAGAAGCATCGGCATCCGACACCTCTGAACCATCCGACATCACCATCAAGAAGCGGGTCGATTCCGGGTTCATGCCGGACAGCGCGCCTACCGGCAAGAACGTCAAGATGGACATTACCCCGATGGCATTGGTCAAGCCGAATGGGCACGGGCAGACGCAGTTCGTCATCACGTCTACGCAGGTCCCTGGTGCGACGGTGTACTTCAACAGCCCGCACGGCGAGGTAAAATCCTTCCGTGGGCAGGTTTGGGGAATCATTCCGGGCGAGCCGACCGTGGCCCATGTCGCCGCACTCCTGAACCTGTTTGAACGTGCGGCCGGTATCGGCATGAAGCCGCCGACGGATAAAGACAAGGAGGTGCTGTACCTCGCGAAGCAGGTGTATCTGGCACAGGACACGGGCACCGGATTCAAACCCGGCGAAGAGGGCAGTGACGTCACCGACGGCGCATACAAGCAGGCAATGGCCGACTACCAGGGCGGAAACGCGGAAGCGGCCCGCACGAAGCTGTCTGCGATCCTGGCTGCCAAGCTCAACACCACCCCGGCCAAGTTGAAGGATCTCCCTGGATGGAACCCAGAGTTTCACCATCCCAACGATGTTGGCTTCGGTGAGTCCTATCGTGTGGGGGTGACGCGCGAAGACATCGTCGCCAAGTTCGGAAAGGTGTTCCTGGCCCACCGCGTCGATAACGTGCTTACGATGATGCAGAAGCTGACGGCAAACAACGGTGCCATTTTTGCTGCCTACATCAAACGTCTGTACGGTCTTCCGATGGGCGTAGGCTCGAATGCAGCGGGCAACTCCTCCGCAGAAAAGGACCTGCGTGTCGGCGGCGGTCAGGGCTTCTTTGCCTGCATGCGCAAGATCGTCAATCAGCCGGATCTCATTCTGTACTTCGACCCGTCGGCATTCCTGCGCACTGACGTCGTCGTGGTCGGTGGTGCCAACGATACCGAATCCATTGACGCCTACGGAAGCGTGACGGCGAAACGGTACCTGACCCCGGAGTCATGGAAGAACGCCAAGTCGAATTCCGGCAGCCTCGTTGGCGACTTGGGCGATTCGGTCAGTCCTGGATCGCAGTGGCAGTTTCATGTTCGCAATGCGCTCGACGTGCGGAAGTATTTGCATACAGTGGTACTTTCCGACGGAGACAAAGTGAAGAAGGCCTTGGCAATTTGTGCAGCCGCTGGATGGACGTCGTTCGCACGCGGACGCACGCCCGAGAAGGTTTTCGTTGTCCGTGAAAATGCGACCTGGGAGTGACCATGCACCCGTTCCTTAAAGACTGTGCGCGCGGTCTGGTCCTTTACATCAAAGGCGGAGAAGAACACCCGCTCGACTTCGTGATCAGCGGGCCGACGAAAACGATCGCCATGTCTACGAACTGGTGGCGGTTGGAGCAGTGGGCGCTCAACGAAGGGATGTTCGTTTTCAACGGCGCTGTGATTCCTAACGGCGCGGACTGTTGGACGATTGCCGGAGCGAATCCGGCGCATCTGTATTTTTCGTCGCCGGATTCGGAAGAGGATTGGGCCTGGATCAACAACGGGCACGCCGACCAGGACCTCAACCGGGCGGCGTACAATGCAAAACTGGACTCCTTCGGTGCGTATCTGGATGAAGAGTTGCGCCCAGCGTTCAAAGAATGGCGCGACTACATCAATGCTCGCCCCGTGCAGCTTGCCGCAGTCACTGCGATTGCTCCGCGCAAGACGCTGTGTATTCAAGTGAAGGACCCGGAAACCGATCGCATCATCGACGTCATGGCCTTCGACGAGTTTCACGACGCCAACACCGCGAATGAAACGAGTTGGGCAGCCGGGTTCGTTCCTGCGTGGTGGGATAAGGACTGTCCCCCCGGAGACCTCGACCTGTTGCGCGCGAGCTTCGCAGAGATGTCTCCGTCCAGAGTTTACTTCGGAGAGACGTTTGTCGCGGTCTCCAACCTGCCGCTGGATGCGCTTGCGCGGTCGCATCTCTAACCTACGGTCACAGGCATCCCCTTGCAGAGGAGTTTCACATGCCCGGTCTCCAAGTCGCAGCCGTCGACGAATATGATTTCGGTGCCCCTTCGACCCTCACCGAAGTCCTGCGGTTCAAAAACAACCCGCACTCCGGCGGTTTGGTCAAGACCACCTTCCTGTGCCCGTCGCTTTCCGGCGGCACCGCGGCCTTCGCGGTCACCAACGGCCCCCTGACCTTCTCGTTGCAGGTGTCGGCTGACGGTTCCTCGTGGAACGCGCTGACCGTCAACAGCAACCTCGTGGTCGTGACCAACGTCACCTTGGTGGCGCTCGGCATGCTCGATTACACCTTCCTGATGCGCAACGGCATCGACAACTACCTGCGCCTGCTCGCTTCCGGCAATGGCCGTGGGCAGATGCAGATCCGTCGCATGCAGTCGGTCGGCCAGCAGTTGATCCTGATGTGATCGGCGGCGGACTGACATCGTGTCAGTCCGCCATCTGTGCATCGTTCAACTGACACCGTGTCAATCGAAGGCAACTCCCCATGGGCTTTGAGCACTATCCGCGCCACGACGAGTTCCTGATCGGCGTCAACCCCGCGACGTACTACAACGCGGGGGGGACGCCCGGTCCCGTGCCGTCTCCTGGTCCCAGCAAGGTGTTCGCCTTCCAGGTTCCGACTCTGCTTTCGGACAAGATCATCAAGACGCTGCCAGCGCCGCAGTCGCCGGTCGCCTTCCCGGCGAACAACACGTTATACCAGACGCCGCTCGACATTCGCCTGCCGCTGTTGGTGAGCCTGGAGAACTTCGGCTTGGCGGCGTATGACTTCACCGTGCGGCAGTCGAACGACAATGGCAACACCGACGCGTACGCGGGGATCGCCCTGCGTTACAACGGTGCGAATATCGCAGGCGGCACTCCGCTTACCGTCCAGCCGGGCGCCAAAGTGGTCCTGTCCATCGAAACCATCACCAAGCCGTTCTTCGCTGGCTTTGCCGTGGTCACCACTGCTGGGCAGGCTGCGCCGTACGGACGCGCTGTGGTCACCCACTACAACGGTCGTTTTGTCAAGGTGCAGGATCTCCTGATTCCGTTCGAGTGACGCCTGTGGATACGCGTTCACTCATGGAAGCGGCCCTCAAAATCCGCAACAAGAAGACGAAGAAGCGCAAGACCGGCCTGCCTCCTGGGAAGGGTCTGACGACCGCCCCGGCTGGCGGTATCTCGAACGGCGGCGGAAGCGCTCCAGGAGCCTCTGGGGCGGGTGCAGTGGGCGGTTCCGGAGGTGCAGGAGCCAGCGGAGGCGGGGGCGGAGGCGCAGCGTGATCCGCTCCATCATCCCTCCGCTACGCGACGCCAACGCGCAAACAGACCGCAAGGGCATCATCATGCCCCGTCAGGGCGTGCGGGCGAAACTCCCAGACAAACTTCCCGGGCGTTTCTTCGTTCTGACCTATTATCGCTCGACCGGTCAGTTCAGCATATTTCTCGACGACCGCGATCACACGAGCTATCGGCTTGGTGCTGATCTGCCCACCGTACAGATGAGGTTTGCGGTTTGGGGATTGCGGCAAATCGGCAACGAAGCTATAGATAGGGCGAAGGAGTTCGGGAGCGCCCAAGCCATCCTGCGTGATGGTCGCATCATCTCGCTCTTCGACCGCACCATCCGCGGTTCAACTCAGAGCCCTTTCACGATCGAACCCGAAGGCACCTATGTCCAACTCCCAAGCGAAGCGCGTTCGGATCTGTGAAGGCTACGAAGGCGCCTTCTTCCCCGATCTGCGCTATGTGCAGCAGGGGCAGAAGGTCTTCGTGGTCGAAGGCCAAGCCACCCCGGCCGGAAAACTGCTGACCGAATCCTGTCAGGGCGATGGGCGCGTTCTCGTCGAGAGCATCGACAAGCTCGACCTCCTCGAACGCGAGAATGGCAAGAAGTACGTCAAGGACGGCAAGTGGATGGTTGAAGGACCGTTCCAGCGTTCCGATGTCAAGAATGCCAATGGCCGCACCTACCCGCGCAAGGTCTGGGAACGTCTGATTGCCAACAAGTCGGCGGTCATGGAGGCGATGCGCAAGCGTGCCATGCTCGGACTTTTCGAGCATCCTGAGAACGGTCGCACCTACGGACCCCTCGGCGCTCTCCTGGTCACCGACCTCAAGCTGAACGAAGACGGTGTCGTGTGGGGGAAGGCTGAACTTCTCGACACCCCCCATGGCCTGATCCTTCAGGAATACACCCTCAAGAACATTCGCTGGGGTGTTTCCAGTCGCGGTATCGGTTCGGTCAATGCCGAGGGTACCGTCAGTGAATCCGACTTTCTGGTTGAGACCTGGGACGCCGTCATGCGCCCCAGCACTCCCGGGGCGTACCCGACGCTGATCGGGAACAAGATGCCGGAGGCTGTGAAGGTCTCTGGAGAGATGAGCGAGGAAGTGAAGGCCCTGGTCGAAAGCGCGACCGACGCCAACGCCACCGTAGTCGCAACCCTGACTGAAACGGAACAGCACGCCTTTGCGTCGTCGCTGGTCACCCGATTCAAGCAGGTGAACGACTTCGAGGCGGAGGCGCTGATCGACGCGCAGGAGGCAAAGAACGTTCGTGGGTGGTTGCAGCGCAAGCTGTCCGAATCCATCGAATTGCTCAAGCCGAAAGCACCCGCCAAGACGTTCACCCCGGTCATCGAGACGTTGCAGCGGCAGGTCGACATCTCCGTTCAGGAGAACGTCGGGCTGCGTGAACGGCTCAGCGACGCGGATGCCAAGCTGGTTGAAGCAACTGACACGGTGTCAATGCTTCAAGACAAGCTCGCAGCCGAAGTCGAAGAAAACGCCAAGATGGCCGCCCGTTTGGAGGCAGCTACTGACGTGATCGCGAAGCAGTCGAAGCGGAAAACCGAATCGCCTCTGAAGGCGGCGGTGGAAGAAGCGGTGAAAGAAATGCCCGACTTGGCCCCTCACCGGCTCAAGTTGGAGGAGGCCACCAGCCTCGTGGAACTCAACGCCACCATTCGTGATCTCACCAAGGTCGTGCATGCCCAGGTCCCCGTGGCCGAAGCGCAGACCAACGCCATCGCCCCGCCCAAGAAGCGTCGGTCACTCCCCACCGGTCTTTCTGTGGTCTCGGAGTCCATCTCCGAAAACCAGGACAAGATCGTTGCGGAAGGCGGGGTCGCCCTCGCCGCCAAGATCATCAAGCGCTCCACGCTCAAGTAGTCGTCATCAAGCCTGCGGGTAAAGCGTCTTGGCAGGCCGCAAGCGTTCTGTACGTCTATACCCAACCCCCCAGATTCAGGAGTTCATCCCATGTCCGACCAAGGCACCTACGAGAAGATTTACGAAGCGGGCCTCCGCCTCGCCGCCACCCCCGAAGCCGAAGGCGGCTGGTGCGAATACTTCGCGGAAAGCGATCAGGGCGACCTGCGCATGGAGGATGACATCCTCCGCAGCCAGACCGCGCTCATGCTGGAAAACAGCAAGCGCTGGCTCGCCGCCATCACCCGCTCGAAGATCGACTCGAAGGGTCGCGTCAACATCAACGAGGCGACCCGCGCCGCGCTGGTGGGCGGCTTCTCGGACTATCTGTACCCGATCGTCCGCGCCGGCTTCCCGACCAACATCGCGAACGACCTCGTCTCGGTGCAGCCCACCACCCGCCGCACCTCGACCATCATCTACTGGAACTGGGTCGTCGGCTCCGGCAAGGGTTCGTATGCTCCGGGCCAGCGCCTGTTCGACGCGAACCGCGGCAAGCAGGACATCGGTTACAACTTCTCGAATGAAGTGATCGACGTCGAAGTGGTCGCGACCGGCACCGGCTCCTCGGCGGTCATCACCGGCACCCTCCAGTTCCACGACGGCGGCGGCGTGCGCCCCGGCACCGTGGTCATCACCGCCTCGCTCTCGTCCACCCTGACCTCGGCGTCGGACAACGGCAACGGTGGCTGGACCGGCGGCCTCTCCGGCAGCATCAACTACGCCACCGGCGTGTTCTCCATCACCTTCGGCAGCAACGTCGACGCCCAGCCGGTCACCGCGACCTATCGCTGGGACTCGGAAGGCTCGCTGTCCGTGCCCCAGGTGGACGTGCAGATCGTCACCTCGACCGTCGAGACCGAGCGCCGTGCGCTCATCCTCAACTACTCGATGGAATCGGTCTTCGACGTCATGAACGAACTGGGCGTGGCCCTGGAACCGTCGCTTGTCTCCGGCGCCGCCGAGCAGATGAACTACGAGATCAGCCGCCAGATCATCAGCGAGTTGTTCCAACTCGCCCCGGTCGTCCAGACCTTCCAGATCAGCGCGCCGTCGGCCGGTTACTACAACCAGCAGGACCATTTCAAGGACCTCGTCATCGTCCTGAACGCGGCCAGCAACAGCATCCAGCGCAAGACCATGAAGGCCTACGGCAACTGGATCGTGGTCGACAACGGCGCGGCGAACGTCATCGAATCGCTGCCGGCCGGCATGTTCGTCGCCGCCCCGCGCCCGTCCAACATCAACGGTCCCCACTTCATCGGGACCTTGCTGGGGCGCTACCGCGTCTACAAGGACCTGCTGCTCGACCAGGAAGTCGGCGCCGCCTCGGCGGGCAACATCCTGATGGGGTACAAGGGGTCGCAATTCTATGAGGCGGGATATGTGTGGTCGCCCTACCAAATGATGTACACAACTGATCCGTTGACCACTGCGAATATGGTCACCCAGAAGGGGATGGCCAGCCGCTACGCAACGAAAGTTGTGAATGCTGCTATGTACGTGCGAATCAGCCTCACCGCCTAAACCGCGGTCCAGAGGGGCTGAAGAAGGGCAGGAGCAATCCTGCCCTTCTTCGTTTGCATTTACAGTAGCGTCAGCGCGTCACGTTGTATAGATTTGACGTCAACGCGCATGTTGTATAATGTGCGGCATGCCCTGGACACCTATCCCTGACCTTCCACCATATGAAGCTCATGAGGATGGCAGCATCCGAAACAGTGACACCGGAAAGATTCTGACGCCCTACAAGAGCGCACGCGGCGGTGAATACCGCAACGTTTCGCTGTACGTGGATAAGATCAGGCACCCACGCTATGTTCATCGGCTCATCGCTCTGACCTTTCACGGACCGCCACCTGTGGATCGCCCACAGATCAATCACAAGGACACAGACAAGACGAACAATGCCGCGTCGAACTTAGAATATGCCACGAATCAGGAGAACCGTGATCATGCGGTCGCCAACGGCCTTACCGATTGTGGTCGTGGCGAAGCGCACGGTAACGCCAAGCTAACTGAAAATGACGTTCGTGAAATACGGCGCAGGTACGCCACAGGAGAGACGCAGTACGCCATTGGTCTCGACTACGCTATGGTTCCTGGTCAAATCAGCAGAATCGTCAACCACAAAACATGGAAGAACGTTCAAGCTCTCGACGAAGAGGGAAATGTTCGTCCAGTCATTCCGCGCAAGATCCCCAACGCAAACCGTGGCCGGAAAGAAGCCATTGCGGCCGGGCTGGTCAATGTTGCACGCGGAGAGCGTGTTGGCGGCGCGAAACTGACCGAAGCTGATGTTCGTGCGATCCGTACGCGCTGCGCCGCAGGTGAGGTTCAGGAGGCGGTCGGTAAAGACTACGGAGTTTCCCGACCGACGGTCAGTATGATCGTCAGCCGAAAGGTTTGGGCGCACGTTCCCTGATTGACACGACGTCAATCAACACCCGCCGCTGCCTTCCTTCGCCATCGGTTTGCCTTAAACCTGGGTATCTGACCGCAGTGCGGTCTTACTCAGAACCCAAGGAAACACCGTATGGCATTGCCAACGCTCGACGAGATCAACGAACCGGAAGGCCGGCTCTTCTACAACCCCCAGTCCGTGGCCGTCGGGGTCTATACCCCATCCGGGCGCCGGATCGAAGTCCTCCCCTGGCGCGACAAGAAGGGCGACCGCAACCCGCGGGCCATCTATGTCGTTCGCGGCGAACACTACGGCCAATTCGGTGGAGACGGTGGGGTGCGCGGTCCCCTGAGCCCGTTTCCCGCAGAACTCGTCAAATCCGCTCCTCCGCTTTCGGACGTGGACCTCCGCGCGTACCTCTCGGGCAAAGCTGTCCCTGCGCCTGTGGCTCGCACGAAACCGGCTCCGGCTGCTGCTTCCGCTGCTGATACCGGCAGCGCTGGCGACGCGGATGACGGTGTCGATCCTGATGCTCTTGCGGCGGGCAGCGCGGCGAGTGGTGCGGGAGATTCTTCCGACGCCTCCAAAGCGAGTGCGGGAACGGCGCCGAAAGGCCCGCTGAAGCCCGCTCCGCGCCGTCCCTGATCTAGGAGCCCAACGCCGTGCCTCGCAATGAATTGACCACCGCAGCGGTCATGCAAGAAGTGCTCACGGCGTTGGGCTCGCGGCGTGTTGCCGTCGAACTCGACAAAGACGACTTCGACAAGTGCTTCAAGGACTTCATTCGCGTCTACAATCGCACCCGTCCTGGTCGTGGGCGGGCTGCGATATTCGTCAACACCGCCCAGAAGAAATACGGGCCGCTGAATGACGGTTCGACCATTCCCAGCATCCCGACGTCGATTCAGGGGGTGACCAAGGTCCAATTCGTGACCAATCAGGCGCCCGTCACCGACCCGTTCGACACCATCAACAATGGCATCGGCAGAATCCTCTCCGGACAGGGAACACCCTTCGGTGAGATCGACCAGCAATTGCAATACATCAAGCTCGCCCGCGAAGTGGCATCCACCGATCCGACCTTTCAGCAGAACTGGGAAGGCGATGAGTTGTATCTGTTCATCGACATTGCCCGCGTTCCTGTTTTGTGCTCGATCGACTACACCTTCCATTATACCGGCGATGACGACGCAACCTCCGGCATCGGCATGATCCCGGACGGGGATACGGACATTCTCCTCGGATTCGTCACCGCCCGCGCCAAACAGATCCTGGCGAAGATCCGCGGCAAGTTCGGCGGCATCGCTACGCCTGACGGCGGTATGGACCCGATCGACAGCGAAGACCTCAAGGAGGAGGGGAAGGAAGAAGAGGCGGAATGGCTCGAAGAGATCCGCAAGCGCCGTCGTCCTCTCCTGCCGGTTTTGGGTTAGCTGACGTGCGCCCAAACCTTACCCGTATTGATAAAGCTTATAAGGGCGCTACTGACCCCGTATTGTGCACAGAGCGTTTTTTGCATGACGCCTTGGCGGAGAGCTTCCTTTATTTCTCGCACCTGCGCGTCTTTCAACTTTCCGCCTCCTCCGTTACGTTCACCGCGGCAACCCAATACGCGGCATGCGTGAAGTCTATTTCCGCGGTGTGTCGTCCACTCCAAGTTCTCATGGTAATTGTTGTGCTTTTTTCCGTCCCTGTGATTGACGACGTGCTTTGGGGATGGGGGCGGTCCCGTGAAGGCTTCCATGACAAGTCGATGCGCAAGTCGATGTACCATTTTTCCCCCCTGTACTGCGATCAGCGAAAAGCGGAGATAGCCGGCTCTGTCCGCTTCTGGTTGGATCAGCCCCCCCGCCTTGTATCCGCGTGCCATATCGACGGCCCGTCTCATGCGTCCAAAGTTCGACACTTCGTAGCGCGCGAAGTTGGGGCACGGTTTCCATTTTTCCATGCCGCAACTCTACCCAACTCTTCTCCCCTGACAAACGGATAAGGCCATGGCCGTCCGTCGCGTCCCCAAGGACATCATTCCACAGTGGCGGCTCGTTGCAGCGCGTCTGCAAGGCGTTCCAGAGGCTGTTGGTGCCACAATTCAGCGCTTCGCGGAGTCCCAGGTCACGGACTTTAAAGATCGCATCAGGCTGCAAGCCTTCGTTGACTTCAAACGCAAAAAGCTCTCACCGTGGACGGTCAAAGCCAAGCATGCCCATCATCTGGACCCCCGGACGATGATCGCCTGGGGCAACTACGTGAACGGCATCAAGGTCATCCGCTCCCGCACTGCCGGCGGCCTGGAGTTCAAGATCGGATTCGACCCGGACGTACGCGCGGTGAATTATGACGGTTCAACCTCAAAGCTGACGTTGGCGCAGGTCGCGTACATCCAGGAATATGGCAACATCACCGCAGGCATTCCTGCACGTCGCCATTGGCGCCCGCAGTTCAATCGCATGCAACGCATGCTGCCCACCTTGCGCCGGATGATTACACGCAGCATCGTGCTGTCGATGGCAGGACATCACTGATGCCGTATCTCCCCAGCATCCCCACTGAACAGACCGAGTTCCCCGAAGCCTGGGCGAAGGACGTCCGCACCCAGATCGGCTTGATCGAAGGTCAGTACAAGCGCTTCTTTCCGCGGCGTGCATACTACGCGATCAAGAAGAATCCCACCGCGCAAGACGCGCAACTGGACCCGGTTGGCGCTCCCGGAACGACCGCGTTTGATCCCATGTGGCGCGAAGCCGTCGACCCGAATATGTCGGTCTGGACGCAGCCCCACGGCTCACCTGACTTCAAGGCGGCCGGCGTCGAGGTGTACGCTCCGCCGGTCTGGATGAACTTCCGCCTGCAACGCAACGCACGTAAAGACGAACTCCAGAAATACGGTTTCGACCGCGTCTGGGACCTGCTCATCCACATCCCGTGCTCGATTCTCGACGCCTCGCAAGTCACCGTTCAGGTTGGCGACTACTTCAACTGGGCGTTCAACGGGAAGGACGATCAGTACGCGGTCATGCAGTTCAGCCCATCCGGCTGGTGGAAGAACTCCAACATCTTTCTGTACGTGACCTGCAACGTCAAAAACAAGCGCCCGGGTTCCTGATGGCCATCCAACTCCCACCTGCGGTGTACGCCGGGAAGATCCTGCGCGTCGAAGGCCACGGTTCCGTGCTCATGCGCGTTGACCTCCGTTTTGGGGTCAGCGTCGAAAAGGTCATCGACCTCGACGGCTTGCAGGCGCTCGAACTCACCGACCGCGAGAAGCCGATGTGGCACCACTGCATGTGCATCCTCCTTGGTGCCAAGAACGCCTTGCTTCAGACCGCCGAGAACCGTCGCAGCTACGGTATATCAGGGACGCTTTTCCTGGTGGACGTTATCGGCCAATCGCCAATTCCGATGCGCACCCCTCTTGGCATGAACCGCGCCTACATCAACGCGTCTGAATACCTGCTCTGGCTTCGCACACACGCCATGCTCGACGTCATGCAGGTGAAGTCGCTTCTCGACGGACGCCCGATCGAACCCGCTCTTGGACGTGCAGTGGTTGCGCACTGACATCGTGTCAATTGGTGAGAGGATGAAGCCATGGCCCAACAGACCACCTACGAAGATACGCTCCGGATCCACGACTTCGCCATCGTGAAGTGGCTGCAAGGGCTGCTCGTCGATTACGACCAGACCGATCACGGCGTCGCCAAGAACCAAGTTCCGATCCTGATCATTCAAGGCAGCCCCGCCCGCGAATACGCCACCATTGTCGATACGCTGGTCACCACCGGCTGGATCACCACCACAGGAAAAGGTGCAACGGCGAATGCCAAGGACTTCTCTGTGTTTCCGCTGCCGATGCTGACCTTTGAGCGCGGTGAACCGCAGCCCGATCCTGAACTGGCCGGTCCTGCAAAGATGTTCGAGGCCGGAGATTACAACCCGGTGACCGGGCAATACATCCCACATGAGTGGCCAGGACACTACACCACCACGTACACCGTCACCGCGTGGTGTCTCAACCGCAACACCGAAGCTGTGATCAAGGAATGGTTCCTGTCCTTCTTTGGCTCATACCCAGGACTGGCACACAACGAATGGCTGCTGCCCGTGATGCATCGCCAGCCCTGGGGCCTGATGAATCAGCGCCTGCGCTATGAGGGGTCCTCCGACCTCTCTGATCTCGAAGGAGATGATTACCGCTATCTGCGCACCGAATACAGTTTCAACCTGCGCACGTGGATGATGTTCAAATCTGCGCCTGAAGCACCGCAGGTGCAGGCGATCGGCTTCGATGTCATCCTGCCCGATCCGAATGCCGCGCCCACGGATGTTCCTGCGGTGGCAGATGCTGTGGGCAGCTACGCGTACCAGACCGACAATCTGTTCAGCATCCCGTACAACACCGACATGATCAGCGTCAAATGGCCGGTCACCGGGGAGGCGACCATCGCTCAGGTCACCCGCGGAAACTTTCCTGTTGGGACGCTGCTGATGACGGTGGATGCACCAACCGACACCGTGCCGATCATCCAACGGATCATCGTTCCTGACTTCGCGACGTCGAATGACATCGTGTCAATCAGCTTCACCTACGTTTCCGACCAGCCGGTGACGTTGCTCTTGGGGCAGACGCCGACGCCGATTCTTGGCGTGACGCTGACCAAGGCGTTCGCTTCCGGAACAATCACCGTGACTGCAACCACCACTGCGCCGCACGGTCTTCCCAACGGTTCGACGGTCACCGTCTGCGGTGCGCAGCCACGTGCGTACAATGGCGCATTCGTCATCACCGTCACTGGCGCGAATACCTTCACCTATACCTTCACCTCTGCCGCCGACACGAAGCCGGTGTTCGGTGCGGTCACTGTTCAGGGTGCCAACACCTCCAGTTACGCGAAGCCGCTGCCGGCCGCTCCGATCCCGAAGAAGGTCCACCTCTTCGTGGTCTGCAATGCGCCGACGATCTTTGCGACCATTGCCGGTGCGAATGTCGCCGCCAACTTCTGGGTATCGAACATCGTCATTCGTCAGATCCATGCCGGAACGCAGGTACCGCCTACGACAGTGACCGCGGTCGGCGGCGAGACGTGGTATACCTGGACAGGTCTGCCGAACTCGCCGCTCCTGATCTTGGCTACGCTCGCATCGGGATCGGCTTCCGGCTATTTTGACGTGGACGACGACACATCTCCGACGTTCACCAACAGCCAAGCGGTGGATCCTGCCGTCAACGTCGGTATGGCCGCGCTTATCCAACCTGTTGCCGGAACAATCGTTGCCCGAACCCCGACCGCTGTGCTCCTTGCGAACGTCGGAGCGCAGGTCTACCTTGGCGGGTACAGCGGCAACCAAGTCTGAAAGGTTTGCACATGGCTTCTTCCACCTTCCGTCTCGTCAACCGCCGCACGCAGATGATCACCATCTCCATCCGCAAGGACAGTGCCGTGGCCGAGGTGAAGTTGGGTGCCAACGCGACCTCGGCCGCCTATTCCGCTTCCGACCTGACCGAGTACACCGAGACCCTGATCGCTCGCGGTCATCTCACCAAGATCCCAGCCTGACCTGACGAAGGAACACGCATATGGCATTCCAGCCCGCCGGTATCTACGTCAAGGAATATGACTGGTCGCAGTACGCGCCCGCTCTCGGCCTCACCAACATCGTCGTCATGGGCGGTGCCACGAAGGGTCCGATCGGCGTGCCGACTGAATGCACCAGTCAGCAGGATCTCGTCAACAAGTTCGGTCCGCCGGTCCTGAACGACTACGGTATCCAGTCCTGCATTCCGCCCCTGGCCGAAGGCATCAACCTCCAGTATGTGCGTGTCGCCCATAGCGACGCCGCTGCCGCTGAGACCACCATTCCTGGCTTCACCGGTTCCGCCGCTGCCACCTACGCCACTGGCACCGTCGGACTCGCTGCGAATCCGACCACCGGTGACACGCTGTCAATCCCCCGGCAGATCCCCACCGTCCTGCTCACGCGCAACGCCCCTGGCACCGCCGGCAACGTCGCGATCACCACCACCTCGGCTGCTCTGCTCGTTGCAGGCATGTCCGGTGGCACCTCGCTCGTTGCCGCTTCCGGTTCGATCCGTTTCATCGCCGGTGCGAATCCGACTGCGGCAGACACGCTGGTCATCAGCGATGGTGTGACCCCGGTGACCTTCACCTTCGTGGCGTCTGGCCCCACGGGCAATCAGGTTCTCATCGGCACCAACGCCTACGCGACGTTCCTGAACCTGCTCGCTGCCATCGCTGCGTCGTCGTTGATCATCACCGCGACCAATGGCAGTCCCGAGACCATCTTCGAGTTCACCAACACCACTCCCGGTGGCGGTCACATCGCCGTTCCGATCGGCAGCACGGCTTATGTCACCCTGGCGAGCCTCGTGCTGGCGATCAACGCCGCCACGTTGCTCGGCTATGTCGCGACCAACATCAGCACCAATGCGCCGCTGGCGAGCCTGCGGGCAGCCGTGGTGGGTACGGACGGAAACACGCACCTCTACGGTTCGGCCGTCACGCAGATCATCACCGGCATGTCCGGTGGCGCCGCTGCAACGACCGGAACCGGCGCCAGCATCGTCATGCTGTCCGCGTTCACCCCGGGAACCTGGGGCAACGCCATCAGCGTCCTGATCCAACCGACGGTCATCCTCGGCGCTCCTGCGGGCAACATCGACATCCTCGTGTCGTACCCCCAAGGCAGCCTCGGCACCAACGCGCTGGCTCCGGTGGAACAGTTCCACAACCTGTCGCTGACCGCCGGCAATGCGCGCTTCATCGACACCGTGCTGGTGCAGGGCATCCCGAACGAAGTCGGTCCGTCTGCGTACCTGTCCTCGCTCACCCTCGTTGCGGGCGTGGTCACCCCGGGGACGTACGTTCTCGGCACCACCACCACCGGCGCCGACGGCATCGCCAACCTGACCGCCGCCGACTACATCGGCACGGTTTCGGGGCAGTCGGCCACCGGGCTTCAGGCTCTCCAAGACCCCAACGTGGTCGAGTTCAACGTCCTGGCCATTCCAGGCATCACCAATCAGGCGGTGATCAACGCCGCCCTGACCCTGGCCCAGACCCGCGGTGACTTCATCTATCTCGTCGATCCGCCCTTTGGCCTGTCGGTCCAGCAGGTCGTGGACTGGCACAACGGTCTCGCCGGTTACATCGCCAACGCCCCCACTGCGCCGCTCAATTCGAGCTATGGCGCCCTGTACTGGTCCTGGGTCCAGTACTACGACGCATACAACCAGACGTACATCTGGCTGCCGCCGTCGGCTTCGGCCGCTGCGGTCTTCGCGTTCAACGACAGTCAAGTCGGTCCATGGGCGGCCCCGGCCGGCATCGAACGTGGCCACGTCAACGGACTCAAGGTCGAATACAGCCCGAACCCCGGTGATCAGGGCAATCTCGTCAACATCGTCAACCGCGTGAACTACATCCTGAACCTCGTCGCCACCGGCGATGGGCTCACGGTGTACGCCAATCGCACCCTATCGCGCGTCTCCAGCGCGCTCAACGAGGTGGCGATCCGGCGCATGCTGTTGTACGCTGAGAAGCTGTGCGCCACCGCGGTGCGGATCCTCGACTTCCGCCCGAACAGCCCGACCACCTGGAAGCGTCTCCAGGACTTGGTCAACCCGGGGCTCTCCAGCCTCAAGTCGGCCGGCGGTCTCGACCAGTTCTACGTCATCTGCGACGCGACCACCAACCCGGTGCTCCAGCAGCAGAACAAGACGATGAAGGCCAAGCTCTTCATCGTTCCGTTCGACACCGCCGAGGTGATCGAACTCGACGTGACCCTGCTGCCCACCGGCGCTTCGCTTACCCTGCCCACTGCCTGATCTGACCCGAAGGAACTCCCATGGTTGCTTCCGATACCAATTTCCTGTCGGGCGTCTTGGACGCTGCGAACCTTCAGGAGCCGCAGAGTGCCGCTGGTGGTTTGCTGTACGTCACCGGAATCGGTGGCGACGGTTTGACCTCGAACGACAACGTCCTGACGCTGTCGCTCAACGGCTTTTCGCTGCCGTCGGTCACCAACAGCCCGACGATGGTCGCGTACCTCAACGAGAAGCGCAAGTTTGCCGGCCTGCCCGAATACGAGGACATCACCGCAACCTTCCGCGAATACCTGAACTACAACACCGTCTCGCTGCTCCTGGCGTGGCGGCGTCAGGTGTACGATCCGCGCACCGGCACCGTGGGCCTCAAGCAGAATTACGCCAAGCCCGGCCACATCGACCTCTTCGCCCCCGACGGCAGCAACCTGCGTCGGTACACGCTTCAGAGTGTGTGGCCCAGCGCCTTCTCGCACGGCGAGATCGAAATGGGCGGCGAGGACAAGATCAGCGTTTCGCTGACCCTGGCCATCGACAAGGCGATCGAGGCCGACGGCTACGTCTAAGTTTTAGGCGCCGATGCGGCGCTGCGTTTGATCATCACCCGATCCCCCGGCAGTGCCGGGAAGGGAAACGACCATGGGTACCCAACCCGTTCCGACTCTCGAAATCACGCTGCCGTCGCGTGGCCGCCTGTATGAAGGCAAGATTCCCGACGGCAAGGTCACCATCCGCAAGATGAAGACGGGCGAATTGATTGCCCTCGAATCGGAAGCCTCCGCCGATCAGGACCGCGCCGCAGTCATCATCGACAACTGCACCATCCTGCCGAACAAGTTCCCGCAACGCGACCTGCTGATGTCCGATCGCTTTGCCATCTTGTTGGCGCTGCGCCGCTGGACCTTCCCGACCGCGGGCTACAACTTCAACTGGAAGTGCCAGCACTGCCCGCACATCAACATGGTCAAGAACTTCGACCTCGGCAAACTCGACTGCCACATGGAAGGCGATGCCGTCAACCCCGCCACCAATGAACCGTGGCCGACGTTCGTCGAACCCGTCGTTTGCATGCTGCCCGAATGCGGAAAGAAGGTCGAACTGCGCTTCCTGCGCGGAACCGACGAGAAGGTGGTTGCCCAGGCGGCCAAGCGCATGAAGAACGTCACCGGCAAGGTCGAAGACACCAGCCTGATGCACCGTCTCGCGCGCCAGATCGTCAGCATCGACGACGTCAAGCCGACCGACATCGTGCAGACGGAGCACTGGATCGTCGACCTCGACATGCCCGACACCTACGCGATGGTCGATGCCCTCGACGCGGTCGAGACCGGCGTCAACCTGAAGCTCAACCTCGATTGTCAGGCGTGCCAGATGCCGCGGGTACTGGGGTTACCCATCACCGCGGACTTTTTTCGTCCGGCAGCTTCCAAGCGTTGAAGACATCGAATCCAACATCTTCTTCCTGCTCTACCACGGCGGGGGAGGATTCACGGATGTCGGGGTCATGGACATGCCGCTCGACCGCTTTCAGCGCTTTGTCAAGAAGCTCAGTGAACAGAAGGAAGCGGAACGGAAGGCCCACGAGAAAGCTTCTGCCAAGCGCGCCAAGAAGGGCTGACCTCGTTATCAACTGACATCGTGTCAATCACCCCCAGGATGGAGATATGGCTGGCAAGTCCGACTTCACGATGGCCTTCTTCCTGGGGCTGAACGACCAACTGACTCCGGCGATCAACGACGCCGGCAGCGCCTACGAACAGTTCACGAAGAACCTCTCGAAGTGGAACGCCAAGGCCAACAAGCTGGTCGACACTGGATTCGCTGGCCTGGGCAAGACGGTCGAATCGTTTACCGTGCTCCCGAAGACCGCTTCCAAGGCCTATGCGGACACGATGACGATGTTCCGCAAGAACGTGAAGCCGATCAAGCAACCGGTCGAACTGATGTTCGGCAAGACGCAGCGCGGAAAGAACGCCGCCGACGCCATCGCCCGCGGCGTGGCCAAGCTCTTGAGCAAAGGCACCTATCGCTTCAGCGCCAGCCTTCCGAAAGAGAAGAGCAAGTTCTTCGACACCAGCGTGCCGCTGACCAAACTGTACCGGAAGGTTCCCCAACCACCGGACATGGTCGGCGCTTTGAAGATCCCCGGCTACGCACGCGGGCGCGGACCCGCAACTGTCAGCAGTGGCGCCGGCCCCATGGTTGACGACAACCTCGCGGTTCTGGCACGCCATGAAATGGTCACGCCTGCTGACGCTTCGCAAAAGATCCTCGACATCGCCGGACAGGCGCGGCACATCCGCACCGGCGACTTTCAGGCACTGCCCACCGACTTCACCGCCAACCTCGCGAAGGCCGAGAACCTGATCAAGGCGGCGGTGATCCACAAGGAAATGCACGCCGCGAACATCGACCCCAAGGGGATGAAGAAGTTCAACTCCTCCCTGCGTGAAGCTGACGGACTCTTCCAGAAGCTGATCAAGGACACCGACGGATACGACAAGCTCTGGTCTGGACGCATGAAGCGCACCTTGCTCGACAGCTACAAGTCGTTGCATCAGATGCAGACCGCTGCCAAAGATGCTGCCGGTCCGCTCGAACGCCTGTTCAAGAAGATCATGTCCCCGGTGCAGTTCATCGCGATCTCGGAAGCTTTCCACAACATCAGCGGATCGCTGCGCGACCTTCACGGCAGCATTGCCGAATCATTCGGACACTCTGGTGCGGAGCCGATCATTGCGGACTTCGTCGAAAACATGAATGCGATGAGTCGCTTGTGGCATCTGAACGCTGCCGGACAGGCCGAGTTTGCTGCTGGGCTACAGGCGGACATGAAGGACTTCCGCCTGGGCGTTACCAACCTGGGTGAACTTTCGACCACCACGCGCATGTTGGGCGAAGAGTTCAACCTGACGTCGAAGGATGCCCTGACGCTGGCTCCTGCGGTTGAAGCCCTGTCGAAAGCATCGAACGTCTCGACTGGCGCCGCTGGCGAACTGGGCGCGACACTGACCAAGACCTTCGGCGCCAGCAAAGCCGAGGTTCAGGACCTCTTTGCCGGAATTGCGCAGACCGGTTCCGCAGCGACCACCGCGACGCAAACGCTCAACGACCTGCTGCGCCAAAATGCCGGGTACTTCTCGGCACTCTCGCCAGACAAGTTCAAAGCGGTGACTACCAACACCGTGAAGATGGTGAGCGCGCTCAACACTGTGAATCCTGAATTGGCCAAGGCGTTCAGCGACACCCTGACGGACGCCTTCTCTGGTCTCAAGCCGGAAGCGATGCAGTCGCTCTATGTTCTGACCGGAAAGACGCTGCCAGAATTGAAGAAAGGATTGGAAGATGGAACCGTCAATCTCGACACGTTCGGCAACAACCTCCAGAACCTGAGCGACGTGTCGCTCAAGAACCTCGCCAACAACCTCGGCGTCAGCGTCGAAGCTCTGACTGCCGCCAAGAACGCTTCTGTTGCCTTCCAGGGCAAGGGGGTCTCTCCGCTCACGCAAGCTCTCGCGGATCAGAACAAGCAGACGGTTCAGACCAACACCGGCATGTCGGTGATGAACGGCATCTTCAAAGATTCCCAGACCTGGGCGCAAGGGCTCATCACCGACATCAGTGACCTCGTGACCCGCAGCGCGACGCTGAACTACGTCTGGCACACCTTCTCTGCGATCGGTCCGCTTCTGGCGGTCGTGGCGAATGCATTTGTTATCGCGGCCAATGCGGAGAAAGCGTTCATTGCTCTTTCGACGTTCGGCAGTTGGATCATCGGGCGCCAAGCGATTGCCACCGGTGCTGCGACTGTTGCGACAGGGCTCCATACGGCTGCGGTGGTTGCGGACACGGAAGCAATGACGTTGAATTACAGCGCATCCGCAATGATGAGCGCGAGCGCCGGAAAGCAGGTGATCGCGACCACTGCTTCGACCGTGGCGACCACCACGGCTGCTGCTACGACCACATCCGTGATAGGTCGCCTGTTTCCGACCTTTGCGAAGTGGGGCGCCAACATTGTTGGATTGGGAAAAACCATTATGTGGTTTGGCGGAACGGTATTGGCATTTGCCGCACGTCAGATTCTCGGCTTTGGTTTGCGCCTCGTCGGCTTTGGTTTGCGCCTCGCTGCGCTTGATGTGAGCATTGCAAGCATCACTGCGGGCATCACCGCGTTTGCGGGGTCGGCCGCGACGCTGACCGGGCTGGCGGTCGGTGGCACCGCCCTGGCCTTCTTTGCCGCTTTCGCTCTCGCCATCGGCTCTGTCGTCTTTCTCATCCGGCAGTTGATCGTGTACTGGGACGACTTCATGTCGATCTTCAATGGCAAGCTCTTCAGCGACCTCATGACCATCTTCTCGTCGAAGACCGGTGCCATCACCAAAGATGAACTGCGTTCTGGCCACATTGGGAAGAGCGGGATTGGAACTGCTTTCGGAACTGCGCTGATTGGTGCGGTTGCAGGCCCCGGCGTGGCTGCTGCAAGCCGTTTTGGCGACACTTCGCAGGTCGGATCGCCTGTCGGGACCTCCGCAATGGTTCCCCCCGCTAAAACGGTTGTGGAAGCCCCTGAAACCAGTGCCACGGTCACTGCGTCGGCGCCTGAACCGAAGACCTCTGGCGACATCGCTGTCACCGCTGCGGATCCTCTTAGCCCGGTGATCGCGGCCCACTTGGCGACAATCGCCCGCAACACTTCCCCCAACAATCGTCCAGCGTCACAGCCTGCAAACAGGTCACGTGGTTCGACCCGTGACGTGATCGGAAGCGGCGGTCACCAATGAGCTACGACGCACAGGCAAAGACGCCGCACAGTCCGGGGCTCATCACCGTGTCGATAGACACGGCGTGGCCATACTACATTCCCTGGACGCAATACGTCCCTGTTCGCGATAGGCAGTTTTCTGCGACCTTCGTTGACTTGGATTCAGGCATTCAGGAGCAGGCCGAAGCAACGTACAACGCCACGGCGGTTTTGGGGCGGGGTGAATCCTATCAGACCTACATCAACACCGCGAACCGTACCGTCTCGCTCAACTTTCAACTGCGCGCACAGGGCTTGGATGGCGCATCCGCTCCGGAAGCGTCAATTTTGGCGGAAGTCATTCGCTGGGTTCAGTTCCTGGAATCCCTGAAATATCCGTTCATCACGGTCGATGGGCTATCCCATGCGCCGCCGCCGTGTTATCTCCAGATCGGCAGTTTGCTGAACATGCGCTGCGTCGTGAACGCCACAGTGACCTGGGTCGGTCCATGGGATACCGACACGCATCTTCCTTACGGTGCTGATGTTGCCTGCACATTTATCAGTGTCGCGACGGGGATGGGGAACTACCAGCAGAGCGCCGCCAACCGCATGGCTCCGTTCAGCATCGCCATCAACCAACTTGGACAGTCGGTAGGTCCTCAATGAGCACCCAACAGATCCAGCTATCGAATTATTCGATGTACAAGGACACTCCGGTCTACCTCGACCCGGACAACGTCATTCGCTTCGCATTGTGGGTTCCACCTGCCGAGTTTCTGTCAGGGCAGCAGGGCGTCGGCGCGACCAACCACACCGTTGTTTCTGCTGAAGTTGGCTTCCTCGACCTCATCGCGTTCAAATATTACGGCCCCGGGTATGAGCGCATGTGGCGCGCGATCATGCAAGCAAACGCCATGACCAATCCGGAAACGGATATGTACCCTGGACAGGTGCTGACCATTCCACCGCGGTCGTCGGTGCAGCAGTTCCTTGGGCGTCAGGGTCTCGCCACCAACGCCGCAGACTGACACCGTGTCAATCCCATGAGCGGTCCCAACACTCCCGACAGCTACGCCCCGATCATTGCCGACGTGGCCTTTCTGGTCCCGTCGGGATCCTCCACCGGGGTCGCAATCGACATTCCCGCTGCCAACTATCTGCAATCCATCGAAACCGATGAGTTCTCCGACGGCGCCTGGACTGCGAAGCTGACGCTGTTCGACCCCGACGAGACCTACCTGACCAGTCTCCTGTTCCTGACCGGTGCGAACCAGAAGATCACCTTCCGTTTCGGATGGGATCAGGGATCGACTGCGATTGCGAATCTTCCGCTGTACGTTGGGCAGGTGTGCAAGGTCAGCCTGAACCCGATGCCAGAAGGCCTGTCGATGGAGTTCGAGATTGTCGGCGCCGATTCGCTGACCAACGTCCTCGACAAGACGCTCGAACCGCGATCGTTCCCCGCAGGCATGACCGCCACCGACATCTTTCGCAAGATCGCAGCCGCGAACAATTGGGTAACGCGCGATCCGAAGTCGCCCAACACCCCCGCCAACTACGCTGGAACGGTCGCCCAATTCGGCGCCACCGTCGAAGAGACTGCCGGAACGTTTCCTGACGCGTTCCAACTGACGAAAGAAAGTCACATCAGCTTCATCCGCGAAACGCTCATCCCGCGTTCCGCCAACAGCAATGGCGACCACTTCATCTTTTTCTTTGACCGTGGCAACGTTGCGCACTTCCATTCTGTCAAACATTCGACGCAGCGCGGCGCGGCGTATACGCTGGCTGCCGAATACATCTACGCCCGCGATCCCCAGGGCGAAGTGATCGAGTTCAAGCCCGCGGATGACCTGTTCTCTGTCCTGCTTTTGGGCGGCGGCAACGCCAAATACGTTGGCAAGGATGCTGCCGGCGGTGAACGCATCGAAGTCGATACCACCAGCGGTTCCGGCGCCCCTGGCGCCAAGCAGACGATCGTCGGAAACACCATTGGACGTGGCCCGACCGTCGCTGGCATCACAAATGCCCTGATCGCTTTGCCGGCGCGCGACAACACGGTGCTCAAGGCAATGGCCGCTGCGCAGTTCTCACGCCTCTCCACTGCCGCGTATACCGCATCGCTCAGCGTTCGCGGCACGCATGCGGTGCAGGTCAACGACATCATCAAAGTCAGGTACATCCAGAAGGATGGCAACGACCACTGGTCGAGCGGATTCTTCTTCGTGGCGTCGGTGCATCAGACCTACGGAACGGATGGTTGGACCACGCACTTCTCCCTGTTCCGTGACGGTACCCGGTACGTGGCGAACCAGGATGCCATCAACGCGCAGTTCAAAGCGCCTGTGCAGAACGCTCCAAATACCGCGGTCGCCTCGAATGCGGTCGATGGCGGTACCGGCTACCAGCAGTCTCCCGGCGAAACCAACTTCCCTGTCACTGCGGACGGCCCGTGAAACAATACTTCGGAAAATATCGCGGCGTGATCATGGATGTCGGTGACGGCGACATGCTGTACCGCTACCGTGTTCAAATCATCAACGTCAACTTCACCGACGTACCGATCGGCAATCTGCCTTGGGCCGAAACGTGCATGGGCTTCACCTCGAAGTTTGCCGGAGACTTCCCGCCGCTGGTAAAAGGCGATACGGTTTGGGTGGAGTTCGAGCAAGGCGATCCGCAGATGCCGGTTGTGGTCGGTTCGTGGATCTCCAACAGCGCCGGCCTTCCTGACGTGCCGGCCGACGTGCGCGTTGACTACGCCCGCAACCGTCAGCGCTGGCGCCGGGTCGACCGCGCCGGGAATACCGTTGAACTGTCTGAACTTCCTGATGAGCAATGGGTGCGCATCCTTTCCGGCGCCGCCGAACTGATCATGTCTCAGATCGACGGTTCCATCCGCGGCAACTGCCCGTCAGGACCGATCGTCTTTGCCACGCCGCGCTTCCAGGTCGATTCGACCGGTGTCATTTTTCTGCACGGTCCGACCACGCTGTTGAGTGCAGACGCGATTGATGGTGTCGGCAATCCGATTGGCCTGTGCCAAGTCCTCTCGAACAAGGACCTCGACATCCACGCGCAGGGTCCTGCCGGGATCGGCGGTCTTGTCACCATCGGCGGCTACGTGCCATTCTTTGGCGGCGCTCCATACCCCTCCATGATCTTTCAGACGCCCGAAGTGGACATCGTTGGGCAGACGGTCGTGATCGGCGCTCCGTATGGGACGATGCTGCGCCACGGCGTTCCGCTGCTTCCGACGCTGCGCGTTGACATCAATGCGCAAGGTGACGCCAACGTCCATGCCACAGGTGTTGGCAATGTCAACATCACCAGCGATGCCGGCAACATCACCGCAACCGCCCCAAACATCACGGCAAATGCCACCACGAAGGCAACGGTCAGTTCACCCGAGATCGAACTGGACGGACCGACCACCGTGAAGGGCGATTTGACTATTGATGGACAGATCACAGCAACCGGAAATATCACATCCGACGGCGACATGACCGCTGCTGGCGCCATTAGCGCCGACGGCGACGTCACTGCCTTGACTGCGATCACCCCTGTCACCCTCTCCACCCACCTCCACACCGGCGTCACTACCGGTGGCGGCGAAACTGGAACACCGGTGTTACCGTCATGACCTGCGACTGCCCATCCTCCGTGTTGTCCACCATCGCGAATCAGGTTCAGATCGTGCTGGACCGCATCAACGCGATCAAAAACCTCACCGATTCATTCAACCGTTTTCTCATTGGGGTGGTCGGCGGCGTTACCGACAACCTCGATGCGTGGATCGCGCTCATTCCCAGTCCGCCCGGTACGTCCATCAGCGAATTGATCCAATTGCTTACCTGCCCGCTCACCCCGCTCGCCATTGCGATCCAAAACAACGTGCAGAACTATCGCGGACCGTGGAGCATCACCCACCCGTATCGCGCCGGTGAGATCGTCAACGTCGGCAGCGTCGTCTATGCCGCCAACGTGAACACACTGGGGCAGAGTCCGCCGGCATTTCCCGGCGTTTGGGCAGTCACCAATCCGATCAAGCTCGGGCAGGCCGATCCGCGGCTGCTGTACTACGCCCTCCAAGCGCAATATCAGGCCATGATCAAGAACGTGAAAGCGCAGTATGCCGCAACCACGGCTGCGCTGCAAAGCGCCACGGTGGTCCAATACATCCAGCGGTACCTGCGCGAGATTCAACGTCTCCTGGGCGATCCGTATGAGTTCGCGATCCAGTTCCCGCTGACCGTCGGGTACGTCGCATATGTGCGCGCCGTCTGCCCGGAGATTTACTCCAACCCGTCTTACCCCTACACCGCCTTCTCCCAGGCGATCACACAGTGGAACATCACCGGGCTGCTTCCGACGGGTCTCGACCCGAGTGTGCTGCCGATCGTTTCCCGTGTCGCCACTGCTGAAACGAAGATCCTTCAATGGCAACAACTTCTGACGCTCACGCTCTGATCTGCATCTGCTCACGGTTCGATGCGCGTGTGCGCTTGACCCGTTGGCGCTTGCGGGCAAAGCACGTCACCGATCGGATGCTGCTACGTGGCCGAACGGTCAACAACCTGGAGTTGGGACGCACCGTCACACTGATCATGATGCTCGACCACGACATGCTGCTCGGACCCGACGTCATTAGGAAGTCGCACCACCTCAAGGACTGCAAGGCGCGATTGACAGCGTGTCAATCGTTGGCGGACGCACCTGCAATTGACACGCTGTCAATCCAGGATCCGCCAAATCCAGTCCTTTCCGTGAAGTGCTCTTCCGGCGGCTTGTCGGAAGCCTAGAGTCCCCTCGTGGCAACCTCCTACGGACCAACACAATCTGTGGCTGTCGTTCAGCAGGAACTGCAAGGTTTTGGACTGCCCGTGTATTCGCTTGGCGGCTACTTTGCCGTCAAGAACCAGTACCAGATCGCATGGTCCGACTTTCTGATGGCGATCATGACCCCGTTGACCGGGCGTGCGATGAATCGCTCCTTCGGTTCCGCTTTGAGCCGCACCGTGTTCGACCCGCGCAGCCTTTCGACCAACCAACAGGCCATGACCGCGATCCGCGCTGCGGCTGCACGCTGGTGCCCGCATATTGTCATCAATGCGATCAACACGCAGTCTCAGCAGAACAAGATCCAACTCCTGGTGAACTTCTCGCTGGCCTCGAATCGCGCGGTCAGCGTTCAGGGCCAGACCCCCTTCATCCTCATCCCCGACTTCATCCAAATCCTTGGTGCGATACAATAACATGGTCGATCCCGTCCTCGCCCAACTTGCGATCCCTCAGCGCCTGAGCTTCACCGGGCGCGACTACGCGTCGATCGTGAACGAACTGGTGACCATCGTCCGTCAGACCCGTTCAGGCGTATGGTCCGACTTCTTTGAGACCAACTTAGGCCAGTGGCTGATCGAACAACTCGGCCTTGTCGGTGACCTTGTCTCCGCCGGACAGGACGCTGCGGTCATCGAGATTTTTCTGTCCAGCGCCCGCCGGTATGAATCGGGCCTCCTGTTTGCGTCGTCCGTTGGATACGTGCCGGCCGGCGCCGCCGCCGCCGAAGCCATCCTCACCTCCGTTGCCGTTCCCGCGTCGCTGGTGGCCTATGGCGGTACCATTCCGGCCGGATCTCAGATTGTCGGGTCCAACGGACTGACCTATCAATTGCTCTCCGACGCGGTGATTGCACCGGGAACCTCTGTCATCTCCTTGACCGTCACGGAAGGCACCAGCTACACCGAACAGTTCACTCCCAGCACGCAACCGTCCCAGGTGATCATTGGGTCGAAGTTCATCGTCGAGGATGGCTCCTGGAGCGTTTACGTCGGTGACCCCAGCAACCCAGCAAACCTGTGGACGCAGGTGGACAACCTCGCGCTGCTGAACGGACCATCGAACAGCTATCAGGCTTCTTTCGATGGCATGGGCCGGTTGAACATCCAGTTCGGTGATGGCTCGAAAGGCGCGATTCCGACCCAGACCGTTACCCTCCCCTACCGAACCTGCTCTGGTGCCGCTGGCAATGCCGCGGTCGGGAGCATTTCCGGAACCATATCGGCTGCGCTCGCGTCGCCTGGAACCGGGTCGGTCACCGTTTCCTTCATCAACCAGTCAGTGGACCTTACCACCACCGGCGGCACTCAATTCCAGTCGAATGAGCCTCAGGGCGTGACCAGCGCTGGCACCATTCAGACCGGCGCCACGTCGTTCAAGCCGGTCCAGTCGGGCAGCCTTGCACTGACCTTCAACCTGCTCTCCGGTGGCGGTACCTTGCAGTTGCAGGATGCCGGCGATGGCACCATGACCGTGATCAACAACACCACGGGCATCGCGGTAACCGCGGCGACAGTCGTGTATTCCACCGGTGCGTGGTCGGTCACGTTGGCAGCCGCATTCACGGCTGGTGGTCCTGTGACCGCAAACTACTACAACGTCAACCCGGCTGACCCCAGCGCCGTCGTGTACGTCGGTGCCGCTCAAGGCGGAGCCGATCGCGAAACTCTCGATCAGATGCGGGTCAATGTTCCGGCGTACATTCGCAGTCAGAACAAGATCATCAGCCTCCAAGATTATGACACCGTTCCGCTTCAGGTTCCCGGCATCGACCTGATCTTCGCGGACCGGTACATCTCGTCGTATCAATCCAACGTCATCAGCTTGAGCGTGTGGACCACGCAAACGGTCCAGTTCACCGCACGTTCCACCGACGGCTTTTTCTCGACGGTTCCCTACCTCGAATACACGCAGCCTCAATCCGATCTGATCGGTACGCTTCAGGACTTTCTCACGCCCCGGACGTTGGCCAGCGTGCAGAACCTCATCCAGACGCCTGGAACGACGTGGATCGACATCTACATGCCGACCGTGATTTATTCGTCTGGATTCAACAAGCAGACCGTTCATCAGGACATCACGGCTGCGATCATCGCTGTTTTCCAGGCATCGACTGGATTCGTGATCCACATCGCGGACCTGTACAACGCCGTGCGCACCGTGCTCGGCGTCAAATACTTCACCATCGACCGCATTGCGCTGGGAACGCTGTCAGACGAAACAGAAGTGCAGGGCGATGTGGTTTCGCCTACGTTTGTTTCTGGAACCCTGTCGAGCCCGACCGTGTTGCCCGGAAGTGTCATCAGCCCCGGTACCGTCACCGTCAGCATCTCGTACCTCAATGGCACTGCCATCACCTGTACCGATGACGGTTCCGGAAATTGGACAGTTACCACATCGCCGCTGACCCCGACCGGTGCTCCGTTCGTCGTGGATACGACACCTGCCAACAGTTTCATCAACTATGTCACGGGCGCTTGGAAGATCACCTTCGCCAACACCTCACCGCCGCTGATCCTGTACCAACCGGTCACCGCCGTTTACGCGAACGTCACCGCCGACTATCGCATCAACCAGTCGGTCACCATCTCGCCCGTGGGTGCGCAGCCGGCCGACAACTGGCCACCGCCCGGAATCCCCACCGCAGTGCCGGCGACTCCGCCGTACTTCGACGGTGTCCCTCTTTCCGCCTACCGCCCCGGGCAATTCCCGATCTCCGTTTCTGGCATCACCCGCGCCTTCGCGTCCATGGTGGTCACTGCGACTGTCACCGCGACGGCGCACGGATACGCCAATGGGTCATCCGTCTTGATCAGCGGCGCTTCGCCGTCGGTCTATAACGGACTGGTGCAGATCACCGTGACCGGCGCGAACACCTTCACCTATACCTTCTCAGCCGCTTCCGATCCGGGCGCAGTCACCGGCACCATCACCGCCTTGCTGATCAACCCAGGTGGCGGGTACAAGGTGGGCGACGTGTTGACTTATGCGCAGATCCAGGACATCTCCACCGGTGGCATCTCGTCAGTGAACTTCTACAACGAGGTGTATGCCTTCAACGACGAGATTTATTACGACTCCGCGACCGGACCGACGCAGATCACCACTGCGATCAATCTGCGCAAGCTCTCCTTCACTCTGACCGCCGGTTGAGGATCCATGGCCAACAGTCTCACATACGCAGGTCAGGTTTCGGCGCTCTTCGGTGCAGCTTCTGCTCCGACGCTTTCGATAACCAGCCTCACTTCATCGGGAACGACCGCAACGGCCACCACGAGTTCACCGCACGGGCTCTCCAATGGCGCTGTTGTGGCGATCAATGGCGCGGCGCCGGATGCCTATAACGGTTACTTCGTCATCACCGTCACTGGCGCCAGCACCTTCACCTATACCTTTGTCGGTGGTTCAAGCCCAGCCACCGGAACCATAACTGCCATCCCGATCGGCACTGGCGGTATCGCAAACAACGCGGTGGCGTTGCGCCTCTACCAAACCTCGTCAACCCCGCAGATCAATGGACAGGGATTCGTCGAAGTCGCTTCAGGGAATGGATATACCACCGGCGGCATCCCGATCACCAAGGCGAACTGGACGGTGTCCCAGGGTGCGAGCGGGCAGCAGATCGTGCTGGCTGATCAGTCCTGGAGCGCTTCTGGGGGAACCATCCCGAATGTCGCCGGAGCGTACCTCACCGATGTCGGCGGCAACGTGTTGGCGTGGTGGGCATTTGCTGCTCCGCTGACCGTTCCGAACCTGGGAACCCTGCAAGTCCATCTCCTGACCATTCAGCAGTCCTGATCCGATGACCACGACCATTGAGACGCCAAGTCCGATTCAGCCCGTTGCGCTGCTGACCGCAGAGTTCACGGTCAGTCGTCCTCCGACGGCAACCAAAGAATCCTACTACGACACGACCGGGTATCGCCCGTCGTTTCCGCTTTTGGTTTACGCCGTCGACGTCATGGATGCCACTGACACGTTCGCGTTGCAGGTTGGACAAGCGTTCGTGGTCTCTCCACTGTTTTCTGAGAATATCGGAGATGCCTTCTTTGATCAGGGCGCTGCGCCGAACGCCATCGGAACAAAGAACCTGGGGCCGAACAGCCAGATTTATTATTCCTTCCGCCAACCGGTTTTGTGGGAGACCGTTTGGGTGGTGCCGCTCGAAGGGATGTGGCGCTTCGAGTACGCCTATGACACCGCGGTCTACTCCTGGCAGGCGTATGCGTCGATGCCTGAACGGGCTTACGCTGGCATGGCGTTGTTCTCCATCTTCGACCCCGACAAGGTGCTGCTCTACTACCTGAAGGTGGTCGGCGCCTGTTTGACCGAATGGCAGTACGACAACGACATCATTCGTCAGCAATACGACGCGTATCAGTGCGCGCCGCAGAACCTCATCTCGCTGGCAGCCAATTATGGGCTCGCACTCGACACCTCAGATCCGCTGACCGTTCAGCGGTCCAAGGTCAAGAACATCGTTTCCGTGTGGAAGCAGAAGGGCTTGCCGTCCAGCGTCGTCACGCGTTTGAGTGACTTCGGCTATCTCGGCTACGCTACTGAGGTGTGGGTCGATCCTGGTGATCCGACCATCGAATTGGTCACCGCGGTCGGAACCCCGTCTACGCTGCTCAACGTTCCGATCACCGCGACTGGATCCGTTATCGGTCCGTTTGGAATGGATGGCGCCGATTTGTACAATCAAGCCACGGGGTATGTGGTCTTTCAGAATCAGGCAAACCCGGCGGTGAATGACATCGTGTCAATCACGCTGCCGGTTTCCGTTTCTGGCATCACCAGATCCTATGCGGCGGAAACAGTCACTGCGACCGTCACTACCGTGACGCCGCACGGATTGGTAACCGGAACCAGCGTTCAGATCAGCGGCGCCCTCCCGTCGAGCTACAACGGCGCATTCGTCATCACCGTCACCGGCGCGAACACCTTCACCTATACCTTCGTGTTGGGGGTCGACCCCGGTGCAGTCACCGGTACGATCTTTGAACTTGGTGCTGTCGCCTTTACCTTCATCGCCGGATCCGCGACTGCTCCGCAGGTGCAGATCAACGCGACGCTGGCGACCACGGTTGCAAACTTCATCGCGGCCCTCACCACGATCTATGGTTCGCTGCTGACCGTCACCAACATCACCGCGTTCAAGACCTTCGGGCCGCCGATTCGCAATCAGGTTACGTCATCTACGGCTTATGGTACGCGCGCGTTTGCCACGTTTCCGAGTTCCGGAATCACGCGCACGTTTGCATCTGCCATGGTCACTGCAACAGTGACGGTTGCCTCTATTGCGGTTTCCGGAATTACGAGCGCATTCGCGTCTGGCGTGGTCACTGCAACGGTTACGACGACGTCTGCTCACGGTTTGACGTCAGGACAAACGGCTGCGATCAGCGGGGCGACGCCAATTGCCTACAACGGAAATTATTTGGTCGCCGTTACCGGACCGACCACGTTCACCTACGTTTTTGCAGCAGCCACAGATCCTGGGGTGGTTACGGGGTCAATCATCGTAAACCCGGTTCACGGTTTGATGTCGGGACAGACCGTTGCAATTGATGGCGCTTCCCCGGCTGCCTATAATGGCAAGTTTACGGTCAGCGTCATCAGCCCCACCGTTTTCACTTATCAGTTTGGTGCCAGCGGTGATCCTGGCGCGGTCAGCGGAACCATCACGGTTACTACCTTCGGTGATCGCTATCGTGAGTACTTCCATGGGTACTGGTCGAAGCGGATTCCGATCTTCTTCCCCTCCAGCCGGGTTGCTATTCACCTCAACAACCCTGATGGAAGCCCCTTGGCGGTCGCTTTGACCCCGCAGGCATCCGCAGCCATGCTGGCGATTAAAAAACAGATCGCCAACGACCTCCAATTCGGTGTGCTGCCTGCCCATGTTGACGTTGCGTGGTTCGACACTGACCTGAACGTTCCGTCGCCGTTGGCTCCTGACGCGGCGTACCTTGACGAACAGTTTGTCATCACCACCCCCATCACAGCCACCCCGCCACCTGGGATGCTCGTATGGCTGCGGAGCGGAACCGCTGTTCCGTCAGGGTCTACCATCAATTGGCCGGATTCGTCAGGAAACGGAAACAATGGTGTTGGCACAGGAACCCTGAATGCCGTCACCGGGGGAGGCATCACATATGTGGGCGGGTTTGACTCCGCCAGTCGGGTGGCCCTTCCGTACAATTTCCAGGATGCGGACGGGTGGCATATCTATGTCGTTTGCACTTTGAATGCATACAGCGCAAGTAACGTCGTATTGGGGGCTGACGGAAGAACCGATCCGAGTGTGCTGGGCGTCTCTATGCGCGTCGGTGACGCGGGGACTTCGGGTAAGGCCAGACACACTGCTGGCGTTTATGGATCCGGCGGAACCGAGGCCGATTCGGCTGACGTCGTTCCGCTCTCGCAACTGGTCCTTGTCGACGGTGGTTTTAACCCCCTTACCAACATCACGTGTAAGCTGAACAGTGATGGCGAACAATCGGCTGTGTGGACTTATGGCGATGGCCACGGCACGACCCTGGGAGTATGGATCGGTTCCGACCAACTGACGCCAAGTGATTTCTTCCACGGAACAGTCACAGAAGTTCTTATCTATCCGCCTTCCCAGGATCCTGCGGCGGTTCGCGCGTACATTCTTGCCCGATTTGGGATCGTCTCCGCCCCTGGACGTCCCGAGGTGGTTGGAACTATTCAGGCGCAATCCGCCACGATGTCCGGCGCTGTCTTGAACGCTGGCGCTATGAGCGCACAGGCGGCTACGGTGTCTGGAACCGGAAGCGTTAACGAGACAGAGAGCACCGGAACACTCCAAGCTGCCGCTGCCACCATCGTGGGTAGCGGTACAAACGGGGTGGCGTCACTGCCATCAGGCGCAGCACTCCTGCTGACACCGGCTTCGATCGTTTCCTCCCTTGGTGTTGTCACGGGCTGGAACGACCTGTCCGGGAATGGCAATGATCTAACCGCTGTCGGTGCCCTCACCCTCGGATCCATCGGCGGCAATGACGCCGTTGGTGGATTTGCGACCGGGACCGGATTGACAAGCGCTTCGACGGCCGTGCCGTTGTCGACCACTGGCTTTACGATTCTGGCCGTATTTGAATCGACCGCGTCGCCGTCAATCGGTAATAACATCCTCGTCTGGGCCGGTGATCTTATCAGTGGGCAATTCATCGCTCAAATAACGGCTGGGTTCAATTCGCCTTCGACTTTCATAGAAACCGACTACATGGTGGATGGGCAGAGTGCGCCAACCCCGTCTGTGACCGCTGCAAATACCCCGACTGTCATATACGGCGTGCAGGGTTCCGGAACGCTGACTGTGCAGCAAGCGGGCGACACCGCGGCTTCTGCTGGCTATGGGCCGTCACATACCAGCAGTGGACGTGTTGTTGTCGGAAACCTCGATCTGACGAACTCATCGGGGGCCGATCCATTCTTTGGTTTGGTCAGCGCCGTGGTGATATATCAGCGCGAACTGACGCCTACCGAACTGATACAGGCGATGTCTTACCTGTCCCAGTTCGCTTGAACGCTCTTTTGGTGATTGACACGATGTCAGTTGTCTGGACTGAGTCCAAACCTCGGGATCCGTTGCGGACTGCCGGTGTTTGCCCATGCTCGCAGCATGCACGAATCCATGTCGCTTCACGGAACGTTCGAGCTATACGAACTGGATCCTGCTATCACCGATGTGCTTCTCGAAGATGAGATGGCTTGGGCGGTGAAACGTGGATTTGCCACACGCCGCTACCATCACCACAACCTCATCGTCAACATCGGACTCTCAGTGTTTTCGCGTTTCATCGGCAATCTCGGAGGCAGCCCCACGATTGGCTCACAAGGCATATCGACCCTTTCTGAACTGACGGTCAAGTCGATGCAGATCGGTGGTGCTCTGGTTCCGTATGTTCCGCCAGCCCCTGCACCGGCCGACACGACTGGGGTCTCAGTCTTGCTGTACCAACCAGCGGTGTTCTTTGGGTATCCGGACGCCTATTCGATCAGTGTCAACGGTTTGCTGCCGCCTCTCGACTTCGTCGGGTACACCATCCTCGAAGAAGCCGTGATGCTCGCAAATGGGTTCCCTTTGGCGAAGATCACCTGCAACTTTCTCAAGTCATCTGATCTCGGTCTCCAGGCCGTTCACACGCTTGCGCTGCGCCCGACGCAGCGCGTTAGCGGCGCAAACAAGGGAGCCTGGGGGAGCGGGACCGCGTACATCGCCACCGACTACGTCACGTATGCAGGTGGCATCTATGTCGCAATCGTTGCCAACACCGGGCAGATTCCATCTTCCAGCCCCACGTACTGGGCGCTTCTGGCGTCGTAAGGACCGAACATGGCGAATCTCCCCAATACGCCGTTCGCTTCTGGTCAGGTCTTCACCACTCCTGGTGCGACTGTCCCTGCGCCGGATTCCAGCAACCTCGACCTGCCGCCGACGCCGATTCCGGGGGTGCGTCGGATTGTCACTACCGATCGCGTTGGTCCGAAGCCGACCAACTCCCCGCAGCAGTCGATCGAAAAGCGCACGTTGACGCTGTTGAACTATATCGGCGCGATGGCGTATCTGCTGGACCGTTTGGATACCACCTTCCTGCGCCGTGATGGCAGCGCGCCGTATCAGCCCGATGGCGTGACCACGACCACACCCGGCATGGTCGGTGACCTCGCCATGAACTCTCCGGTCGGTGGACCGCAAATTGTCGGTCTTGGACACATCCGCAATCTCAACATGTACGCGAAGACGACCGCGCGCGGAGCATGGTCAAACCTCAACACGTACACCATCGGTGACTTCGTCACTGCCAGTGATTCGCAGGTGTACATCTGCCTCACCGTCGCCAGCCTGAATCAGGACCCAACCAACCCCGCCTACTACTCCGTGTGGGATCTCGCAAAGTGGCAGGGTGCGACGCGTGAATATGTCGACGCTGAGACCACCCGCGCTGAAGCAGCCGAGGCTTCGATCAGCGGTTCAGTGGCCGCGGAGACCACGCGCGCTGAAGCTGCCGAAGCCACGCTGACCTCCAACCTTGCCGCTGAAGTGGCCCGTGCCAGGGCGGCAGAGGGTACCGGGGCAGCGAACCTCCAAGGTCAGTGCACGGCGAATGCTGCGGCGATCACTGCTGAAACCTCCCGCGCCACCACAGCGGAAGGCACGATTGCATCCAACCTCACCGCGGAGACCACGCGCGCTGAAGCTGCGGAAGGTGCTGGCGCGTCGAACCTCCAAGGTCAGTGCACGGCGAATGCTGCGGCGATCACTGCTGAAGCGAACGCACGTGCGACTGCGGATACTAACGAAGCTGTTTCGCGGATTGCTGCTGACAACACGCTTCAGAACAACATTAACACCGAAGCAACCACGCGGGCTACGAACGATACGGCGCTGAGCGCAGCCATTACGGCCGAAACCACGCGCGCTGAAGCGGCTGAGGCTGCTTTGGCGACGGTGGCGGTGTCGCATGCTGCCATCGTTACCTCCGGTTACGTGAAGCCGGTAGGTGACACGAATCCGTACGCTGTCATATACTCTTCTGGTACGATTGCCGTTCTTAGCACACAGACGATTGGTCTGGTCGCTCCGGATCTCCCCCCAATCCCAGGGCAAACGCTGATTGTCGAGATTTTCAATAACGGCGGCATCCCCACGCCTACACAATTCACACTGGCGGTCGGTGGAGATTCCAGCAGCGCTCCTCCGTATAACCCGACGCCTGCCCCAAACGTCTACACTCTTTTCTCTGGGCATCAGCCGGCAAACATTGTGGCAACTGGGGGTTTCCTCCGTCTTGTTTTCATTGCGGTGCGAACCAGCGCGCCCGCCAATCCACCTGGATCCGGCATTCCGTCTTTTGTCCCACAAGCGATGTGGGTTCTCGTCTCTTACTCCCTCTAATCCCAGGAGCATTGCATGGATGCCCCAACACCCGACGAAGCTGGCAAACTCCTCGAAGTCATCAACTCGTTGCGTTTCGATGTGATGGCGTTCATCGCCTTCATGACCTGCGTCATCATCGGCTATCTGTTGGTGACGCGGTACATTGCTGGAAAGCGCGCCGCCGCTGCTGAAGCTGCGAAGATCGTACGCGCGGACAGCTACACCCAGAGCATGAATAATCTCGCGGTTTCGCTGTACAAGCACACAGAACAGGAAGACCTGAACTCGAAGCAGACCAATGCCGCCCTCGACCGTCTGGCCTCGTCGATCGGAGTTCTGGTTCAGCGCACCAACGGACAGATGGATCGCAACGTGTCACTGCGCATGATGCGCATGCACCTTACCGAAACGCTGGCGCAGCAGGTGATTGCCATCGCTGATCGTTCCCTGACCGCGAACAATTATGCCTCACGCGAAACATACATTGCCAACAAGGTGCGCACTGTGATCGGCGCTACGCTGTTCGACATGCGCGAACAACTGCGCTCCTTTCCTCTCGCATTCGACCCTGACCTTTTCTTCGAGACCTATCCTGACCAAGGTGAACGCTTCGTTCTTTGCGACCGGCTGTGGGCGACCATCGAACCCTACTACAGTGAGCACAGCAACCTGCGTGATCGTATTGAAGAATGCGCCCTGGGGATAGAGAACGTCATCAAGGACCATTTTGCCACGACCGCTGCTTCCATTGTGCCTCTAGACGCGCACGAGGTATCGGCGGTGCGTGCTGCAACGACGACAAGGACACGCATGCGTCAGCTTGTTGAAGAACAGTCGGCGCGCATGGTAACTCCCCGTCCAGGTTGACGCTTCCTCAGCGTCATCCAGACTTCAAGGAGACGCCCATGTCCACCATCTCCCTCGTCACTCCGCAAGCGCTCCCCCCTGGCAAATGGTCAGGGCAGGGGAGCGTTACCAGTCCTCGCGGAACCACCGTCATCACCGTTCGTACCAAACCGGGTGACGTGATCGCTGGTCGTGCCCTGACCGCCGCCAACTTCGTCAGCTTTGCCGCCAGCCTGAACGCCGGCCACATCCCCCTCAAGCACTACGACGCCGCCGACAGCACCAAGGGCAATCCGCACACCACCGAAGTGGGAACCGTGGTTCCGGTGACCGCCACCTTCGACGGTACCCTGCGCGCGACCATCTCCACCTCGGCCGGACTGATCAAGCAGATCGAAGCAGGCGCGTACTTCGTCTCGTTGGTCGTGGTCTGGAATCAAGAGGACCCCAGCGTCAGCGCTCTGCTGTTGCTCAAGCCTAGCGACATCGCCGCCGACGGCTCCTTGGTGGCCACCCTCGACCCCGTAGCGGCGGCCAATCTGCCGAAGGCGATCACCAATCCGCGTGTGGCTGGCAGCTTCGCGCTCTTCACCGGAAACCTTCCCACCGTGATCGTGGCCGACAAGCCCAGCGTGCTTGGTGTGGTGTGGGCCGCTGATGTGGTGGGCATGCTCCTGAGTCAACTCAAGAAGCAGGAGTTCCCGATCGCCGCAACGTGGTCGGTTGACGGCAAGCCTGTGGATGGTTGTGGCCACACCACCACTGCCTGCTCCATCGACGCATCCGGGCGCCTGATGCTCAATGCCGAGATCATCCCAACCGTCGCTGATGCGATCCAGGCAGGGACAGTCGGGCTGCTCCCGAAGACCACCTTGAATATCGTTGGCCAGAAGCCCGCAGTCGATGGCGATCCGGCACCCCCGGAAAGCTACATCCTGCCCCTCTTGGTTGGCTTCCAGGTGATCAACCCCACCACGTTCGGACCGCTCACACGGACTGACATCGTGTCAATCCTCCGCCTCCCCCCTGGTTTCAAGATCGGATAACCCATGGCCGTCACGCACAGCACCGCAGCCCGCAATGCCGCCGCAAACGCCGTTTTGGCCCTGCTAAACGTCGGCGGTGCCGGATCCCTGGTCTTCATGACCACTGGTTTGAGCGTGCTGGCGACGCTGGCGCTCTCCGCCACCGCAGCGCCGGGTGCTTCCAGCGGTTCCTCGACCTTCAACGCCATCACGAATGCCACGGCTACCGGAACCGGAACCGCGACGGTGTTCCAGTTGCAGAACAACGCGGCAGCCTTGGTCATCACCGGCTCCGTTGGAAATGGCTCCGGCGGTGACATCAACATGTCCTCGAACGTCATCACCTCGGGCGATACCGTGTCCGTGACCTCGCTCGTCTACAACGCGATGCCGTAATTACCGTGGGAACTCCCGCGGAGATTGCAGCCGGAACTTCTGCGCTCCTGTCCACCGCGGTCAGCGGGCGTGAGGCGGTCATCACGGTCATCCTCGCCGCGGCTGCCCTCGCCCGCGCGGACGCCAACGCGCCGTCGGATGTCGAGGTCGCCTGGGTCGCCTACAACATGCCCTCCCTCGACGCCGGCATCCTGGCCAACCAAGGTCCAGCCGCAGCCAACAGCGCCATGGTCGCAGCGATCCTGGCGCTGGCCGAGTTCGCCCGCGCCAACCCCGACCAAGCCGTTCCTCCCCCGCCGCCCGTCGTGCCCGATGACAGCGGCGACACCACCGATCAGGGTGACTGATGGCCATCTACGCCGCCGCAGCCAATGGGAACTTTTCCGCCGGTGCCACCTGGGCCGCTGTGGATGGCACGTCGTTCCTGGATTCTGAGGCTGCGTCCACGGTCCTGACGACATCACCGGTCGCGTCATCCACGTTCCAGCCCGGAGCCATCACGGTAGACGGGATCGCGGTGAAGTTCTTAAGCCGTGCAGCGAGCCCCAGTGGCACCATCACGGCCGAACTGTACAACTCCACCAGTAGCGTCAGTGTCGCCACGGTGACCATAAACGTCAGCGACATCACCGTTCCCGGACTCCGCTACGGCTGGGTCTTCTTTAAGTTCGCGTCGAGCCACACCCTGTTGGCCGCAACGAATTACGTCGTCAGACTTTCCGTATCCGTAGCCTCCCAGATCAGCGCCTACCGCAATGCCACGGGCAATAACTGGTCCAGATACCTACGCACCACCACCACTGGCGTCGCCCCCGTCGCAGGGGACACCCTCCTCGTGGCTGGAGAGTGCACGGCGGCGGCCACGATGACCACCAGGACCGTGACCTACGATATAACCGCGAACACCTCGTGGGGCAGCCCGTCCACCATCTCCGCCACCGCCATCGCGGTCTGCCACGGTGGCACGCTTCAGAACCAGACCACAGCCTCGACCGCCTACGTCATGACCTGTGCAGGCAACATCGAGGTCATGGGCAACGCCACGTGGAACTTCAACTCCTTCGCCTCGACCAGCGCCTTTGCGATCAACCTCGCATCGACCGGTACTGTGCAGGGCACTGGCACCCTCACCGCAACGAACTACGGTCTCATCCTGACGGGGCAGGCCGCGTTCAACATGGTCGGGAACACGGTCACCAACGTCAGCGCGCTCCTGGCGGCGGATCTCTCTGCCAGTGGAACTGCTGCCACCACGAACATTTCCACCGGGTGGGCGGTTGGTGACGTCCTCGCCATCAACGCCACCGACCAGACCTACTCTCACGGAGAGAAGGTCACGCTGACGTCCATCTCCGGAACCTCTCTGGGCTTCGCTGCGGTGACCAACGCGCACAGTGGCACCAGCCCGAACCAAGCCGAGGTCATCAAGCTCAACCGCTCGATTGTGATCAGCGGAAACGCGACCAATGGCGGGTATATTCAGACCAACGGGACAACCGCGCCGTTCACCTTCCAATACTGTGAGTTCACCGCGCTCGGCGGCAGCACGTCAATCAACATCTTTGCGATCACGAACAGCAGCACCGGCACGAAGACGATTCAGTACTGCTCATTCCACGACACGATCAACGTCGCCAACGCCAACGGCATTGTCACTAGCTCGGCTACAATCGACAACCTGACGATCGACTCGAACAACTTCTATAACTTCAAGTCGACTGCCTATCTCATCTCGGTGCTCACCACTTCGGCTGTCACTGGCATCACCATAACGAACAACATCAGCGCTGGCGGCAGCCTGACCACGGGGAACGGCATAAATGTCGGGGTGTGGATCGGGACATTGTCCGGTAACACGATGACAGTTGGCGCGATCGGCTTCAACGTGGCCATCGGCAGCACCAGCCTGACCATGAGCAACAACCTCGCTCACGCCTGCGGAAGCAGAGGATGGGCGTTCGTGGCCCCTATCCTCACAGCAGTCACTGGTGCCGCGCAAACCATAACTGCGGTTTCGCGCCGCTGCCTCATAGGGTTTACTGTGTTTTCTGCCGGGATTATCAGCGGAGTCACCTGGACTTTGACGGCTGTCGGATGCTCCGTCGCGGGCGGCACTCTAGGCAGCCTGACATCCTCCACTGGCGCCATCGTGAACTCCACGTTCTTGAACTGCGTGTTCGCTGGCGACAGTACGTTCGCGCAGCCCATCGGGTTCCAGTTCTACCCAGGGTTCCCCGTGATGAACTGTACCTTCATCGGCTGCACACTCGGGGTCGGCACCGCACACACTACCGCTGACGTGAGCATCTACGCCAGTGGCGGCAACTCAGACATCCAGGCCGTGTTCCTGGACTGCAACCTTGCCTCGACCGGCGTCGAGGTCGTCGGTCAGGCCTTCATGACCCCGGCGAGCTTCCTCGGGCATCAAGCCTGGAAGCAGACCGCCGCCAGCCACCGCACGCACTTCGCGGGCGGCACCGTGACCTACGATACCGCCATCTTCGGCGCCTCATCCCCGGCCGCGCGCCTGACCCCGCTCAGCGCGACCGTCGGCAGCTTCTCCGTCAACCTGCTCAGCCTGCGCTGCAACAGCGGCGCTGCGGTCACCTGCACGTTGTGGATCCGCACGTCCGTGGTCGGGGACGGCGCAGCCTACAACGGATCGGCGCCGACCATCGTTCAGAAGGCCAACATTGCTCTCGGCATCACCACCGACAGCGTCCTCGCCACATGGTCAGGCGTCGCGGGCACCGGACAGACCATCAGCTTCACCACAAGCTCACCCACAGACGACGGCGTCATCACCATCGCCGTCGTCTGTAACGGTACCGCTGGTTGGATCAACGTCGACGACCTGATCCCGTCGTAAGGAGACGCCGATGAGCGCTCTCGATACGGGCGGGTTCAAATACTGGGTTGGCGGCCTTCCGACGGTCGGAACCACCCGGCAGTCCCCCGGCGGATTCCGCTACTGGCTCAACGGCTCTCCGTCGGTCGTCAACGGCACGACCCTGGACGTTGTCCCGGCCGGTGTCATCACCGCGCAATCCGCGACGATGTCGGCTGTCATCGCCGTCAACGAACGCGGCTCCGGTACGCTTACCGCACAGTCCGCAACCGCCGCAGGTACGGGCAAGACGGTTGAAACGGTCACGGGAACCATTGCCGCCCAATCCGCGACGGTGGCTGGCATCGGCATCGTCAACGAGAAGACCACTGGCACGATTCAAGCCCAATCAGGGGCTGTGGCAGGCTCAGGAAGGCTCATTGAAACTGCAACTGGGGTGCTGACAGCCCAGAATGCTTCGATGGCTGCAACAGCCTCTGTGCACGAATCAGGTTCTGGATCCCTTACCGCCACCGCAGCCACTGTCGCAGGCGCAGGCAAGACGGTTGAAACGGTTACTGGCACCATCGTCGCCCAGGCAGCAACCGTTGTCGGCATTGTCCTGCGCGATGCTGGCATCACGGGAAGTCTCAACGGGCAGCACGCCACCACGGCGGGTACCGGGCACATCACGGAAAAGGTGACCGGTACCATCGTCAGTGGCTCCGCCACGATGGCAGGTTCTGGACAGGCCTCCCGTGCGGTGTCCGGTAATTTCCAGGCGCAGCCAGCAACCACAACCGGTTCAGGGCACGTCATCGAAACCGTGACCGGAACCATCGTCGCCCAAGCAGCGGCAGTTGCCGGAATCGGGCACGTCCAGGAACGCTCCTCTGGCACGCTGAGCGCGCAAGGCGCTTCGTGGACCAGTTCGATTCACGTGGTGCAAACAGGCGCAGGAACGCTCATCAGCGGCTCCGCCGCGATAGCAGGAACCGCAGCGGTTGTAGAAACCTGCACCGGAAACATCCTGTCCCGGCCAGCAACCATGGCAGGTTCAGCGACAGACGCGGTCGTGGTTGCCGGAACAATTCAGGCGCGGGCGGCGTCGATGGCAGGTGTCGGCGCGGTTGAAGAGACCGGGGCAGGAACGCTTTCCGCGCAACCCGCCGCTCTCGTAGTGGTCGCGGTCGTCATCGAAACGGTGACCGGAACCATCGTCAGCGGCAGCGCGACCATAAACGGCAGTGCTGGCGCTTCGATCATCGCCATCATCGGTGCGACTGAGGAAGTATTCTTGAATGACGCGGAGGTTTCCGTTGATCTCCTCGATTATATCCTTTAGGAGTACGTAATGGCATCCCTTCTCGGAAACCTGCGGTTGGAGTTGTTTTACAACAACACCATCGGTCAATTGGTACGGGTGCGCTCCGCGCAGTCGTCCTCCGGATACTTCGACATGTCGACTGCGACTGCGGTTCAGCTTGAAGCGAACCCGGTTGAAGGCGACCCGATCACGCCAATCCAATGCTACAACAGCCCACCTGCGGATTGGGCGAACGGCTTGGTGCTGATTCCCTTCACCCCCGTCCTCACCGGCGTTCTTGGTTCGTGGAACTTCACCCTGACTGCGGTCATGCCCTCCGGTCCGCTTACCGTGGCTTGGGGCGTGATCGAAGTGCAGGATCGGTCGATTCCGGGCGGGTATTGACCGACTTTCTGCGTGACGCGGAAACAGACGATTGACACGATGTCAGTTGGCATACGATCCCGGCAACACCAACGGTCCCCTGGACCAGGAGCCAACCATGTCTGACCCTATTCTCTGGATCGCCATCGGCATGATGCTTTGTGGCGTCGTCGTGGGTTACACCTTCGGCCGGGCGCAGGTTGACTTCAACCGCAGCGTCCAGGCACGTGAACGCTTGCGCTCGGAACGCCAGAACCAAAACTTCTCGCAGAACTGACCATGGACATCGAAGAACTCCGAAACCTGGATGCACGCCTTCGCGAGGCTGGTACCCTCCAAACTGCTATTTGTGAAAGCGCCATGAACCCTCCGACGGCAATCTCGATGCGCTGGGGCGCGCTCACTGTTGAGCAACAACGGCGCATCATTCGTCGTCGCGTCGTCGCGAGCATCATCTTTTCTCGACGCCCTGAGTGGGACTTTCCGTCGTTCCGCTGGTTTCACGTGAAAAATGCAGTTGTGGAGAGCGTTGCGTGATCAAGACCCCCTTTTGGCGTGCGATGAAGGTTCCCGGGCGTGTGCCGTCGGCTGAAGACCGGGTGCAGTTCTATCTCCAGCTTCCTGATTCATTCGACCGCCACCGGGGTGATTGGCCTGACCTGCGGGCGTTCGTCGACCACAAGGAAAACACCTGGGAAGTGCGTGGCTTGGATACCAAGGTGACCGGTGAAGGCACCGATCCGCCCGATCCCCATCGTGCACTTCACCTGCTGCGCCTGCAAATTGCCCAAGGCCTGGAAGCTCCCAAGCCGCCGACGGCCAAGGAAAAGTCGGAAGCCGTTCTCGAATCCATCCGCCGCAATGCCGAAAGGCGCCGCCTGGGGTTGAACCCAAGCTAAGCGGCAGTCTCGCTTGTGCTGTGGCGTCCGTTTGATGGACTGCGGGCACCTCAAGCCAACAGCGAGACATCCCATGATCACCTTCGGCTCCGGCCAAACCAACGGCGCTCCTCTGGCGCTGACCACGACCCCGACCACGCTGCACACCGCGCCGGCCGGTGCCGCCACCCCGCATCGCGTCACCGCGCGCATCCTCGGCGCCCCCGCGAACGTCGCCGTCCACCTCGGCGTCTACGCCTCCGACGGCGTCACGTTGCTGAGCAAGCTGGACATGGCCGCGCTCTCCAACGACTTCACCTTCGACCAGATCCCGCTCAACGGCGGCTTGGTCCTCAAAGTGTGGGCCGATCAAGCCGCCGGCTTCTTCCTCGGCACCGTCGATGATCAGGCCAACGTCGCCGGTGTCGCCAGCGTCCCGCTGATGTCCGGTCTGATCGCCGCCGTCGTCAGCGCTTCGCGCTACGGCATCAATGTCCAGGGCGGTGCCGGAACCGCCACCATCGCCAATGCGCAAGTCGCGATGCCGCGCGCCGGCACGCTGAGCAATCTGCGCGCCTTCGTCGACGCGACGGTTTCCAATGCCGCCACACTGACCATTTCGGTGTTCAAGAACGGCGTGGCGACCGCGCTGTCGGTTACCATCGCCGCCGCGCAGACCACCGTCACCCAGGTCTCCCTCGGCTCGATTCCGGTCGCGGCGGATGACCTGATCACCTTCGGCGTGGTCTGCGGAACCGGCGCCCCGGTCGCCAACGTGCACGCGTCCTGCCTCTTCCAGTAATTCTTCCTCGACGTGCGTCAAAGCCTGCCAGCAACCCTGGCAGGCTTTTTCGTGGCCAGTGGAACGGCGGTGCGTCCAATGGGCAGAACCTTTGGAGGTTCCATGAAACGCCTATCTTACCTCGTCGATCTTGTGGTCGGCGGTTTCGGCCTGACTACCCTGGTGCTTTTGGTGATCGTGCTGCATGGCTGCGGCACCTCCAGAACGTCCGATGTCCCCGCCGCAGCAGAAGCCACCCGGATCCGCGCTGAGGTTCCTCCGGCTACGGCAGAGGTTGCCGACCTCGACAAGCAGCGGCGCGCGGCCGAACTTGCAGCGGCAAAGGCGAAGGCCGACAACGACACGGCTGAATCCTACAAGCAAGCCGTGCTGTCCGAAGAACTGGGGCGTCTCGAAGGTCAGGCGCAGACGCGGCAAGCGCAGCAGCAGAAAGCGCTCGACGCGATGGCTGACGCAGCCGATCAACGCGCAGTGGCAGAGCGCAAAGAAATTGCGGACGAAAAGGAAGCCGCTGATGCCGCCGCCGACAAGCGCACGTGGAATTGGCTCGGGGGCATCGTAGTCGCTGCCGGCGTGTTCATCGGTATTGCTTTGTCGTGGCTGATCAGTCCGAAGCTGGGAGCACCCCTTGGCGTGGCCGCGGTTGCGACCGGTTTGGCAATGTCGGCCTACGGCCAGACCAGCCCTTGGCTCGGAATCGTTGGCGCAGTGCTCGTGGTCGGTGGAGCGATTGCGTGGTTGTGGGGTCACAGGGCCTTCACCGGCTTCATCGCTGACGCCAAAACGGCGGTCAAAGACGTCAATGCAGAGAAAGATCACCTCGTCTCGAAGCTGACCGACCTGCACGACGCCGTCGCTGGCATCGGAACGACTACCATCGACGACGCGCTCCGCGGGGCTGCGACTGCTCTTGGCAAGCCGGTTCCCGCTGGTGTCGTTTCCTTCATCAAGACGGTTGATCCTCAGAGCGTCGCGCCTGTTCCCGCGCCTCCGGTTCCGTTGCCCACGCCGGTGTCCAAGACCGCACCAGCCTGATCCTGTACACACCCCCGTAAAATTAACCCCCGGCCTAACCAGTCGGGGGTTAATTGTTTATTGATGCAACTCTGTTTTAGGGTGTTTTCCGTATAGCGCGGAAAGTCTTGATTGACACGATGTCAGTCCGCGTACAGTTCACCCATCGGACCAACGGTCCACCCTGCCAAAGGTCCCACGGACCAGGAGCCTGCAATGTCCACCACCGCCGAACTGGCCCCCCTCCAAACCTCCCTGGACCTGTCCAAGCAGGCAACCCCGGCGACGTTTCCGACCAAGGACGCGCGCAAGGCTTTCTTCAAAGCCAAGCTGATGCATGACGCCAAGTGGGCGCTCCGCGGTCTGGCGCAGATACTCGCGCGTCAGACCACCGCCGAACAGATCCAGAACGCCACCACGGACGAAAACGGCGTTGGCTTCACCGGTTCCGACGCCGAGATCCTGACGCGGTTCGCGCAGCAGGCGGCGGCCTGGAACCCGGCAACCTCGAAGTTCCCATCGCCCTTGAGCCCCAAGCAAATGGACATCGTGTTCCACAAGATGCCCAAGTACGCCGGGCAGTTGATCGCCATCGCGGAAGCCGCCGGCAAGTGTCCGGTCGTCAAGGTCCCGAAGGCCAAAGCCGCCACCACCGCTGTGCAGGCGGCTTGAGTCATGTCCCGTACGCGCAAACCCGACGCTGTCGACATCCTATTGGCCCCATTGCATGCCCAGATCGCCGCAACCCCGGCGAATCCCAATTGCAAACATTGCCAGGGCCATGGAACCACCATATCCTTGTGGGGCAGGGAGGTCGACTGCGCCTGCCGTCTTCCTGGTTTCCTCGGAGGTGACGTTCCACCCCTTCCGCCATGGCGGCGCAACAAGGAGTCCCAGACATGATCGCCGCCGCCAAAGTCGAAGCCATCAACGGAATGTGGCGAAACGATTTACGGCAAGCTGACCGACCCGCCGAAGTCTCTCTGCAACGATGAATGTGAACGCGCATTCGCTGCCTCTTTTTGAAAGGTCAAACCATGACTGTCGCCATCGAACGCCGCCGCGCCCTGCGCGCCATCGCAAACGTCGATTCCATCAACCCCTGCATCGCGGCGCTCTGGACGCTGTGCAACGGACCGGATTCGCGCTACCACCTGGAAAAGTCGCTCGACATCGTCGACCGCCTCATCGAACGGTTGAAAGCCGCCGGCATCCCGTGGAACGGGAATGCCAACAGCGTCACCCCGCAAGTGACACTCGTGCTGTTGCGCAGCCGGGCGCACAGCGCGCTGGCAAAGTGGCTACGCCAGCAATGCCAGGGTCCGATCGACCCGCGGCTGTGGGAGAACGTGCTGTTCGCACGCTTTTCGGAGTTCGCCTATATCGACGGTGTGCGGGCATACGCCGACCAGACCGTGGCAACATCCGACTTCCAGGTGCAGTCGCCAGATACCGCGCGGCTGGTGCGCCTCTCCTGGGAAGCCGTGGGCCTGCGCTTGGACTCCGACGTCAACTGGTTCGGGTACGATCCCCGTTCCGGCAAATACATCACCCCCAACGTTGTCGCACACTGCGACCACAACCGCGCCATCGAAACCGGTATGCCTGTTAGCTCGATGGCGATGGCCATCGACGAGGAATAAAAGTCATGAGCTTCAAACAATCCCGCAAGTTCAACTATCGCGAGCACGTCTACCTGCACCACTACTACGGAATCGTCAAAGCGAATACGACCAAGTTCCAGATCCGTATCGCGCCCAACGGCACGGATCTGCTGCTGACGGCTTTCCAATACGAGCAATGGGAGATGCCGGCCACTGCGCTGTTTCCGATTGTTGCCAAAAAGTTGGCTGACGAACACTCAACCGAAACTGGGGTGACCTGCAACATCATCGCCCCGAAGGAACTGCACGACGGTTTGGGTAAAGGTCCACGCTTCTCGAAGACCGAAACCGTCATCCTCTACACCAGCAACTGAGCTATGGAAGACTTCCTGATCACCGATGCGTTCACCGGCCGCGAACCGCCGACCTATTGGTGCGAGAAGCACCACATGCGCTGGGTCGGAGACCTCCGCTGCCCGGCCTGCATCCTGGCCGAGAACCGTCCGGACTGGACCGCTCAGCGTCCGCCCGATTACTACATGCCGCAGGTCGGGGACATCGTGCGCCTGACCGATGGCGGCATGGAAATGCTCGGAGGGGTCACCCGCGGACCCGAAGCACAAGCGGCGCTGTTTGGCGTTGCGATCACCTTTGTCGGGGAGGAGACCTTCCCCGGTAATTGGGACATCGACCTTGCCGCTCCGCTCGACCGGTACCTCATGGGCTCGGCCTTCGTCGTCCTTCTCAGAAGGCCTTAATTTCAGACTTTCCGCGTCATGCGGTAAATCGGATTGACACGATGTCAATCCCGGTATGTTGTCGCCAACGGTCCCCTGGACCGAGGAGTTAGCTATGCAACCCGACCTCAAACATCAACAAGAGGCCATCGATGCCACTCTGCAAGGCTTTGCAGAGTCCTCTGCGGGTCAGCTTCATATGGCCTGCGGAACGGGAAAAACCCGGGTTGGCTTGCGCGTCGCAGAACGCTTGAAAAGCGCCCGTACCGTATTGTTCTCCCCTTCCATCGCATTGGTGGCGCAGAGCATTCGGGAATGGCGCGCTCACGCTGCCGAACCCTTTGACATGTGCGCGGTCTGTTGTGATTCGACGGTGGGGGATGACGACATCGCCGTCACCGAATTGGTCGACGCAGGCGTCCACGTCACCACCAATTCACTGACACTCGCTGAATTGCTGAAGAAAAAATGTTCGCGGTTGGTCGTATTTGCCACTTACACCAGTTCAGAAGTTGTCGCAGAGGCATTGCGCATCCCCGGCGTCCCGCGCTTCAACTTCATGATTTGCGACGAAGCACATCGGTGTGCAGGCAGGGCCGATGGGCTGTTTACTACCGTCCACGCCGTGCCCAGCGTTCATCGCCTGTTCATGACGGCCACGCCCCGTGTATTTTCCCTGGACGGCGACGAGGAAAATGTGCTGTCGATGGATGATCCCCAACGATTCGGGCCTGTCTTCTATAGCCTCAATTTCTCAGAGGCTGTCCGTCGCGGGTTGTTGACTGACTATAAAATCGTCGTTGCACATGTTACCAGTCGTGAAGTCGAAGCGTTGCTCGAACGCAACCCTGGGATGACCTTTGGGGCGATTCAAGGTCAAGCGAAGGCATTTGCTACGCACATTGCAATCCACAAGACCATGAAGCAGCACCACGCGCGCAAGTGCATCTCCTTCCATAGCCGGGTTCGCACTGCCGCAGTGTTCGCCAACCTCCATGAACACGTGGCGCGTTTCATTGATGGCACGGATGTTCACGCCGACCACATCAACGGCACAATGAGCAGCCGTTCCCGCTGCGCGAAGTTGGAAAAGTTTGACAGTTACGTGGGCGATTATGCGGTCGTAACCAACGCCAAATGCCTTGGTGAGGGGGTCGATGTCCCTGTCATCGACGCTATCGCGTTTACCGAACCGATTCAATCCACCACGTCGATCGTTCAGGGAGTCGGCCGCGCTTCTCGACTTTCCCCTGGAAAGAAAACAGGGCTGGTCATCGTTCCCATCTTCATTGGCCCTGATGATGTTTCTACTGATGGCGCCGCTCCTTCTGACAGCTTTTCCGGAACCCCCTACGAAAATCTTGCGAACGTGTTGTTCGCATTGCGTGCCTGTGACGACTCATTGTCTCAGATCGTGTCCGCAATTCCTGTTAAGCGGGCGGCGAATGTGCGCCAAGACGAAAATGGGGAATTGGTGTTCCCTCGTCTTGTGGCAGCCGCCAACTTCGATCCGTTGACAATGCGCGAAACCTCTGAGGAGACCGACAATACGCTGGTGACGCGCGATGGACGCGTTTACGACCTTGAAGGTTTTGAGAGGGTCATAACGCTTCCAGACAAGGTCGAAGTTTTGTCTGACGATGCCGTACAATTCGTGTCCTCGATTGAACCGATGCTGGTTCAGTGGGGAGGTTCTAACCCTGGAGGTGCCGGATCCTTGACGCATGACGCTGCGGAAGTTCGCAAGTGGATGATCGCCAACGGCAATACGATGCCAAAAACAGGGGCGCTTGCGAAGAAGACCAGCAAGTTGCAAGCCACTTGGTGGTCTGTGCAGTTGAATCGGCGTCAGCGCGATCCCGATTGCAGGGGCGCATTCAGCATCCTCAACAAGACCCGCGGCTGGAAGTGGGAGAGCGGTCTTCCCGCGCGGATGGCAGCGCAGCGTACGTCCTGGAGAAATGTCGATACGTCGCAGTCTCTTGAAACGTTGGCCGCCACGCACGGATCGACGAAAGAAGCGGCGCAGATCGCAGTTGCGCACATTTCTGAACGCCGTTTCGCGCGTGCCTTGACAGATAAATTGAAGACCCGCTCCCCCATCAAGCCCAAGGTGTCCAACAGCAACGCGTTCCGCGATAGCTTCAAGCGCCTCACACCTAAACGCAAACCGCGCAGCACTGGCAAAGCCAAAGCCAAAGTCAAAGTCAAAGTCAAAGTCACAGGCAAGAAAGCGAAACGCTAATGCGCTATGTCGGTGGGAAGACCCGCATCGCCGGGTGGATCGTTGAAAACGTGCTTCGCGTCTCCGGGAATAAGTCCAAGTACTTAGAACCCTTCGTTGGCAGCGGCGCGGTGTTTACACGGCTGTCGCCGTTCTTTTCCAGCGCTACTGCCGGTGATGCGCACCCTGACTTGATTCTCATGTGGCAGGCAATTGCTGACGGCTGGGAACCACCCGAACACATCACACGCGAAGAATACGTCAAACTTCGCAAGTCGGCGCCTTCTGCACTGCGCGGGTTTGCGGGGTTTGGTGCCAGCTTCGGTGGAAAGTTTTTCGGAGGATATGTTGACACTGCGTGGGATGAGCATTGGCAGCGCTGGACCAAGCCATATCTCGCAGCGGCGCGCACCAGCGTATTGAAATCACGGATCCCTTTCAACGGTGCGACGATTGCTTGCTGCGACTACCGAGACCACACCCCCGACGCCGACACCGTGGTTTATTGCGACCCTCCGTACGCCGGGACTTTGGAATATCGTGGGGCGGGCGCCTTTGATCACGGAACATTCTGGCAAACGATGGAAGAGTGGAGCGCAACGGGTGCTACCGTCATCGTGTCTGAAATGCAAGCACCTCCCAATTGGACAGTGCTCGGACAACGGGAGCGCAAGGCCATGCTGCGCGTTGCGCGGGGGGAAGAAAACAGCGTACGTCAGGAGTTGCTGTACTGGATTCGCCGGCCGTACCGCATTCGGAAACCGTGACCGTCCTTCTCAGAAGGCCTTAATTTCAGACTTTCCGCGTCATGCAGGAAATAGGATTGACATCGTGTCAATCCGGGTACGCTGGCCGCCATACCCCAATGGTCCCACGGACCCGGAGTCAGCCATGAACCTCTTCAAGACCCATACCAACGC